TCAGAACGTCGGGGTTGAGCTACCCGTGATCGCCGCCGCCCCGGTGCCGGCAACAGCACCGGTTTCCTCGTACCGGTAGGTGACGGGCTTGCCGGCCTGTGTGGCGTGGTCGATCTCGGCGCGGGTGCTGTCGCCCATGTATTTGCCGGGGCACACCACGATGACCTCGTCGGACATGCCGATCGCCGCGAAGTGCCTCGCCTTGAGGTTGGCGATCTGCTCCGAGGTCGGGGCCGGCTCCCCTGGTAGGGGGAAGGCGGGGGACAGGACGACCACCCCGGTCAGGGCCAACTCCCGTTCGACGCGCCGGAACTGGTCGGCGAAGCGGATCGACCCGCACAGGGTGACGACCCGCGGCCGGGTGTTGGCGGCCCGAGGTGGGTGCCCGTCTCCGCGAGATCGCAGTGCAATATCGACGGCGGTCATGGCGGCGACCGCCTGCGCCCACTCCTCCTCGAAGTCCCGCCGGGAGTTGTCCTCCAAGGCGTTCTCGAAGCCGGACAGCGCCTCCCGCAGCTCGGCCAGCGACGAACTCGCCGACACTTCGGCATTCTGCCGGTCCAGGAGCTGGTTCAGGTACTTGACCAGGCGAACCAGGGCCTCTTCCATGTCGAGGGTCTTGAACACCCCACGCCAGTCGCGGTCGCGGTGCCGGCCGGGGTGGAGTTCGTGGACGAAGATCCCGCCGTCGCTGCTGATCGTGTCGAGTCCTTCGGTGGACCTCAGCTCAAACGTGCGGGTCTTGAGCTCGTTGGTCCACCGCTCGGGGAAGTCGACGGTGACGACGGCGATCGGGCCGCCCCACTCGGCGGTGCTGCGGGTGATGGTGAGGTCGTCACGGGTGATCACGGCTTCACCTCCTCCACCTGCGCGAGCAGGCGCATGGCCGTCTGGTGGTTGTGGTAGTGCGGGGCGCTGGTCAGGTGATTGACCACCTCGCTGAGAGTGGCGTCCGGGTCCTCGGGGGACACCTGGAACTGGCGGATGCAGGGCGGCTTGGTGGTGGACGGGCACCGCAGCACCGTGCCCTCGGGGATGTCGTTCACGGGGTCACCGTCGTGATGAAGCCCGTCGGGTCGGGCAACCGCTGGGCGGCGGCGTTGAGCCCGTCGGCCATGGCCTGGGCTTGTGCCCACCGGGCCGGGGCGTCCGTGGACGGGTCACCGTCCTCCACGTACAGGCTGTCCCACAGCCTGATGATGTCCCCGGCGTAGCAGGGGTTGGGCAACCGCAGGTTCATCCGCTCGTCCTCGGTTGAGTCGGGGCCACTCGGGAGGGCCGTGCCGCGCCGGATCGAGATGTTGACTTCGTCCTCGTCGGTGAGGTCGGTGAGGTCATCGAGGACAAAGCCGTCCGTGTCGGTGAGGATGGCCCGCCACGGGCCGCGCAGGTGCTCGTTGATGTCGGGTTCGGTGGTGGTTTGGGTGTCGGTCATGGCATCTCCTCAGTGGCAGGTGGGCGACGGGGAACGATGGACGCAGTCCCCTCCGGCTCGGGTGGCAGGAACTCGTCCAGCAGCGCGGCCTTCGCCTGGCTGCTGATCTGCCGGTCGGTGCCCAGCACCAGTGCGACAGACATGTGGCGCAGGCGGATGACGTACGCGCGGCGCGCGGCGAACAGGTCGCCGGCCAGGGTGGCGCGGCGGTACGGCTGCGTGGGGGCGAGCCGGGAAATGTAGTAGCCGACCCGTAGGTGGGCGGCCCGGAGGAGGAACCCGGCCGCGATGAAGGCGGGGATCGTCAGCAGGCCGAGTAGGTAGTTAGCCACGGTGGCACCACCGTTCCGGTGTGTTCCCGAGCGCCACCCGGGCGGCGTGCATGATCGCCGGGTGGGCGGTCGCCGGGTACTGCTCGGTCAGGGACTCGATCGCAGCGGCGATCTCCCGCTCGGTACGGGCAATGATCTGTGACTCGGCGAGCATGGCTTCGACCTGGGCGGGGTCGCGGCGGGCTGCCTGCGTGGGGTCGTAGCGTGGCATCAGCCAGCCTGATCGGTAAGGAACCGGTCGATCAGGTCCAGGTGCTTCCGGGTCAGCCCGACACCGGTCTTCGGCGACACGATCAGCGTCGGTGCGTGCTTGGCCAGTGCGGCACCGTCGTCGTGGGCACGCAGCTCCCAGTTGGCGTCGTCGTCGGTCCAGACCAGGGCCCGACCCTCGATTCCCACCACCCGCTCCGCGGCCGGGTACTTCCACCACCCGCGCCGCGTCGACAACGCGGCCAGGCCGGCGAGCCCTTGGGGGCACTCAGTGAAATCCGGGGCGGGGCGCACCGGGAAGTGCGGCAGGTCGAGCAGTCTCGACAGGTTGACCGCCTCGTCCTGCCAGGTGGTGTGCCACCAAATCTCGGCCCGGCCGCGGTCGTGGGCGTCGCGGAGGAAGTCGAGAACGGGGGTGGCGGCGAGGATCGGCCAGTCCTGGCCGCCGCTGCGGGCACGACCGGTGAACCACTGGTGCTTGGGCCACACAGGGGTGACGGGTTTGCGGCTGATGGCGTTGATGACCCCGTCGATGTCGAGTAGCCAGATCGGGGGTTTGGAGTCGGTCATGCTGCCTCCTTCGATGTCTCGTTGCGGTGGGCCAGTTCCGCGTCAACCCCTTCGAGGAGGGCGAGCGTGAGAAGCCCGGACTGCGCGGGTGGGGCCGACCCTTTCGGCCCCACCCGGTGGAACGTGCCGGCGGCGAGGTGCCCTGCAACCCGGTCCAGGCCGGCCAGCAGGTTGGCCCGGATCGTGTGCAGCGTCTCGGTGGACGCGGCCTCGAACCCGCCGCCGGTCACGCCGGGGCCAGATGCGCCCGGCGGGCCCGCAGCAACCACGCCTCCACCGGGGTCCGGTCCGGCTCGTCCGGGAGCACCGTGCGGGCCTTTTCGAACATGTGCTTGTACATGGCGATCAGGTGCTCGGCGTCGTTCAGCGCCCCGTCGGCGACCCGCTCACCGAACTTGTGCAGCTCCTCCGGGTTGTGGACCCGGATCGTCAGCTTGCCGGTGGTGTACAGCTCGTACCCCTGCTGGCACAGGCGGGCCAGGTGCCGGGCGTGCTTCGCCGTGCGTTTCCTGGTGTCGGCCGAGAACGAACCGTCGCCGCGGGCCGTGAGCCGCCCGAACTGGCCGATGGCGTACCCGAGGTACGCGTCCCGGACCCGGTGCGCGGACAGGAACGCCGACCGGATGCCGATCAGCTCGTCACCCAGTGGCGTTCGGGTCTCGTACTCGTCGAGCCACACCAGCTCCATCGCCGTCGGGTTGCCCCCCAACGCGAGCCGGCACCACTTCGCCGCCTCGTGGTACGTGGCGTCCGGCTTGTTGGTGACGTGGGTGTCCTTCGGCGGGGTCAGCCCGAGGACGGCTTCGGTGGGGGCGGCAAACAGGCCGAGCCGATCCACGTCCGAACCGGGGCCGGCCAGCCCGTAGGCGGTCGACCCGACCACGCCGGCCAGCAGTAGATTGGTGGGCACCATTTCAGAAGTCACCATCGGCTACCTGGAACACGGTCAGGCCGAGCGACCTCCACATCCGGACCACCCGGTCCCGGTCGTCGAACACCGCAGCGACCCGGTATCGGTCCCGGACGTGGGCGTTGAACAGCTCCAATTTCACGACCGCGTCGTCCCGGCCGTCGCCGGCCGCGCGCATGAACAGACCCTCGTACGCGTACGGGTAGTGCTCCGCCAACCACTTCTCGGTAGCCTCACGGCAGCCCTCAGACCGGCCAGACATGAAGACCACCCGGTGCCCCGCGTGGACCATGGCCAGCACGGCGGACCGTACCGGCATGTTCGGGGCGTCGCCGCCGACAAGGGTTTCGTCGTACGGCGACCGGCGGCCCTCGTGGAGGCACATGGTCCCGTCGAGGTCGACCAGCACGATCGATGGGGCGACGGCCGGCGCCACGTACTGTTCGGCGACCGGGGCGGTCGGCAGCTCCGGGATCGGTAGCCGCTTGCCCTTGGCCTGCTTGAGGTACCGGTCGAACGTCTTCTGGATGAATTCCTCGCCGACCTGGTCGTGCCCCTCCCGGAGTGCGTCCCGGCGCACGCACTCGTCAACCGGAACCTCCAAGAACTCGTCCCGGATGACCAACTCGGCGCCGACCTGGGCGGCGAGCTTCTGCCAACCCTTCACCGCACTGGCCGGCAGGTTGGTGTCGTCCGCGATGACGCTGACGCCGGAGCGGAGCAGCGCCCGGACCTGGGCTTGGTGCGCCACGGTGATCTGCTGCTCGGCCTCGTCGGTGTAGAGCGGCTTGCCGTGGAACAGTCGGCGGAGGCTGTCGCGGTTGACGCGGGCGACCGGTTGTCCGGCGGCCAGCATCTCGTCTCGTAGTGCTAGCGCGAAGGTGGTCTTTCCGGAGGCCATGAGCCCACGGGTGATGATCAGTTTGGCCATCAGGCCGCGTCCTCTCCGTAGGTGCGGCCGGTGGGGGTCCACCCGGCCTCAGGCTTGGCCCGCTTCCACAGCTCGGCGGTGATGTCCTTGCCGTCGAGCAGGTTGAACAGCGCCCACCGCAGTGCGTGCGGGGCGGCGAGGGCGGCGAAGTCCCGGCGAGGGAACTCGTCAGGGAGTTGGGCGAGGATCAGACCAAACACCCACTGTGCGGCGGCTTCGGCTTCGTCCACCCGCTTCGACAGGGTGTAGGCGACCGCCTTGCACCAGTCGTGGAACTCGTCGGGCAGCGGGGCGATCAGGTCGGCGAGCGGTTTGCCGTCCATGAGGTGCTGCCAGATGACGCGGGCGTTGAATCCGGTGACGATCCGATGCAGGGCTACGTAGTCAGCCTGCTTGATCTTCACCATGCCGCCGTCGACCAGCGACCGAACCACCACACCCTCAGCGTTCGGCCGGGGCGGCATCGCCAGCGCATCGGCGAACGTAGCCGCCGGGAAGTGCTCCACGATCGGCCCGTACCAGGTGCCGAACCACGACGGGTCGTACACCGCCCCATCGCCGATGCCGACCCCGCCGAGGAGGATCAGGTCGTCCAACCCGTCGTAGTCGAGCACGATCCGGTTGGCCGGGTAGACGATCTCGACCAGGGTGGTCGTGCCCGGCGTCGGCCGGAAGCTTGCGTACCGGTTGCGCAGCACCTCGGTTGCGTGCACCGCCTGCTCGCTCGTGAAGGAGCCACGAGTGGCGACCGCCCAACCACCGAACGGCAGCGGGTAGATGATTCCGAGGGAACCATCCGCCTTGTCCGTAACCAACACGGGGTCGTTCAGGCCAATCGTGGCGGCGCCGGCCTGACCGTGGTTGAAGAACTTTGGGTAGGGCCGGGCGACGACCTCGTGGGTGTCGCTGCGCGCGATCAGACCCCGGCAGGTCAGAGTGACCGGAGTCCAAGCCCCCGCGTACTGGCACATTTCGGTGTAGTTGTAGATCACCAACGGCTGCGTCGGGTGGTACTGGACACGCACGTACCCGTCGTCAATCGCCTGTTCCAGGTCGCGCAGGTCGAAGAGATGGTCCAGGTACAGCGGGGCGGTCAGCGTGGTCACCGGGCACCGTCCGATGCGAAGAACCCGAACCCGTCGCGTCGCAACCGGGCGTTGATCGCCGCCGACACGGTTGCGTCGTCCTTCGCCTTCTGGATCGGGTCGTAGGTGCTCACCTCGTAGTCGGCGGCGAACGGGTAGTGGTAACCCTTCGTGGTTCTGACCATCAGCACCTCAGTGCCGGGCGTCGCCCGCTTGGCGCCGATGACCCAGCCCATCAGCCACGACGGCGAATCGGTTTCGATCGACCTGCCGTAGGACTCGACGCTATCGACCACGAAATAACCGTGGCCGGTGCGGATCCCGTCGCCGCGCTCCAACTCGTCGGCTCGTTTGCTCATGGTCACTGCCCTTCCGGGGAACTGGTGACCGGCCGGCGGGCGGCGTCGACCTCGGCGGCCTTTGCCCGGATCACCGCGATCAGCTCGGCCCGGAACTCCGGTCCGCGCAGCGCGTCGAGGTCGACCGGACCGGTCCCCGTGATGGGGTAGGCCACGCACCGGGCCGGGCCGTCGCCGAGCAGGTCCAGGTATCCGGACCGCAACCCCCACGCGGAGATGGCGGCGTCGGCGAACCCGGGCAGGATCTTGATGTGCCAGCCCGGGGTCCAGGCCGGGGTCCGGACATGTTCGTTCCTGATGCGCGGGGTCCGGCTGTTCGGGTCCAGACCCCGGTACAACTCGGCCAGGATCGGCACGTCGGCCAACTCCCGCATGATGTCGAGCACCAACGCCTCCGCGACCGCCCGAGTGTTCTCGGCCGGGTCACGCTCCACGACCGGCGGGGCCACGTAGTCGTGCAGGCGGCGGGCCTTGAAGGTCTTGAGCGAGTTCGCCGGGATGACCTGCTGGTCGAGCAGGGCGGCATACACCTCCGGGGTGATCCGCGCCTTCGGGACCTGCCCGTTGCCGTCCACGATGATGGAGATCTCCGTGACCCGCCCAGGGTCGTCGCCCCAGCCCCGGTCCCAGAACACCGACACCCAGTCGTTGGTCTCGGCCAGCTCGCGGAGGGTGGTGATGGCCGCGTCGACCGTGGACAGGGTCGGAACCTCGGGCTCGGCGTCGGCAATCGGGGTCATCTCCCGGAAGCCAGGCGCCTGGTGGACCTGCTCGGCGTGCTTCCCACACACCCCCGTGCGGGTCTCACCGGGGTAGAACAGGCCCTCGGTCTCCATGCCGGTCCGGTAGTCGTCCACGACGACCCGATGGGTGGCCTTGGCCGGGCACATGTCCGCCTCGGACCGCCACGCCTCGGCGAGGAGGACGTAGCAGCCGGTGGTGTCCTTCCGGCCGCCGGTCATCAGGTAGACCTGCTGCACTGCGATGGCCAGGCGGTCGGCGGCTCGGACGGTGCCGGCGTTGTCCAGGGTGTTGATCACGGGCTACTCCTTCGGGTCGGTGAGTTGGGGGAGTGTGGTCTTGCGGCAGCCGGGGCACCGGTCGATGCCACCCGGGCCGGCGCACAACCAGCCGTCGGTACGCATCCGCTCCCGGACTTCGGCGACGGACACACCGGTCCACGCGGCGTCATCCGGGCATCCGAGGTCGGCGTTGGCCGGGCCGTTGCAGCGGACCTCCACCAAGCGGTGAACGCTCACCGGTTGCCGCCGGCCAGCAGTGGCGCCGCGCGGGGGTGGTCAATCGGGACGATGCGGAAGACGAGCGCGTTAGCGGTGATGATCTGCCGGTCCCGGCTGCCGACCTCGTTCATGGCGTTGGTGTACCGCCAGAACCGGCGCCCGCTGGCGGTGAAGATCATGGACGTGGTGACGCGGGTGACCGTCGTCGCGTGGGCCTCGTACTTCCCTCGCCCGAGGTAGGCAAGTTCGGCCACCGGCTCACCGAGGGCGAACCAGCGCTCGGCCTCGGTGAGCGCGACCTGGCGGGCGATGCTTCGGTTCACAGGTCAGCCCTCGTCTTCGTGCTTGGTCGGGTCGACCGGTACGGCCTGGCGCTCCCGTACGGCCTCGATCAACGTGAGGGAGTCGCGGTGCCAGTCGGCGAGTACGTCCAACTCTGGGACCGACAGGTCGGCCAGGTTGATCGGCGGGAACGCCTGGACGGTCATCGGGTGCCGTCGTTGGAGGCGGCGAGGTTGACCACGCGCACCGGGCCGTTGTGGCGCTCGATGAACTTGTCGAGGTCGCTGCGGAACACCTGTCCCCGGACCCCGTCCGGCACCCACTCCTGATCGGTGGGCCAGAAGGCGTCGAACTGTCGCCGGTTGTGGTCGTCGGCCGGGCGGCTCAGGTCGACGTGGACGATGACCTCCGTCGGGAAGGTGAAGTCCTCCCGCGAGGGGATTCCCGCCGTGGGCTTGGTCGTCTTCATCGCTACTCCCTGGCCGATCGATACCGCTTACATCTACTAAGTTACAGTACGGCAGGCATGATCGCTATCAGATCTATCAAGTTTGTGTGAGATTACTAGGCCGACTTGCACTTGGCGAGCGCGGCGATAGTCGCCAACGCGCGGAACAACGCCCGAATCTGCTCGGGAGTGAGCGCAGCCAAGTCCCCGCCGGTCAACCGCACGTCGAGACTCAGCCCCACCAGCACGCCCATGTGATTCCGGACGACGCGTTGGCGAGACACCACAGGCTCAGGCACGCGGGGCACCACCGGCCGAGACAACCGGAGGACGTGCGACCTACTCGGGTCGATGCCGATCGCGGCGAGCGTCCGGGCCACACCCACGTGGGTGCTCAACGGGGGCCACCGCCATCGGCTTCGCGTTCGGCAATGCGTTCCAATGCCTCGTTGTAGTGGCCGCGAGCCCTCGGTGGCGTGGCTTTCCGGGCGGGCTCATCTCGGCCCGCGTGTGGGCTGCACGCGGCGCCGTGGCTGGCCTTCCAGCCATGCCCGGTTGCCGTGACCAGCCACCAGGACTTGTTCTCCCCGATCAGTTCGCCGCCCACGTCGCAGCGGCGCACCGTGGGGATCAAGGGGTGGGGGCCACTGACAACGAACAGGCCGCTCGCTGGCGCGGGACCCTGGACCGGGTTGACCACGGCGCCGAGGTTGTCGAGGCTGATCTCGGGAGGTATGGGCTGCGTCATCGGATGCCCGCCTTGCTGGCCGCGCCCTCGCGGTTTGTCAGTCCGGCGATCCACGCCGGGGCTCCGCTGTTCGGGTCACCCTCGGTCTGCCGCTTTCGCAACCGGGCCGCGAGTTCGGTCAGCCGGGCCGCGAACCGTTCGAGGTGGTCCGCGTCCTCCACGTTGATCCCGCCGACTTGGATCACCCCGCCCAGGTCTACGACGATCACCGCCCGGTCGTTGGTGCCGACGAGTTGTGCGTGCCCCTGCGGGTCGGACAGGTAGACGCCGGGCGCCAACCCTCGGCTGTCGTCGGTGTGCATGTTGGCGGCGGCGAGCGCGGACAGGTCGTCATCCTCGGGCGCGGGCAGTGCGGTGAAGTTCATGGGTTACGCCGCCTTCCGGACGGTGGACTGCTGCTGGGCGATGAGCGCGTCGACCTGCGCGCAGGTGAGTCGCCTGATGACCAAGCGGTGCTGGCGGTAGACCTGCCAGCCGTAGTCGGTCAGCGAGTAGTCACGGGAGTAGCCGTCTCCGGAGAGGGCACCTTCGCTGAAGATTCCCTTCGCGACCAGCGACAGGACCGTCTGCCGTTCCTGGTGGTCGCCGTGGAAATGGGCGGTCGACGCCCAGGTCTTCCCACCGGATTCCGCCGCGCGCTCGATCTCCTCGGCCTGCTTCTCGGAAAGCCGTACACCCCTCGGGGTCGGCTGCTTCGCGTCTTTGGCCGGGATCGGCTTGGCGGCGGCCTCAGCCTCCGCAACCAGCTCAGCCGGCGCATCCCACGGGCTGCGGCGGTACTGGAACACCAACTCGCCGTACGTGTGCCGCTGCTCGGTCGACCAATCGGCGATCCGGGTGCGTCGCGCCTTGTGAGTCGGTACGAGGGTGAAGTTTCCGCCGCCGGTTGACTGGCACTCCTGGCCGAATCCGCGCCGGCAGGTCGGGCAGATGACGGCGTCCGATGCCATGTAGTAGAGGCGCGTCTGCCGGTAGTCGCCGTTGGCAGCTTCGATCGAGGTGTGGACAAGGTCGACGCTGGTGATCGTGGTGGTCATCGGCTTGCCCTCCTGCGGGTCGGCGCTACTTGCATCTACCAATCTACGCCGTCCGCCACGATGAAGCTAGTTTATCTATCAAGTTAGGCCAAGATCTTTCCGCAGGTCGCAGGCAACCCGCTGTACCGTGACGCGGGGGAGCCCCGGCCGCATATGGCGTGGCCGGGGCTCCCTTCGGTGTGGGTCAGACCCACTCGAACGTGCCTCGCTTCATGCGGCCCCCCTCCTTGGTTCGCGAGCCCTCCCTGCGCTGCCCCTCGGCAACACCTCGCCGTTGCATCTATCAAATTAAGTGATGCGTACGTCAAACACAAGGACATCTATCAAGTTTTGTCTGTCCTGGACACGACAAAACCCCGGACCCACATGGGGACCGGGGTTCAGCCACACCACAGCGGACAGCATTGGAGACCGAGCAGGGATTCGAACCCTGGTGTGCGGTGTTGCAGACCGCTCCCTAGCCGCTCGGGCACTCGATCAAGATGGTGAAGTGCCCCCGAGAGGATTCGAACCTCCGACCCCCGGCTCCGGAAGCCGGTGCTCTATCCACTGAGCTACGAGGGCAGGACCGGCGTCAACGGCGAAGGGCCCACCCGAGGCAAGCGGGCGAGCCCTTCCGTGTCCGCATGACCAGACAACCCATGGAGGTGGGCAACTACGTCGGATCGTAGCGGTACCGGTGTGCTGGTGCGCGTCCCTGGTGCCGACCCAGGTATGCCCGAAGGCGACGGAGTTACAGTCCGCTGGGCGTGCCGCCGCCCACGACGCGCAGAGGGTGACTGACGGGGTTTGAACCCGCGAACCTCCCGGACCACAACCGGGCGCTCTACCAACTGAGCTACAGCCACCATGATCACTTGCGTACCCGCGCCTGGGATCGAACCAGGGGCCTCCGCCGTGTGAAAGCGGCGCTCATCCCAACTGAGCTACACGGGCATCTCCGTCCGCCCCCGCCGCCAGTACGTCAGCGAGTTCGGGCACAACTGACAACCGCTCACCGGCGGCTCACCAGGCTTCGGGGCCCACGGCTTCCCCTCGCCGCAGCACATGCCGTCCTCGCGCGGCGCCGGGATGACCGGGGGAGCGGGCACCGCGGCCGGCGGGTCGACGGGCTGCGGGTTCCGGCCCCGTCGCCCCCACCAGTCACCGGTGTTCAGCTTGTGAGCGGGCGCCGGGTCGTAGTCGTCGGGCGACCAGCCGGGGCACATCGCGTCCAGGGCGGCGCGCAGCTCCCCTGCCGGTTCCACCCGCACGTCGAGCCGGTTGCCCTCGGTCCCGCTGTCCACGTACTCGCCGAGCTGCCACGTCGCGGCGGTTTGGGCGGCGGTCAGCGGGCCGGTGACCGCGAACTCCCGGCGCTCCCCGGTTCCCTGAGCGCCGGCCAGGTACAACAGGTGGACCACGGTTGACAGGCTCTCGACGCCGGGGACGGTGACGTACACGCGGGGCAGGGTCGGATCGGTCATCCCAGCAGTCTGCACCAGCACGCGGCTACAGCTCGTTGCGGCGCTCCAACTCGCGTATCGCGTGACGGTCACCACGGCTCGCCGCAGTTCGGTACCAGTTCAGCGCCGCAACGCTGTCGCCCAGTTCCTCGCACAGCACGGCGGCGTTCCACGCAGCTTCAGCGTCCCCAGCTTCGGCGGCTTGCGCGAACCACGGCAGCGCCTCCGGCTTGCGGTTCGCGTCGCCGTCGAGCAGCAGACCGAGGTTGTTCGCGGCGTCGGAGTCCCCAGCCTCAGCCGCCGCCCGGTACCACCGCTCAGCACCCTCACGGTCGCCTGCCCGGTCCAGAGAGAGCCCCAGGTTGAACTGTTCGACGGTGTCCCCGGCGACCGCACCGGCCTGGTGCCGCCGCCCGAGCAGGCGATGCACGGGGGATAACACGCGGGTCAGCAGGTCCGTCATGCCTACCACTGTCGCATACTGCCTGGCGGCAGGGCTTGAACAAGTGCGGGGACGCCACGGGGGCGCCGGCAGTTCGGCGCCGGCCCGGCGAGGGCTACTGCACGTCGGTATGGGAGCGTGCATGATGGGCCGGTGGTAGAGAACCCAACTCCCCGCCGCCGGGTGGCGACCGAGTTGAAACGGCTCCGGGAGACGATCGGCGTACTCGGCGACGATGTTGCCGCCGCCCTCGGTTGGTCGCAGTCGAAGGTGTCGCGCGTCGAGACCGCCCGGATCGGGATCAACCTCCGGGACCTCGCCACGCTGCTGCACTACTACGGCGCCCCGTTGGAGGTTCACGCCGAACTGATGGCCGCGACCGCCGACGCCGAGGGCGTCCCCGGGGCGTGGATCGTGCAGGCCAGCGGGCCACGTCATCCCCGAGCCGGGACCCAACCGATCGGATCCCGCGCCACCTCTGTCCGCCAGTACAGCCCGCTCACCATCCCCGGCCAGTTGCAGCCCGCCGCTGACCCCAGCTCGCCGAGCTACACGCTCCTGCTGGACGCACGCGTGTTCCTCTCGTGGCCAGGTGACGTGAGCCGCCGGCAGGTCCACGCCCTCCGGGACCGCGCACAGAAGCCCGGGATCGTCGTCAAGGTGATTCCCCTCGGGGTCGAGCAGGCAGTTACCGCGGCAACGCCGTTCACGATCTACGAGTTCCCTGCCGCCCCGACCGTTGTCCACGTAGCGACTCAAACGGCGGACCTCTACCTGTCGGCGGCTACCGACGTCCGTACCTATGGGGATGTCTTCGATCGACTCGTGGCCGACGCGCTTGACATCTCGGCTCCGGTGCAGGGATTCGAACCCCGATTAGGCGGTTAACAGCCGCCCGTCCTGCCGTTGAACGACACCGGAATGGTAGCGCCGACGGGATTCGAACCCGCGAACTCCGGGTTGAAAGCCCGGCGACTTTAGCCGCTTGTCTACGACGCCATGCGTGCCCCGAGTTGGGTTCGAACCAACGGCCTCCGTCGCGTCAGGACGGCGCTCTCCCGCTGAGCTACCGGGACATGACCTTGCGTTACTGCTACCGTCCCCATCGTGACCGACAGCGTGTCGACCAGCCGGGCCACCCTTGGAGACTTCCTGACCCGTGCCCGCGAGGCACGCGGCTTCACCCGGACGGACGTCGCCAGGCATATCGGCTGCACCCTGGGAAAGATCACGGGGATCGAACGGGGCGAGGTACGCACCTCAATCCCCGACCTGCGCGCCCTGCTGGAGATCTACCAGGTCACCGATCCGCAAACCGTGGCTGACCTGACGGAACTGGCTCGTGCTACCCGGCGACCGTCACCGCAGTTGGGGGTGCCGGTGCCGCCGAAACGTGGCACGAGCGAAGTTGGGGGCGGGACCCGGAGTTGAACCGGGGGCCCGCGGCTTATGAGGCCGCCGCGCTACCACTGCGCCATCCCGCAAGTGCCCCTGTCCGGATTCGAACCGGAAACCCGCCGATTAAAAGTCGGCTGCTCTGGCCGTTGAGCTACAAGGGCTTAGTGCGATCACGTTCTACCGATACCCGCGCCGGGCGGGCGTTGCCATGCCGTGCCAGTTCGGCGTCTAGATCCGTAACTCGGAGCGCCCGGCGATCGACGTAATCATGGAGTAGTTCAAGGAACGACTTGAAGTCGTGGTTCGGCTGGGCCTCCAACCACCCCACGTTCGTGTTGCACTTCCGACAAAGAAGTGCTCGGACGCACCGGCCGCACGATCGCTCGCCGGGGCAGCACCGATGATCGTGGTCGACTGCCATGCGAGTCTCGTCAAGACCCGTGAAGCACAGGGCACAGAGACCATCCTGGCTGTCCCAGAGTGCTTGCCAGTCTGCGGGCCGGAGTCGGTATAGGGTCCACATCCGGTTGACTACTCGCCGGTTCGCGTGCTTCTTCAGCCACTCGCTGACGTACGCGCTGTTGCACTTTCGGCAGTAGGTCTGCCGCTTATTCTTTGTGCTGATCGAGAAGTCGACTATAGGCAACGTCTGCTCGCAACGCGGGCAACGTTTCGGTGTGTCTACTATGGCTGCCGTCACCTTTTAATCATAGACCATTGGCTAAAGTCCGGAGCCCGGCCATCAGGCGCCGGCGGCATGGTCCCCCGGGCAGGACTCGAACCTGCCACGCCCGCCTTAGGAGTGCGGCGCTCTGTCCTCTGAGCTACCGGGGGGAGTGGTACGCCGGGTGGGAGTCGAACCCACGGCCTACGGATTAAGAGTCCGCAGCTCTGGCCTCTGAGCTACCGGCGCATAGAGGAAGGTGGAGGAGTCGAACCCCTGCCGTTGCCGACACCCCGGTTTTCAAGACCGGTCGCCCACCGCTGAGCGGCACCTTCCGAAGTCGGGTACGAGGGACTTGAACCCCCGGCCTCGCGGTCCCAAACCGCGCGCTCTTCCAAGCTGAGCTAGTACCCGGTCGGGTTGACAGGATTTGAACCTGCGCCCTCGTCGTCCCGAACGACGCGCGCTACCAAACTGCGCTACAACCCGTAAGTCGGGATAGCCGGATTTGAACCGACGACCTCTGCACCCCCAGTGCAGCGCCCTACCAAGCTGGGCCATATCCCGTTGCGTGCCCCTGAGACGAGTCGAACGTCCGACCTCCCGGTTCGTAGCCGGGCGCTCTATCCACTGAGCTACAGGGGCATGAGGTGGAATGCCAGCAGCGTCGTGTGCCATAATGCTGGCTCCCGGAGCCCTTGGGCTCCGGTCACGTGGGAACAGGGATCGCCCCTCCGCTTGTCATGTGCCCCGGAGGGGCTTTTCTGTGCCCCAAGCCGCGTACCGTCGGCGAGAGTCGAACTCGCTGCCTCCGCTGTATCAGAGCGGCGCCCTTACCACCTGGGCCACGACGGCAAAGCGGAAGCGGAGGGATTTGAACCCCCGGTGGTTTCCCACTCCGCGCTAGCAACGCGGTGCAATAGGCCGGACTCTGCCACGCTTCCATGCGCGCCTCGTACGGGATTTGAACCCGTGACCTCCGCCGTGACAGGGCGGCGTCCACTCCTGACTGGACCAACGAGACTTGACACCAGGGCGAGAGGCGCTGTCCTGCGCCGCCCGTACGGTGGGCCATGACCCCACGCGGCGACGTGTCGTGCGTGACCCTGGTGGACTGTACCGACGTTGCCATGGCGTCGGCCTTGGTCGTGGACCCGATCGGTTTCGAACCGACTGCCTCCGATTTGCAAGAGCGGCGCTCTACCAAATGAGCTACGAGCCCAAACTGTTGCTGCGTACCCGGGGCGGGACTCGAACCCGCACAACTCCGCAGTCTGAGTGCGGCGACTTTGCCAATTTGCCCACCCGGGCAGGTGGTGCTGCGTACCGACGCCCGGTCTCGAACCGGGTACCTCCTGGTTATGGACCAGGCGCTCTACCTGCTGAGCTACGTCGGCATGGAGCCGGTGACAGGAATCGAACCCGCGTCCTGCCGCTTACAAGGCGGCTGCTCGACCAACGTGAGCTACACCGACGTGCGTGCCCTCGGTGCGATTCGAACGCACCCTGGACGGCCCCTCAGACCGCTGCCTCTACCGCTGGGCTACGAGGGCATTGCGCTCCCGGACAAGGATTCGAACCTCAGTTCCCTGATCCAGAATCAGGTGTCCTGCCGCTAGACGATCCGGGAAGGGGCCGGCGGGGCTGCGGGATCCCGCCGGCCGGTATCAGCGCTGAGCGAGCGTCGCCCAGGTCGGGGACGCAGGCTGGACCCGCAGCATCATCCCCGCCTCGGCGGGGGTCCGGTCGCCCTTGCGCTGGTTGCAGTCGTAGCAGCTCGCCACGGTGTTCTTCCACGTGTTCCGGCCGCCCCGGGAGCGGGGGAGGATGTGGTCGACGGTGGTGGCCGCGGCCGGGCAGTACCCGCACCGGTGGCCGTCGCGGTTGAGGACACCGCGTTTCGACCAGGCGGGGCCGGCGGTGTACCGCCACTTGGTGACCACGTACCGGACCAGGCGGAGCACCTTCGGCATCGGGAAGACACCGATCAGCCGGTCCGGCTCGGCTTCGTGGATCTCGGCGACCTGGCGCAGCAGCATCCGGATCGCGTGTTTGACCGGGACCCGGTGTAGCGGGCCGAGGTCGGCGTTGAGGATCAGTACGGCGTCCACCAGGTCCCTCCTTTCGGTTCTGGTTGGTTGGACAGATTGACAGATGATCCGTCAATCAAGAGCGGCTGCGGGGAATCGAACCCCGGTATCCACCATGGCAAGGTGGCGCTCTGCCGTTGAGCTACAGCCGCAGAGCCTTCGACGGGCCTCGAACCCGTAACTCCCGTCGTACCAGGACGGGGCCCGACCGGTCGGGCGAAGGCGTGGTGTCCTGGGCGAGAGTCGAACTCGCACTGTGCGCGTTTTGAAGGCGCTGCCTCCTGCCGTTGGGCTACCAGGACCCAACTCGGGGAGTTAAGTAGAAGTTCCATGCTTTCGGTTGACCTTGGGGGGTCCGCCTAGCGTGCTTGGATCACGAAATCGGTTCATGATCCGGAAACATGAGGTCAACCTGAACGGCCACTCGGGTCAGGATCAGTAAGGACCATTGATCCACCCCACACGAGGCGCCTATGTTGGGCCACCTCAGCGGTTTGACCAGCTCAACCCGCCCGACCTGGGGGAAGGTCACCATGTCACGACAGATCATCACCGTCATCACCGACGACCTCGACGGCACCGAAGGCGCTGAGACCGTCCATTTCGCCTTCGAGGGCCGCGAGTACCGAATCGACCTCAGCGACCACAACCGCCGCCGACTGCTGGCCCGCCTGGAGCCGTACATCAACGCCGGGTTGCCCGTCCGCGGTGACCGCACCGCGCAGGCACCGGCGCAAGACCGGGCCAGGCGTGCACAGCTCCGAAAGATGCGGGACTGGTGGAACACCAACCACACCGCGTTGGGGCTGCCCGAGCCGAAGGGCTACGGGCGGATCCCGGCCAAGGTAGAGGAGGCGTACCGGGTGCACGGCAACCGGCAGGTGCCGGTGGTTGCTCGCCCGGTGGAACCGGTCGTGCCGCGGTTGCGTGTGGTGCCGCCGATCCCCGAGGCTACGTTCGCCGCCGGGTGAAGCTCCGGGTGCAGGAATCGAACCTGCGGGCCCCGCGTCCAAAGCGCGGTCACGGACGCCAACGCCGTACCCCGGAAAGAGAGCGGCCACGGGGAATCGAACCCCGGTTCGCTGGGTGGAAACCAGCAGCTCTACCACTGAGCTATGGCCGCGAACGGTGGCGCGGTTCCATCGTCGCTGAGGACTTGCCCCGCGCCACCGGTTGTCGGTCTACCCCTCGTCTCCGACTGCGCGGTCCATCTCGTCTCTCCGCGCTCCCGTCCCGCTGGCGGGATATCCACTTCTCGCAGGCCAGCGGGCTATGTAGGCCAGGCCGGGCTTGAACCGGCGTTCTCCGCCTTGAGAGAGCGGTGAGCTTTGCCAACAGCTCCACTAGCCCATGGAGCTGACAGGGGCCGGGTGCCTCGCCCGGGAGGTTCCCCCGTCAACGTGCCTACCCTCCGACTCGAACGGAGACCCTTCCGGATTTCACCCGGACGCTCGACCAATCGAGCTAGGTAGGCGTGAAGATCGGGTGTCGCTCTGCCCGCACTCGCGGGGCGGGGACCAACCGCCCGCCGGGTGGTCAGCCCGACGTATTAACGACACCCAGTGGACCTGCCCGGATTCGAACCGGGGACCTCTTCCCTGCCGAGGAAGCGCGCTACCAACTGCGCCACAAGCCCATTGCGACAACCCCGGCCGGCGGCGGGCGTGTGCTGCCGCCGGCCGGGTGTCGTTGTATATGCCATCCGCTGTGGAGTTGAGATCGAACATTCCCGCCGGCCGAAGTCGGGGGATGAGCAGGGGTGACAGGACTTGAACCTGCTGCCTGCGGTTTTGGAGACCGCCGCTCTACCTGTTGAGCTACACCCCTATGAAGTTGTTGCTGTGCAACAAAAAAGCCGCCCGGTCCCTTTCGGGTGGGCGGCTTCGCGGTTCGCATCGCGCTAGCCGCGCCACCTGCCCAGCTTGTAGTTATCGGCGGAGCTTTCGGTCCCAACGATGGGCGTGCACCACTCACCGAGCGACAACATGTGTCGCTGCGGTGCGAAGGCGGCTTGCCGCATCATGTCCGTGCTCCCTGCGTCGGTGTTGCTGTGAAAGGTAGTTCCTGGGCTGTCGCGTCGGCAACGTGTTTCCGGTGCTGCGGCCCGTGACGTCAACGGTACGGGTCGACCGCCGTCAACGCAATGACATCTACCAAGTTTCTTGGTGTGTTGGCAGATCAAACCGCGAGCAGTGTCACGTCCATGCCCCGGTACAGGCCAGGCTCGCAGGTCACCACGGCCGCGCGCATGGCCCGTGCCTCGTGGACGGCGTGCCGAACGGACAGCTCCCCGGCCCAGCCGCCGATCTCAATCGCGGCGTGCTGGGCGAGGGGGAGTGGTAGGACGCCGGGGGACAGGAGTAGGGCGTGCCACGCGTCCATGCTTGCCCCGAGTTTGGCTTGGGCGTCGGCGATGGCGGTGGTGGGAAGCAGGAGGTTGACGGTGCCGGCGTCGGCTTGGTCGAGCAGGGCCATCAGGCGGGGGTGGGCGCCGAAGAAGGCCACCATCGCGGACGCGTCCAAGACGCGAGGTGGGCGGTGCCTCACGCGGCGCGGCGCTCGCCGTACCGGGCGGCCAAGTCCAGATCGGCGGCGTCCTGCTCGCGCTCCCAGGCGGCGGCCTCAACCTCGCTGAGCGGGCCAGGGTGCGGAACACCGAGCACGGCGCAGAACCGCTCGGAGGCGGTCATGGGTCGCTGGTCGTCGGCCATGTCCGGATGCTACCCAACACGGGCATGATCATGTTTGTGTCGGCGTGGCGTGTCCGGGTCACGCCGCTTCTCGGTCAGCCGCCTCCCGCGCGTGCCGGCTCATCGCTTTTGTAGCCTGGTACAGCAGCGCCACCGCCTTGTCCTGCGCGTACGCGGCTTGCAGCAGCGCCCTTCGTTCCTCGACGTTGGCAATCCGGTCACTCGCTGCGATCTCCCGGATCGCGCGGTGGAGTGTGACGGCCGTGGTTAGTAGCGCTTCGGTGAGGTGTTGGGGGTCGCCGGGGTCTGTGCCTGCCGTGAGGGACTGGCTGAGGTTGAGTCCGGCGCGTTGGAATTTGTGGGCGAGGTCCGGGACTGGCGGCGAGACATGATCCACATGATGGATCTTGCCAGGCCGGATCAACCGAAAAACGCCAGCCGGCCCCGAACCGCCACGGCGACCTCCCTGGCCAACTCCCGGCCCGCACGGCACTCCTCGACGAATGTGCTCACTGGCGTTCCTCACTACCCGCTGCGGGCTGCCGGTCCAGCCACCACTGCGGCACCCTGAGCAGGCTCGGAGTCCACCACAGGCACCGGCCCGTAAGGCGGTAACCCGCGCTCGCGGACGTGTACCGCATTTCCACCCTCACCGCCCGCCGGGTCACCGACACTTCCCGCACCACACCCTCCCGGAGCTTCGGGTAGGCGCGACCATCGAACTCGTAGCAGAGCACAGGACCGTCGATGTGCGCTGCGGCTTCCGCCAGATTCACCGCCGCCTCCGCCCGTACTCGGTGCGCATCCGGCGGGCCCGGTCGAACGCCCCACACCGGCAGTGCCGGCGGCAGTACCACCGGTCGACGGGGCCGTCTGGTACCCACCACCGGTCCGGGCCGACGTTCCGCTTCGGCTGGGTGCTCGTGTACCGGCCGCGTTCACGGCGTTCCGCTTTTGGTGTGCGGCTCACCGCCGTCGCCGCCCGTACGCTCGGTGCATCCGGGACACCCTGGCCTGACGCCGGTACCAGTGCGCGCACCCGTCGCACCCACCCATCACATACCGGACTTGGTACCTCGGAGGGTTCTCGCCGGGCCGGTCGATCAACTCGGCGCGCGTCGCGTCCGGGCCGTGCGTCTCCAGTTCGGGCGACCCGTACGGCAGGGTGACCCGCTGCCAGCCGTCGACATCGTCGTGCCACACCTTGCAATCGCTGCACCACAGTGGCAGGCCCCCCTCGTTGCCGGCCGACGGCGCGCAGTCACCGTGCTTCCACCACCCGGCCAGCCTCGTGATCACCGGTGCTCCTCGGCGAACGCGGGCAACACCACGTCCTCGTACACGGCGGCCACCGCCATGGCCATTTCGTCGCGCTCGTCCTCCGGTGGCAGGGCCTCGTACGCGGCCAGGATCCGCTGGTGCGCGGTGGTGGGCTGGTGGCCGTCGAGCGTGGCGAGAACACCGGCCGCCGCTGCCCCGGCCCGGTCGAGATTACGCAGGATCTTTCGGACTATGCGCATGTCGTCCTCGTACTCGGGCGCGTCCGGGTCGACTGGCACCTTGAGTATGCCGGGTATGGGGTTCGCGTCGAGCCAGGTCAGGCGCACGTACTGACCGGACCGCTGGCCGGCGACAACCCAGCCGGCGGCGCGGAGTTGGGCTACGAGCTGCTGTGGGTCGAGTGCGGTGCTCACTTGTCCTCCGTGTTGGGCTCGTCGGGGAAGTAGCGGACCTCGTTTATGACGAACAGGTCGACGTACCCCACGTAGTCCGGCCCGTCGGGGTGGTCGACGTTGTCGACGATGGAGAAGACACCGACCTCGTTCCGGACCACCCGCGCATCGGGCACCCGGCCGGCGATGTCGCGCAGGGTGGGCAGGTGCGTTTCGATGTGCTCGACCAGTTCGGTCAGGCTGATGGACGGCATGGTCAGTCCTTTCGTGCTGGCGCGGCTTGCACATACCGCGTTCGGGTGTCGCCAGCGAGTTCGAGGTGTTGGTTGAGCCAGTACACGTCCGCCTGGGTTGCCCCGGGGATTGCGCGCAGTTCGGTTGACGGCTGCTTTGGCGGCGGTACCGACGGGGCCGGGAAAAGCTCGTCGGCGATGCCGATCGCGGCGAAGATGATTGCGCCGAACGACACGAGGCAGACCACGATCATCACGGTGAACGCCCAGAGTGGCACGGTCATGTCCTCCGGTCAGGCGAGTTCGGGCAGGTGCCGCCGGGGCAGTCCTCCGGAAGGTGCCCGGTGAAGGGAACACCGGCCAGGGCGGCCGAGGCGTCGAAGTGGCCGCCAGCGACGATCGCGAACGCCGCGTCGGACATCCAGAAGTGCCCACCGGCGTGGCCTTCGTCGGCGGTCCACCCCTTCGGGATGGGTTTGCGGCACGGCAGCCCGTCGGGGGATGCAACCGGGCAGGGAAGCGGGTTCTCGTTGGTGCTCGTCGGGGCCGGGTTCGTCACGCTGTCCACGTCCCGGATGTCGTCATGCCGACATCACCCCGCCCGTGTGGACCATGCCACCGGTGGCCGCCTGGTTGCACACTGCTCCGATGCGCATTCGTTCCCACATCCTTGCCGTGCCCGCCCTGGCCGTGGCCCTTGCCCTCACCGGTTGCGGGGGAGACGACACCACCCAGCCGAGCACCCCTCAGGTCACCGCCGTTGGACCGGCGGCCCCCGCCCCGACCACCGCGCCGGCGGCTGCCACGGTTGACGCGAAGACGGTGCTCGACAAGCTCACTGCGGCGAAGGTTGGGCTCACGGCCGGCACCGTTCAGGACGAGAACACCGACCCGAACGACCTCCTCGGCCGGCCCAACGGCTACCAGTCCCGGGCCGCGGCTGACCTGCCCGGTGGTGACCCGGAGGGTGACAAGTTCGGGATCGACCGCGGGTTGGTGATCGAGCAGTTCGCGGACACGGCGGGGGCGGACACCCGGTCGAAGTTCATTCAGGACACCCTCCAGAGCCTGCCGATCATGGGCACCGAGTACCACTACCGGGCCGGTGGCGGCACCGTACTGGTGCGGGTCACCGGCAAGGTCAAGCCGTCCGACGCCAAGAAGATCGAAACAGCGGTCGCCGGGCTGTGACCGGTGCGGGGCGGTGGTCACAGGGTCGCCGCCCCGCCCGCCGCCGGCCGCCGCTCGGGCCGCCGATACCCGGTCGCTCCCGGGTGACCCTGCCGGGAGCATCCGCGAGGGCAGCCGGGCATATCCTCCGGCCGGGCCAGGTAGGCGTCTCCGACGTAGCAGGCCGCATGAGCGCCGTGGTCGTGGGTCAGGTGCCCCCGGCAATCGGGTTCGCTCTCGTGGTCGCCGGCAAGGCCAGGGCCGGATCGGCATTCGCTGCTCCCGTCGCCGTGCACGACCAGGATGCCCCCGCATTTCGGGTACGTCAGGATCCGCTCCCGGCGGGGGTCGACGGCGATCCACCGCAGCTCGTACCGCTTCGCGTCACCCGAGCACGTTTCCCGGGTGTGGAACCGGGCCTCGGGACCGCCGGGCAAATCGAGGTTGTCGCCGGGGTAGTCGACGGCCCGTTGCCGGGAGCTGATCGGCTCCCCGCACGACCAGCAGCAGCCGGGTAGGCGGGTGGCGAACACCTCCACCTCGGCGAGCCGGGCGGTGACCTCCCGGTCCTCCAATTCGGCCCGGCACGGCATCGGTTCCCCGCAGCACGAACAGGATGGCCACCGGCCGCTTGATGGGTATACCTCCCAACCGATCCGCTGCCATTTCTGGGCGGGAACGTCCATGTGGGCGGCCGGGACCGGCGCGGGCTGGGCGGGAGCCCAATCGGGTCGCGCACCGGCAATGTGCTGGACGTCAACCCGGTACGGGCGGCCCTTCCACGCGGGAAGGTCTGGCATTCCGGCGTCCAACCAGATCTCCCGGTCGGCAGCAGACAGGGGCAGGTCGGTGACCTTCTCAACCTGCCACACGGCGTGGTCATGGGCGATGAGTCGACCAGGTTCGGGCGGGCTCCACCGGGACTGGGTGCGAATCGGGTACCAACGAGGGACGGTCACGGAAGCGCCCCGCTCGGGACCTGCTTACCGGTCTGCTTGCAGTCCCGGCACGGCCACGACAGATCGACACCAACGAGCGGGTCGAAGTCGTCCACCACGCCCGTGCCGTTGCAGGTTTCGCACGGCTTGTCGGCGCAGTCCGGGTGCCACACGTCCAGGGCGTCTTCGATTGGGTTCTGCCACACGTACACCGCGTCGCCGCAGCCCTCACACCACCCGGTCTGGCAGTCCTCGCACACCAGAGCGCGGCCGTCGACATCGGTCTCCCAGCCGTCGATTTCGTAGTCGCCGAGCTTGGTCAGGGCCTCCGCCGGCCAGGTGGTGGGTTCGCGGTAGTCAGGGTCCCGGTGGACCTGGTGGCAGTGGGAGCAGTGCAGGTGGTAACGGGTGGCGGGCCGGGCGTCGAGACCGGCCGGCACCGTGGCGTTCAGCGCGTCAACCGGCAGGACCCGGCCGTGGATGAGGGCGCCCAGCACCTCCTCGACGAAGATGCGGGCCAGCCCCGCCCCGGTGGCGGTGATGCACTTCGCCGGGTCGGTGTTGCCTTCCTGGCAGCCGCAGGCGTCGGCGTGAAACGGTGGCAGGGCCTCGGTTTCGAGTTGTTCCCCGTACGCCTCGATCAGGGCGGTGGTGGGCTCGTCGAACCCGAACCGGTCCCGAAGCGGCAGGTAGCTCACGGTGTGCCTCCCGGCTGGTTGCGGAGGGCGGCCCTGCGCATCACGAATTCGGTGAGCGGCCCGATCGGGGTGTGGTCCACCTCGGGCATCGGGGTGATGTCCCGGAACTCGCCGTACTGGGCGACCATCTGGGACAGCCATGCCCGCCAGTCAGCCTCGCTGGTGAGCTGCGGCATCACGATGGCCCGAAGGTCGGGGTGCTGCTCGTAGATCGCCGGCTGGCACTCGCTGCCGAACCGGGGGAGCTGGTGAGTCATTGGGGTGTCGCCGGTCATCCAGGCGCACAGGTTGTAGATGCCGTCCATGCCGTTCGGACTGCACATGATGCCGGTGGCGACGCTGAGGATGTCGCCGAGGTGGAAGGGCCTGCTCTCGGTCATGGTGTTGCCTCGCCGGCCAGCAGCACCAGCCGCGCCTTGGCGTACTTCTGCCGGAACCACGCCGCCTGCTCCGGGTCAAGCAGGGCCAGGCGTTCCGGGTCGCTGTTGTGCCTGTTGTCGGCGAGCTTGATCAGCCGACCGAGCGGGTTCGCGGCGGCCCGGCGGATCAGGTCCATGTACGGCTCGTCCGGGCGTCGGGTCACCGAGTCGACGGCGGCCACGACTTCCTCCGGGTAGCCGGCGACGCGAAGGTCATCGAGGGTGATGTTCGTGTCCTCGACAACGTCGTGAAGCAGTCCGGCCATGACGGCGTTGTCGCCGTGGACGTACAGCTCCTTGGCGACGGCGCGCGGGTGGTCGATGTACGGGTTACCGGCCTTGTCGACCTGGCCCCGGTGGGCGGCCTCAGCAAGCCGGTCAGCGTCAGCAACGGTGGGGATGGGTCGATCATTCATGGGGTTCACCTTTGATTCTGAGAGCCCGCGCGATCGTCTCGTTTGCCCACGGCTGCGGCAGGTGCTCTGTCCAGTCGGGGCCGGCGACGACGGCGCGGAGGGCGTCGTACATGCACTGATTGGCTTCGACCCAGTCGTCCGGGTCGTCACTGTTGGCCCAACCGTCGAGCCTCGCGAGGATCTGGACGCGCAGGGCGGTGGTGCCGGCCGCGGCGCGGCTGCGACCGGTAGGCAGGGTGTGCGCCCATTCCAGTCGGTCGCCGGTGACGGCCAGGAAGTAGCTGCCGGGGTGCAGTTCTTGCAGTTTGGCGATGCGCGGGCCGAGCCCGTCGAGAGAAACGGTCTGGTCGTCGCGTGTGTAGTCGAGCCCTCCGCTGACCGGCCGCCAGACGATCATGTACGTCACGGTGTCGCCTCCGGCTCCCAGGCCGTCACGAACACGGCGCCGTCCGGCCACCGGTACACATCACGGCGAACGAGCTGCGCGGTCACCGGGTAGGTGCAGGCGGCCAAGAACCGAACGCGGTCGTTCTCTGCTTCGTTGCGACCGTTGTACGGCAGCGACACGCCCTCACCGTCAGCGGCGGACGACTTCCGTACTGACCACTGCTCGGTGTGCTTGGCGTCGGCGAGCAGTGGAACACCAGCACTCCCCACCGGGGCGGTAAGCGCCAGGATGGCGTGGACCTGGGCGAGCGCGATGTTCCCGCTTGTCGGACCCTCGTAGAGGGCGTTGACCGCGATAAGCCGATCGGCCTCGCGGTGGTGCTCCGTCCCGTTCACGACACCGACCGCCGCTCGTATTCGAGGCCCCACCGGTCCGCGTCGGGCCGTGGATCGTCGCCCGTCAGCACTTCCTTGATGTTGTGGGAGGCGTTGTTGCAGGACTCGCCGATGTACTCCTCGATGGCGGCGAGGGCAGCGAAGCGCTCCCGCAGGTCCGCCAACTCGTCCTGCAACGCGTTCACGTTGGGGTGGGCGGCGGCAATGGGCGCCGACAGCCCGCCCGCGGCGTCGAACGCTGCAAGCACCTGCCGTGCGTCCGCGCGGAACAGTTCCCGGTCGCCCTCACCTCTGCGGGAGTAGCCCCGCCCGTGCCAGTCGTCGTCGGCGTGCCGGTCCTGATCCTCAACCGGCCGGTGCGACATACTCGCCGTCGCGATGCGGTGGTGCAGGGCTCGGGCTACCGCCTCCACCCACGCTTTCGGGTAGTCGCGGTCAGCCATGGTCGGGCTCCTCTGGAACCGGCTGCCACGTCTGGCCGCCAAGGCGAACGGCGAGCATCCGCACGACTGGGCCGGATCCGTGGAGATCGCGCTTCCAATCGCGTGCGTGCTCCTGGTCGTCGCACTCGAAGATCTCGCCCGGCTTGGCCGGGTCCCACACGACGCCGTAGTGCCAGTCGGCGGTGAACAGGGGCAGCATGGCGTCCGCTACGGCGTCGCATACGGCGCGGGTAGCTGGGCTGCGGTACCCGTCGAGAGAGATCCCGTGCCGGCGGGTGGCCTCGGTCTCGGCCAGCAGGTCCCGCAGGGCTGCGGTTGCGGTCTCGATGTCGTCGGTTGTCATGCCGGCCGCCGGGTGGTGATCGGGCCGAAGTGCTGGACCAGTTCCCGCCACGCCGATGGGTAGCCGAAGTCATCGTTGAGCGGAAGGCCGTGCCACGACCTCGGAATCCAGCCCGCCGTGACCCGCTTCCACTGGTCGCCGTCGCAGTCCCAGACCTCGGTGACCTCGGGGCCGGGCTCGGCTTCGAGGCGCCCGGGGCCGGGGCCTCGGGTGACGTGGTAGGTGACTACCTCGGGGGTCGGTTCGTCCGTAGGTTTGTCGTACGGCGGACACCACGGGTGGTGCAGTTTGCCGCACTTCGGGCACTCGCCGGACGCCTCGGGTCCCGGGCCGGTGACCGCGGGCAGAGTGATGGACGCAGTGCCGACGCTGCGGCCGAGCGTGGGTAACGCCGGCTTGGCGTCCGTGTCCGCTATCTCACCGGTCGGGTTGTCTGCATCTGGAAAGTGCTCGGTGATCGCATCAGCCAGGTAGGACCACGACAGCGGTCCGGGCGGCAACGACACGGTCCAGCCGCACGAGTGTTCCATGACGATCCGGGTGTGAGCCGGGCCCGCCATGGCACCCATGCGTTCCCGGTACTCGGCTTCGGGGCCCATGAAGTTCTGCCACGCCTCGACCACCACCTGCGAGGGGTCGGCGTCGGGGTTCGGGCACGCGGAGTTGATGCTTGGGGAACGCCAGACCGCCGGGCGGGGCTCGGCGTCAATCCGGATGGGCTCGATTTGGTTCATCACGCCCCGCCCCCTTTCAGCAGCGCCCGGACCTCGGACTCACGGAACCGGCGGTGCCCACCCGGCGTGCGGATCGACCCGATCCGGCCGGCAGCAGCCCACCGGGTCACGGTCTTCGGGTCAACCCTCATCAGCGCGGCGACCTCGCCGGGGGTCATCAGCCGGTCACCCGGCAGCAGCGGACTACTCACCGGTGCCACCGTTCGCCAGCGCCCGGGTCACAGCCAGCGCGGTCTTCTCGACCGCCTCCATGCCGGACCAGCCGTGCTCGTCGTAGTTGGCGGACGCCACCAGCGCGCCGTCCACCCAGACCTCGATGGCCTCGTCATTCGGGCGTTCGATGGTGACACGGTCAACCCTGGTCGACGGCTCATCGGCCTGGTAGTGCTCGCGAACCGTCATCAGCAGTTGCTCCGCGACCCTGACCGCGTTGTCGGCCGTGAGGTGCATCGGCGCCTCGTGGGTCGGCCCGTTCGGGTCGTTGAGGTCGGTCGGCGCGGTCGCGCGCAGCCAGACGTGCGGGCCGATCGCGGCGGACGGCTCGGACACGGACACGTGGCCGCCGTACTCGGACGGAATGTTGGGCAGGTAGGAGAACCCGCGCTCGCTGACGACCTTTTGGAGGTGCCAGCGTTCGTTGGTGTCGGTCATGCCGGTTGGCCTCCAAGTAGCTCGGCGGCAGGGATATCTACCAAGCTACGGCATGACCAGGCTCGCGGCAATCACATCTACCGAGTTTCGCTAGCCGCCTCTCGGGCCAGGGCCCGCTTCAGCCGCCGGCGCACCTGGCGGGGCGAGTGGGATCGCACCGGGCAGTCCGGTCCCGGCGGCTTCCGGCAGATCGGGCACCACGGCGGCGACGCACGACCCGGCATCCGAGCCACGTCAACCACCCCCGAACGTACGGCGGCCCCGGTAACCGCCGGGGATTCTCCCCCCAGCGCCGGGGCCGCAATGTCGCATAGCCGCGCTTCCACTTCGGTCACACCCGCACGGACGATGCGACCTGCCGATCGGACGGCCCAACCGCGCTGAGTTTTCCCTAGTAGCCCGCCCGGCGTTGGCCCTGCGGGGATTGTCCGCAGGCAAGGCGCCGGGCAGTACGTTCGGTACGCCAGGGTTAAGGGCTGGGAACTACCCCTGGTTCGTGTGCTTCCCGTGACCCGATCTGCCGTTGAGTGTACCGGGGGTCACCGACCGTTTCGAGGCGCCGGGGCCAGTCAGCCCACTCCAGCCCGGGTTGTCCCGTACGGTGACCCGATGAGCGACAGCGAAGGGCTCACCCGGAAATTCGGCCCGATCACCGTCACCGCCAGCCCCGCCACCGGCCTCGCCAGCCTGTCATTTCTCACCGAAGGTGGGGAACGCGTCGCCGTGCTCTCGGTAGACGAACTAACGAAGATCGAATCCACCCTGATCGAACGCATCGCCGCACACCTCGAATTCGGAGAACCCATCGACCTCGCCGGGGCGTTCACCGAGGCGATGGGCCGGAACCCGTTCGAGGCGTAACCCGTCCGCGGCGCGCTTCCAGCGGGGGACCGGATGGCAATTTGCCATGGGTTTGCTATCCGCTTGCTACCGGGTTGCCATGGCTTGATGGCAAAAGGCCATCGCCGGGGGTCGGATCACCGACAGCCCGCAACCCGATCAGGCAGTGCAAACGATCAACGACGCCCATCACACTTCGCCACGTGACCATGCCTCAACCACACGCTCACGGCCCGCAGCAGCAGACCAGCCGAACCGCCCTGATCGTCTTCGGCGTGGCCGGCGTCCTGATCCTCTGCGGAGGCGCCGTCGGGATCGTCGCCGCTCTCGGGGAAGATCCCGTTGACCCAGCGGCCCAACCGCTGGCGACGTCGACACCCGCAAGCCGGCCGCCGGCCGCGCCCGCGGCGACCGCGGCGGCACCCCAGGTGGTTCCGACGGTCGAGCCGGTGACCAGCCCCACAGTGGCGGCACCGAGTAGCGCCGCGCCGGCCAAGACCGCCGCCCCGAAAACCCTGACGGTGCCGACCCTGGTGGGGAAAAACGCGGCCGTCGCCGACGACGAGCTGCGGAAGCTCGGGTTTACGAACATCAGCTTCGGGTCGCAGGACAAGAACGACACCGTCGTGATCCTGCTGACGAACTGGACGGTCACGAAGCAGTCAACGAAGGCGGGCGCGAAGGTGGCGGCGGACACGCTCATCGTCCTGACCTGCACGAAGGAGTAACGGCGCGTCGCAGTTCGGTTGCCCAGGTGACTTTAGGGTCGCCAGTGCAGGACGCCTACGGGCTCCCGCACCCGCCTTAGGCCCCGCCCCGTGCGGGGCCTTCGTGCATCACCGGGCGAACGCCTCCTCCAACCGGGCATCCCGGTCGTGGGCGAGCAGGTCGAACACGGACAGGCCGTGCCCGAACACGAACCCATCCCAGTCGTCCGGGGTCAACTCCAGACGGCCTGGGTTGCCCCGCAAACCGGCCATGCCCAGCTCCCACCGCCGGGCGGTCGGGATCTCGGACCACAGCTCCTCGACGTGCTGATCCCGGTAGTCCTCCTGCCCCGCGGCCGTCATGTCCGCCCACTCGTTGGCCCCGTCCCCGTACGCCCAGTCCGGTCGCCAGTCCGGTTTGATGACCGGCTCCCACCTGGCGGCCTTCCGGTTCGGGAACTGATCCTCCACCGAATACGACGTAACCACCGGCTCGTCATCGCGCGCCCGTAGCAGCTCGATCACCTGCGTCCAGCCCTGGTCCGACCACCGGCGAGGCCCGTCCGGTCCGTCGTTGAACCAGAACCCGTCCCGGAAGACCGACCGGTTGAGCCCGTCCTGCATGATGTCGGCCAGCCACGCCCGGTTCGGCCCGTCGACCCAGGCGTGAATCTCGCACTGGTAGTACAGGCGGGCGGCCAACCGGATTGGGTCGTTCCCGAGGGCAAGGGCGGTGTTGAACAGCAGTGGCTTCGACGCGATCGGGTGTCCACGCCAGTGGAACGGGTCGTCGCCGACGACGAGCGACGTCTCGACGCCCCGTCGCCACCCCTGGTACTGGTGGGCGGGCGGGACCTGGCCCACGGCGGGTGACAGGAGTTTGGCGATCCGCTTCACCGCGATGGGGCTGCCGAGCCCAAGCATGGCGATGACCATGTCGGTGCACAGTGCACCGAAGTGGGCGTGTTCGCTGCCATTCAATGCGGCTTCACCGAAGGGGGAGTGGAAGTGAAGCTTGCTCATGCTGCGCGGCCTTCCTCGCTGGTGGTTGCCCGCTCGACCAGGATGGTGCGGATCTCCATCAGCAACCGGCCGAGGTAATTCTCCCCGGTCGCCTGACGGCCAGCTTCCAGCCCTTGTGAGCGTCACGCTTGCCGTTCAGCAACTCACTGAGTTTTCCCTTGTCCAGATGGTGCGCGGCGGCGAAGGCGACAACGCCCACGCCTTCGACCTCTTCACCCTCGGGGTTTAGCAGAACGAAGTGCTTCCGTGGACGAGGGATGGCGCGAACGGTGCCACGCCGGCCAGCAAGCAACTGCACCGCCTTGGCTGCCTCCTCCGAGGTGCAGTGCCCCAGGTCTACTGCGGCCCTGACGGCGTGAGGTGTGTTCGCGCAGGCCGTTGCGTGCGTTTGTGCCGCCGCCCGCATCGCCCGCGAGAACGAGCTACGGCACCCAGGACACACCAAAGACTCGTCCGTGTCGAACAGGGTCGCTGGTAATGGATCGGCAACCAGCCGCCATCCCTGATGCGACGGGCGCACTCCCCAAGCCACTGCCCGAAGGTTGCTGTAACTCAGTCCCACCTCCTTGCAGAACTTCCCCGGGTTGCTGATCACGATCGACTCCCCGGACGGGTTGATCAAAGTCCAGGGCCGTCGCCGCTCCGCGAAAGTCGCCGCTGCGGCAATGTACGCCCGTTCGGGGAGTCTGCGTCCCTGCCACAGCTCGCTCAACGCCTGACGGCGTTCGGGCGTCATCGCCGATCGGAGTGCATCGCGTGCCTGCTGGCTGACCGCACCGATTCCGTTGCCAGCGCGGAGGTTATACCCGTGAGGCGCGAACGTGTTCTGGCACACGGCCCAAGCCTTCTCCGCAGCGTCCAGGGCCTCCTGGCTATCGCACTGGGCCAGCTCCCTCATGACGAACGACTCGACCCCGTACTTGCGAAGGGCTGCCGTAATCGGCTGAGTCCGTCGGCGGTTGCTCATAGCGTGGACATGACCCCGCCATCGCCGCTCAAGCGTAAACGTGGTCTGACCGACGTATTCCTTGCCCGTCAGCTTGTTGATGATGACGTAAATCCGGCCGTACGGCTCAGCCGTCATCCCTGCTCCCGCAGTTCGGCACGTAGAGCCATGAGCAACTTGCCTAGGCAGTTCTGCCCCGGCCGGACGCACGCTGGCCGCCCGCAGTGGCAGAACCCTCCCCAGGTCAGGTCATGCCACATCGTGCCCTCAATCAGGGTTGCGTCTCCGGTCGCAACCAGGGCGGCGGCCTTGTCCGGGTGCGCCCGGAACTTCGCCGCCAACACCTCGGCCATCACCTCGTACCTGACCTTCTCGTCCCACCGCGGCCGGAGCTGCACCGACCGGCCGCGGCGCTTCGCCTCGGCCGGGGTCCGAGCTTCGGCGATCCACAGCCGGACGCCCATGTCCAGGGACTTGCCGGCGTTGAAGCTGTGTTCGGTGGTCGGGTAGTCGATTTGCTCCCACCGGTGGGGTGCGTGGTCGAAGTTCGACAGGAACCCGTGCCGGCCCCGGAAGTCGCTGATCACCACCCTGGCCACGTCAACCACGGCGCACCTCGGTCTTGTGCTCGGCGTGCCACTCACGCCGGGCGTTGTCCGACGGCAACACCGGGGACGGCTCCCCACACGAGCAGGCAGTGGCGCCTTCCCGGATCCGGGAACCCTGGTCGAAGATACGGCCTTCGGCGGGCAAGGTGTGCCCGGCAAGGCGGGCGCCCGGCCGCTGCCGCTCCGTCTCGTCTGCGAACCCCAGAACATCCAGGATTGTCTGTACGCGAAGGAGGTCTCTCGGCTGTTCGGCGGCTAGGGCTTCGAAGAACGGGGCCACCTCTACGAACGCGGAAAACATATCGTCCAACACCCTCACCTGGATCCTCGGACTACCGAAAATCGCGCTGATGTCCTCGACAAGGACCATCCAGGCATCTTGTTCGTTGTTGTCCTGTTTGAAGATGTGGATCGAGGGCGAGGGAGCTTTGCCGAGTATCCGGGCCTCGCTCTTGGCGTACCAGTGTTCGTGTTCCACGGTGTACGCAAGCCGGTAGCCGGGGTCGGTGCTCAGCTTCTCCGTCATGGTGCGCTCCTGTCGTAGTGGTTCAGTGTGTGTGACTGCGGTGTGACTTCCGCGTGACTCACGGCGTGACGGGCGGTCAGCCGCGAGACACGGCCGGGGCGAGCAGGTCCGTACGACCATGCACATCCTCATCGCGATCAATAACCATCACGGTCACGGGCGGAGGTCACCCCAGGCCGGCGGCGCGCCGCTGCTCCTCCCACTCCTCCACGAGAAGGTCACCCTTCTCAAAGTTGCACTCAGCGCAGGCGCAATCCAGGTTGTCCAGCTCGTTCGTCCCACCCCGAGAGACGGGCACCCGGTGCTCGACCCAAAACGGCCCGTCAACGTTGCCGCAGTAGCAGCAGCGGCCGATACCAAGAACTCGGCGACGGCGCGCGATGGGAACCCTGGTCCGCTTCCTCCCCCTAGGCATGGGTGGCTCGCCTGCTACTGGACCGCCAGTAGCGGCGGCAGCCGGTCCGGGTGTACCAGGTTGTGCGAGATGGTCAGTTTCGTATCGGTCATGCGGCTGGCTCCTGTTCTGGCTGGTCAAGGTACATGTCGGCGGTGTGGTCAGTTCCGTGTGCTGCGTTCCATGTGTCCAGCACCTTCTGGACCACGTCAAGCAGGGTGCCGTTCCGCTTGACCGCCACCCACCAGCCGTTGCCGTCCACGAGGTTGTCGGCGGTGATCCGGGCGATAAGCCAGTCGGCGTCGGTTCCGATCCAACCGATCTCGGCGAGGTACCGGTGGGGGAGACTCCTGAACTTCGGCTTGGGCCTCTTGCCGTCTCTCTCACGATCTTGATTTGCCCGCCGCGTCGGCGGTGGTGCGTTCGCGCCGGAGAGAGAGGCGGTAGTTAGTGGTTGTTCTTGTAGTGGTCCTAATGGTTGCGTTCCACCGTTGGAACTACCAGCGGCCGAAGTGGAACTACCGTGGTCCGCTGATGGAACTACCGTAGTTCCGACGTTGGAACTACCGGCCGTTTCGTCGGTGGTTCCAACGTCGGAACTACCAGCATCGTCGTTAGTTCCGACGCTGGAACTAACGACGGGAACCACCAGCCGGTAGATCGTGGACCGGCGAGGCGCCTCGTGCACCAGTGCCAACCAACCGGCCGCCACAAGACTGTCGACGATCGCCGGTACCTTCGCCCGCCGCCGGATACCGGACTTCGCCATGAGCCTCGGGTACGTCAACCAGGCCAGGTCCGCATCGGGCCCCTTGTCGCCGGCCGCGTTCCGGGCGTGCCGGGCGTACGTCTCCAGAACGGCCTTCTGGTCGGCGCTCAGGTGCTCAGACTCCCACACGGCATCCCGGTAGATGTCGCGGAACCATCGGCCACTTGGGCGCTCGCTGTCAGTCGGCGAGGTCATCGATTACCTCGATCCGGGCGCCCTTACGGGAGTTGCACGATCCGCACAGCACCCGCAGGTTTTCGACGGTGTCCGGGCCGCCCCTGGACCACGGGTAGATGCGATCGAGGGCGAGCAAGTGGGTCGAACCGCATTTGATGCACGCGTCGCCGTCCCGCGCGAAGACCGCCACCCTCACGGCCGTGGGGATGGGGCGACGTCGGACACCCTCGGGGGCAATCCGTTCGGCGGAGTAGCGAGGCGCCCGGACGGGCTTCGTCCCCTTGATGTGGAGTGGCACGTCGTACACGGTGGGCCGTTGCCCGGACGCCAGGTTATGCACCAGCGTCTGGTCCCCGAGCAGCAGGAGACCGAGCGACCGAAGCCGTGCGATATCGCGTTGGGTTTGCTTGACCGACTTGCCTGTCTTCTTCGCGATCTTCGCTACCGGTTGGGACGAGCCCTGCCCCTGGTCATCGCAAGCGCGGGCGATGACGACCAGCGTGCCGGCAAGTTCGGCTGGCACGGGGGCATCGTCAATCACCCAATCGATGGCGCGCATGCAGACCGGCTCGTGGTCCATCGGTCGGCCGCTCGCCGGTGGGATCTTGCTAGTGTGTTGCACAGCCCAGGGCCTACTTTCTGGGTCAGGCTCGGGGGCGCATGGCGTTGGTAGCGCCGCTCCCGGGCCGAACTATTTGCGCTGCCGCTACTGCGGCCCGTCAGTCTTCGCGGGTTCCTCCTTGAGGATCTTGTCGAGCCAGGTGTCTGACCAGACGTGGCCCATACCGCGCAGGATCGCGGCCTTCCTTATGTTCTCGGCGTACGCGGCGCGCGCTTCGGCGGCCAGCCTGTCTCGCGGGCCGGCAAGGATCCGTTCGGCTTCGTTTCGTGCCTGCTGATACTCGTCACCCGCTTTCTTGAGTCGCGCGAGCCGCGCGCTGTGATCGGTCATGCCGGGGATCATGTCATGAACCGGTTGGGAAAGCAATTAGCCAACATGTTCCCATCATGTTTGCCAACCTGGTTGACATGGCCCAACGCAGCCCGTAACTTGGTAGATGTAAGGCGAACGGCCACGGCCGGTGCTACCAACACCACCGAGGCCCTGATCGGGAGAGGCCCCGATATGAGCAGCACCACCAGCACCACCAGCCGGCGGATCTTCGGCGCGCTCACCATCACCGCACAGATCACCATTGACGGCGGCTACACCATCAACGTCTTAACCGGCCCGATCCGCGAGCACGAGCTGTTCTTCTCCACCAAGGACCGAGACCTGTACCGCCGCGTCTACGCCGTCATCCGCGAAGGCGGACGCAAAGGGGTCACGCCGGCCGGTATCCACGCCGCCGTGGTCGACGCCCTCACCGACGACCTGCACGCCGCCCGCCGCAACCGGGACGGGCGCCGGATCGAGTTGCTGAACCAGGCGCTCGACCGGCTCGAAACCCAGGCCCAGCGGAAGGCGAACCAGGAGCTTATCGGCGGCATCCGCGCCAACATGCAGGCGGCTGCCGCCGGCAACCCTCGTGTCGACGAGCCGAACGCGCTCGAAACCCTGGCTGCGCAGGGCACCCGCTCGGTGACTCCGCCGACCCGGGGCGGCGCCGAGTACACCCCGGCGTCCGACCCCGGCATGAAGGTCATCCGCGCGGCCAAGGCCAACGGCGGCACCATCGCCCGAGGCCAGAGCGCCAGCATCACCCAGCTCCACGCCCTGGAGCGGCGGGGCCTGATGACCCTCACCCGCCGGCCCGGTACGGCGATCGTCACCTCCGGCACCCTCACCGGCCCCGGCTGGCAGACCCCGGTCGGTGCCTGATGGCCGCCGACCAGCAGACCAACCCGCTCGACGACCTGTACCGCGAGTTCCTGGAAGCGGACGACGACGGCGCGAGCAGCAACGACATCGCGCAGATGCTCGACGACTTCCTCACCAAGCGCGGTTACCCGACCGTCCTGTACCGGGCCGGTCGACGGTGAGCGCCGGGAAGCCGGCGAAGGACCCGGCGGAAGACCCGGCGGACCGGCTCGACAGGCAGATGACCGAGGCCGTGGATCACATCCGGCAGATGCTCGCCAAGCTCGCCCGCCCGGTCGACGTGTCGTACGGCTACGACGCCGACGGGGCGTTCCGGGCCGACAGCAGCCCCACGAACGGCCCCACCACCGAGCAGTAACCCGCTCCCGGTCGGGCCGTCCACAAGGCGGCGGCCCGGCCCGCACTACCAAACCCAACCCATTCCACTCGCAAGAGGAGCACGGCCATGACCCGCACCGACACGATCGCCCGCCGCGCCGCCCGCACCGTCACCCGCACCAACCGGCGCCGCAACGTCCAGATCCCCGCCGACGACCGGTACCCGAACCTCCGCCCGCAGCGCCTCGACCGGCCCAGCCGGCACAGCGCCAACACGGTCGCCATCCAGGCGTCGCTGTACGGGGTCACCGCCTGATGGACGACACCGCCCCCGATCCGGTACCGGCCGAGATCGCGGACGCGGTGGCGGATGAACTCACCGCCCTCGGCGACCTCCTCGCCCCGCCCGTTTCGTACGGCTACGACACCGAGGACACGTACCGGGCCGACACCAGCCCGACCACCGGCCCCACCCAGGAGTAACGACCTCCGGTCGGGCCGCCGCCTACGGGACGGCCCGGCCCGCACTACCCGAACCCAAACCCAGAGCACAACCACGTCAAGGAGCACGCCATGAACACCGTCATCGTCACCCCGGCCGACCGCCGCACCAACCGAATCGACGCCCGCAGCAACCGGCGCCGCCGGATCCAGCCCACCAACGACCGGCACGCGAACCTCCGCCCGCAGCCGCTCAACCGGCCGGCCCGCCGTAACACCGCCGCCGCCGCGATCGCGGAGTCGCTGAACGGGGTCACAGTCTGATGGGCGAGCTCAACATGGACGCCATCGCGCGGCTCAACGACGACGTTCAGCAGTGGGCCGCCGACCGGCTCCGGGCCGGCGAGTTCACCGACCGGATGGCGTCCATGTTCGACGCGGCGATCGGGTGGCGGGTCGAGCGGCGGGACTGCTGCGACCGGTGGGGGATCGACGTTGACTCCGCCGCGAGGACCGCCCTGCGGGCCGAGCTGGCGGAGGAGAAGGCCGACATGTACGGCAACGGGACCCTGCTGATCCTGCCGGACGGGCACGAGCTGTACGCCCGGCACCGGTCCCAGGGAGCGCGGGCGTTGGCCGCCGCCGAGTACCGGGCGTCCATGACGGCCGCGCCGGCGCCCCGCCGCTGGTCACTCACCGAGCTTGCCGTGTCGGCGACCAGCGTGGCCGCGTACACGACCTTGGTGTTCCTGGTCGGCGCCGCCTCCATGTTGATCGCCCTCGGCTACCAGCCCTGAGCCTGCCGGTAAGCCTGCGGGGCCGGAACCAGCACGCCCGGCCCAAGCAGGGTCACCGCAGACCAGACCGGGGCGCGGCCCATGCCCTGAGAAGCCGGCCGCGCCCCGCCCGTTCCCTCCCGCAGGAAGGAGAAACCCCATCATGTCCGACGCCCAGCTTCGCCGGCAGTCCGAGTACGTACGGGCCCGCGCCCGTGACGCCCGCCTGGCGCAGATGGCCGAAGCGCAACGGCAGGCCGACGAGCGCAACGCCGCCAGGGCCGCCGCCGCGACGACCACCTGACCGTGCGTGGGGGCGGCCCCGCCTGCGAAGCGAGCCGCCCCCACTGAACCCCAACCACAGGATTCACCCCGCCGGGTGCTCGAACACCGAGGCGGGTCGACCAGCCCGAAGGAGGCTGACCATGTCGAACAGTTTCGCAGACCAGCACGCCGCGTGGCAGGAGCAGACCGCTGTCGCGCGGCAGACCGGCACCGAAGCGGACCGGGCCGAGGCCGAACGGCTGCGGCAGGAAGTCGTCGCCAGCCCGGCCGTGCAGCGCGCCCGCAAGGCGACCGACGCCCGTCCGGTGCGCTCGTAACCCGCACCCATATCGGTGCACCCCCATGTGGCCGCGCACGTCGGCATGCTCGCCGCCGCGCTCGGGGGTGAGGGCACATCGAGCTGTAGTGACTGGCCCCCGAGGTGATTCTCGGGGGCTTCTCTTTGGACAAACTTGGTAGATGTTCTGTCGTTCAGTCGGTCAAACTGGTAACTTGGTAGATGTAAGGATTGTCGAGCGGCAAGGAGCGGGGCATGTTCACCGAAGACGACATCATCCACCGGTACACCCGGGCGCAGGCCCTCGCCGACGGCACCCTGATCGACGCCGGACCGCTCGCACGAGAGGCCGGCTTCCGCTGGCCGGTCGCACTCACCGCCGCCGCCTGGGCCGACTGCGTCGCCTGGACCGACGCCGATAACAAGCGCAAGGGCGCCATCCAGGACGAGACCGGTCGCCTGTGGGACGTCCTCAACATGGCCCGCTTCGCCGCCGCCCGCAGCGGCGGCGGCAACCGGATTCTGTTCCAACTCGTGCGGGTACCAGTCGCCGGCAAGGCCACCCGTCCCCGGCTGGTGACCCTCGCCCTGATGGCTGGCCCCGGTGACAACGGTGAGCCGGTCATGGTCATCGGCACCCCCGACGAGGACTGACCGATGACCACCGACACCGCCGCCGCGCCGTACGTCACCGCCCTTACTGCTGCCGCCCTACCGGACTGGCTCCGCTGGCGGGTCGAGATCCGACCCCGGCGCCGCAGCCTCGGGATCATCACCGAGCCTGGTGGCCAGGTCGTGATCGCCATCCCGCCGGGCGTGGACCCGCAACGGGTGGTCGCCGTGGTGCAAGCCAGCCTTGCTCAGCTACGCCGGCACGTGCGCGACAGCGAAGAGAGCGCCCTACGTCGCCCGGTCAAGGAACTGGTGAACGGCGAAGGGTTCCCCCTCCTGGGTGCGAACCACCGCCTGCGGCTCGTGGGCGACGCGGATATGCCGATCGTCGGCGAGCCGGGGCCGTCGACCTGGAGCGGCGTCCGGACCCGGCAACTGACCCTCCGTCGAGACGCGGCCAGCGCCGCCACCATCGTCGGCTGGTACCAGGCGCAGGGTCAGGCGTTCGCCGACCGGTACGCCCCGGAGATGGCCGCCCGCCTGGGTGTCGCCGACGGGCTGACGGTGCGGGTACGCGGCTACCGGCCCGGCCAAGGCGTCGCGAGCTGGGGCACGTATCGCCCACGTACGCACAGCATTTCGCTCCACTGGTCCCTGTTCCAGCTTCCCCGGGAGATGCCCGAAGCGGTGCTGGCGCACGAGGTGGCGCACGCCGCCCGGCCGAGCGGAGGGCCGCACGGCCGGGGGTGGGAACGCCTGTTCGTGCGACTCGTACCCGAGTGGCGGGAGCGTGCGCGGGAGTTGGAGCTGGCTGCCCGATCGATGTGGTTCGGTGACGTAGCCCCCTGACTCGATGGCCCCCGGGTGTCACCGGGGGCTTTCTTGTGCCCGAACTTGGTAGATGTTCTGGCGGTAGCAAGGGAGATGCGGTAACTTGATAGATGTAAGAGCTACCGAGCGCCACGGAGGCACGGATGACCACCACGACGACCGAGCGAGTCACCCCCACCAGCAGCCCCGTCGAAATCGACACCCACCTCCACCGCCTCTACATCCGGGAGATGCAGGCCACCCAGCGCCTCATGGCCGCGAACATCAGCCTCCACCGCGCCAACGGCGAAACCCCCGTGCACCTCGGCCGCCGGCAGGAATGGCCCACCAGCGACGCCGACGCGCTCGCCGCGTGCCGCGCCAAGGTCGCCGCCCCCGACTACAAGGAGGTCCCCTGGGGTTCCTCTCCCACCAAGGCCATCGCCGCTCTCACCGCCGCCACCGCCGACCTAGCCGCGATCGAAGCTGAAGCCGCGTCCCTCGAAGCGGAATGGGTCCGCCGGGGGCGCTGGACGCGGTACTTCACGGTGCAGCAGCACGACGGGCATATCCACTCCAGCATGAACTGTTCGACCTGCAACCGGGGCATGTCCGCCACCCGGTTCACCTGGAACCCGGACCTGTCCGGTCTGACCGAAGCGGAGGCGGTCGCCAAGCTTGGCCCGAATCTGTGCACCGTGTGTTTCCCCTCGGCCCCAGTGGAGTGGACGAGGGGCGCCGACACCGACGCCGTCGCCCTGGCCGATGGGTGGTGCCTCAACCGGGTGCCGACAGACAGCAACTACAACACCCACCGCCCGTACGGCCGCTGCAACGACTGCGACGCGCGGAACGTCCCCCTTACCCAGCAAGGGCTCCGCAAGCACAAGCACGAGCGGAACCTGACCGAGGCCGCCCGCAAGGCTCGACGCGAGGACCCGAAGCTGATCGGAACCCCGGAGGGGGACGAACTGCGGGTCGACCGCGAAACGATCAAAACGGTCGTCGCCGCGAAGAACCGCTACGTGTGGCACATGGAGTGGGTGCTGACCAGCCGCAACCCGGCGTTCGCCGCCGACCACGCGAAGCACGCCGCGACGATCGCCGAGGCCCTGGCCGCGAAGCTCGGCAAGCGGGTGGACGAGATCCGGGCGGAGTTGCAGCCCCGCGTCACCAAGATGTTGAAGGCGTACGGCCGATGAGCCCGGCCGCGGTGGGGGTGCTCGACCGCCCCCACCGGCCCGGCCTGCCCCCGGAGACCGGCGACGAAGCGGCCGACCTCGCCGCGTTCCTCGCATGGGAAGCCGACGAGCGGGAAGCCAGCAGGGCAGCCGCCGCCGAGTACCACCGGGAGTTGCGCCGCAAGTACGGGCTACGACCCGAACCGGCGACCATGAGCACCGAGTGGGGCGAGCTGACCAACCCCACCATCGACCGCGACGACCCGGCCCGCCGGCTGACTTACTACCTCGGTGCCCACCACCCGAGCTGGCTGAACTACTCCCCGGTGCCGTTGTTCATCTCCGCCGCGTCCCTCGCCCGGTACCGCACCACCGGCGACAGGTGGCCTGTCCGGATGGGGATGACCTGGGCGCTCGACTCCGGCGCGTTCACCGCGCTCACCCCGGCCGGGATCGCCAAGGGCGACGCCCCGTGGTGGCAACACCCCGACGAGTACGGCGGCATGGCCACACGGTTCGCAGAGGAAGTCGGCCCGCCGGACTTCTGCGCGCCGCAGGACTGGCCGTGTGAGCCACCCGTACGGGAGCGGACCGGGATGACGGTCCGCGAGCACCAGCAGCTCACCCTGGACAACTTCCTGTACCTGCGGGAGGAGTTCTACTTCCTGCCCTGGATCCCGGTGTTGCAGGGTTGGGAGGCGGACGAGTACCTGGAGCATGCCGAGATGTACGAGGCCGCCGGGGTCGACCTGGCCGCCGCGTACCGGGTGGGTGTTGGGTCGATCTGCCGGCGCGGGCATGTCCCGTCGATCGTGCGGGTGATCGAGCAGTTCGCGTCGCGCGGGTACCGAATGCATGGTTTCGGGGTCAAGGTGACTGCGTTGCCGCTGATTGGTCACCTGTTCGCGTCGGCGGACTCGATGGCATGGTCGGACACCGCCCGGCGGGACCGGATCCGGCTGCCGGAGTGCACCCACCGGTCGAAGTCGGGGGAGTTGTCGGACTGCCGGAACTGCTTCCGCTGGGCGTTGAGGTGGCGGGAGCGGGTGTTGGAGTCGTTGCGGTCGGGTCGTCCCGCCCGGTCGTCGCAGCTCGCGCTGTTCTGAGCCAAACTTGGTAGATGTACTGGCTGTGACTGACCGTTCATGCTAACTTGATAGATATACGGCGACCGAGTTACCGGAGGCACCAATGACCACTCGCAACCCCACCAAGGCGCAGCTCGTCGCACTGCTCGACGCCATCGCGAACGGCAATGAGGCGTTGCACAAGTACCGCAAAGACATGATCGACCGAATGGAGCTCGCCGGTCTCCTGGATGGTTACGCCGTCACCGACGCGGGCCGCGTGGCCGCTCACCGCAGCGACCCGACCGGGTACGCCCTGGCGATTGGCGTCGAGCCGGACGCGCACATCGCCGAGGGCAACGATCTCCGCACGGAGGCCGAGCGGGTTGCCGCCGGGCTGTCTTCGCAGATGATCGGCACCCTCGGTACGGGGCACGCCAGTGCGCATAGCGCCACGGTGATCGGTCGCCCGCAGGTCATGAAGGCGCTGCGCAGCCGTGGTCTGATCGGCAACGATGACCGCTGGACTCGACTCGGCTTGGAGGTTGCCGCCATCGTCCTCGGTGGCCGAGTGTGGTCGATCGACGAGCTGCACGTCATGGCGCTGAGTGATGAAGCGCACGCGGAAGCGCTCGCGATGAACGCCGAGCGCGACACGCAGTTGATCGAGCCCGCGCCTGCGCCGGCCCCGCTGACCACGCGAGACCTGAAGGTTGGCATGCGCGTCAAGATGCCCGCCGTGTGGTGCACGTCGGACGCACCGTGCGCCCAGTACCGCATCGTCACGAGCGACGCGCAACGCGAGCCGTACCACAGCCACTCCGTGGAATTCGACGGCGTTGGCGAGGTGTGGCGCTCGGACGCCGAGTGGGAGATCGAGTCCGCCGCGCACGCCGCGCTGGCGACCGGCCTGCCGCACGGCGTCGGACCGGCGTGCCTCGACGGATGCGTAACCGAAGGCGGGATCACGACGTGCCTCGACGGGTGCCCGCGCTTCGCGGCAGTCGCCGCAGCGAACCGCTCCACCGTCCGCCCGATCGCGGTCGGCGACCGCGTCCGGGGCCGCGACGTCACCATGGGAAGCACCGTGGAGGGCGCGGTCACCGGCATCCTGTACCCGCGCGGACTCGGCTACTACCAGGACGAGCCGACCGACAGGCCGGTCCACTCGCGCAGGTACCACATCACGGCCGACGACGGCCGCACCCGAATCGTGGAGTGCGCCGAGCGGATCGAGCCGCCCGCCGCCCCGGAGCCGGACGAGATGAGCCAGGGGGAGCGCGACCAGCGCTCGTCCGACTACTGGCAGGCCGCCACCGCCAACCTGCCGCGCGTACCCGCGTTCGAGCCGCCCGCGCCCGCCGACGGAGTGAGCGTCGACCAGTGGATCGCCGAGCAGGTGGCGCAGCTCAGCGAGAACGAGCTGCTGATGGTCAAGGGCGTACTGGACGACATTGCTGCTGGCCGACCGGTGGAGCACTTCGCGGTGGGCACGAAGGTATACGTCGGCTCGTACGGCACTACCGAGTTCGTCGTTCAGGGAACGGCGCCGTGGCACGAGAACGGCGTGGTGTCGCGCAAGGTCGAGATCCGGAGCACGACGGGCAACCTTTCCGGCCACGTCGACCCGCGCGAGTTGCGGCGAGTCGACGAGTCATGAGCCGAACTGGGGCCGAGCTGCCCAGCCTCGGGCAGCTCGGCCTGTTCGACCCCGGGTGGTGCCAGCGCTGGACCAACGGCAAGAGCCTGTGGCTGCCGACCGGGGATGAGCGGTTCAACCCGAAGCGGCACACCGTACGGGCCATCCCGGAGCAGGTGGCCCGTGCGTTCATCTCGACCCACCACTACAGCCACTCGTACCCCGCCGCACGCCTGAGGTACGGCCTCTTTGAGGGCTGCCACCTGGTCGGCGTAGCGGTGATCGGGCAGCCGATGCACCGGCAGGTCACCGGCAAACCGTTCCCGACGCTGGGCAAGACTGCGGCCGAGTTATCCCGGTTCGTTTTGCTCGATCCGGTTCCGCCCCCGGCGGAGAGTTGGCTCCTCGGCCGGGTGTTCCGGCTGGCCGCCGCCGACGGGCTCCGTGGCCTGGTCGCGTTCAGCGACCCCATGCCCCGGCTGGCTATCAACGGTCAGTTGATCATGCCTGGTCACGTCGGCACCATCTACCAGGCGACCAACGGCCGCTACACCGGCCGGGCCACCCGGCGCACCCTCGTCGTGCTGCCGGACGGGACCGTGTTCAGCGAACGCAGCCTGCAAAAGATCCGGGGCTGCGAACGGGCCGACGGCGAGCCCATGTCCCGGCTGGTGACGTATGGCGCCGAGCCGTTCTCCCCGTACCTGCCGCCGGTGGGTTGGCTGCCGGGGGAGTGGAACCGGTTGGACCGGTGGGCCGACCTTGACCTGCGGGGCCGGCGGAAGGTGTGGCTAAAGCACGCGCTGACCTCGATCGGCGCCCGCCGGGCGCGACACCGGGGCAACCACCGGTTCGTCTGGCCGCTCGGAGACCGGTCGCAGCGTCGCCGCACGGTGATCGCCCTGGACGCGCAGCCCTACCCCAAGACGACAGATCCGTGGGACCTGGCGGCGTAAGCCGAAGAGAGGCAGGACAACATGGCCAAAACCACCGCAGAAGCTTCATACACCGGCGACCAGGTGGAGGAGGCGTTGAGCAGGGCGGTTGACGACCTCCTGGACCGGGTCCAGCCGCTCGGCGAGGAGATCGGCGATGCCTTGCGCGTGTTGATGAACGTCGGCATGCACTACCTGGAGCACCCGGATGCTGCCGACCTCGAAGAGGCCATCGGGGCGAAGTACGCCGAGGACCCGGAGACCGTCATGGGGTGGGTGGCTGCGTGCGACTGACCTCGTCAGCGGCTCGACACGGCACCGGCCCGCCGATCGGGCTGTACCCGCTCCCCGAGGACATCGACCGCCGGTCGTGATCAACAATGATCCGATCAGTGGAGAGGCCCGGACGACGATGAACACGCCCACCCCCAGCCCGGCCCAGCTCAGAGCTTTGCTCGCCGCACTGGCCGGCGACCTCGCTGCTATCCAAACTGGTCGAACCACCAGGCGACGACTGGCTGCCAACGGATGGCTCGACGGCCCGCACGCCGACTCGGAGATCACCGACGACGGCCGCGATGCAGCTCGGCGCGCATACCCACACGGGTACGCCGACGCCCTCTCCGTTGACGAGGTCCCCGCCGAACTCGACCGGATCGTGGAGCCAGGCGAGCAGGCGTACGCGGTGTACAGGTGGAGCCGCGATCACCGGAAGTACGGGATCGCCGCTGCGGTTGCCGTCTTCGCCAACTACGGCATTGCCGAGGCGTACGCGGTTGCGCGGGAGCTGGTCGTCAGGTCGGTCTGGCGGGACCTGGGACCGGCGCCTGTTCCTGTGCTGGAGTCGACCCCGACCCCGGAGCCAACCCCGGATCCGGAGCCGGATCCGGACGACACGGTCCGCGTCGCAGGGGAGGGCGACGGTCGGTACCGGGTCATCCGTCACGACGCCTCCGGCACCTGGGCCCTGATCGTGGCCGCCGACGTTGATCCCGACTCGACGCGGGGCGCCCGTTGGGTGTCGACACACGAGGTCCGGTCGGCTCCGGACAAGGCGCCAGCCTGAGCGAGCTGCTGATACCCCGAGGGCCGGATCGCCGACCGTCGGCGCCACACCCAAAAAACTTGATAGATATTGCCGCCAGCGTGACCTTCCTGCGGTAACTTGGTAGATGTAAGTGCTACCGATTTGCGAGGGAGTCACGATGACCGCCAACGACCGCCTCTGGGCCGCATTCACCGCCTCCCACCCCGCCGAGGCCGCCCTGATCTGGGCCAACGAAACGTCGGCCCGACCCAACGCGCCCCTCGGCTACGCCTACAGCTCCGTTGCTGTCGCCGACGAAGCCGACACCAACCCCGAGCAGGCGTTGTGCCTCGTCGCCGACTACCTGACCAGCGTCCAGGACCAGACCATCGGCGGGCGCCCCCTCCGCGACTACCTCCCCCTCAAGCGAGACGAATACCTCGCCTGCCCCGGGCACCGCACGGACAACACCGCCGGCTACGTCATCCGACTCACCGTCGCCGGGGGAGAGGTCGTCAAGACCCCGGACGGGCGAACCGGCATCGACGCCTTCGCCGTCGAGTGCGAGCCTCACTGGGGCAACTACGACAAGGCGATCAACGCCGCGTGCGCGCTCACGGATGAGCACACGTACGCCGTCACCGACCGCCTGTACCGGTGCGGTCACCGCTCGTACTGAGCTGGCTGAGAAGGGGGGCCGGGCTACCTGGCCCCCCTTCTGTGCGCCCGACTAGGGGGCAAACTCGGTAGATGAGATTGCCGGATCTCTGCCCCATGCCGTAGATTGATAGATATGAGGTAGTCCGACCGACCTAGCGACGAGGAGCCGAACCCTGTGACCACAACCAAAACCCACACCGCCGAACATCCCGGACCCATCACCCTGGACGCCCGACTCGCCAGCGGTGCCATCACCGTAACCGTCGAAGACCGCACCCACGCCGTCATCACCATCGCCACCGCCGACAACGACGGGACCTCGGCCAACGCGGTCAACGCCGCCCGCATCAACGACAGCGGCACGAAGATCGCGGTCGGCGTCGACACGGCCGGCGGCGGCAGCGGCGGAGTCGTCATCCAAAGCGGCGGTGTCCAGCGGAACATGTTCAACACCGGTGGCGGCGTCATGATCGCCGGGAACAACTACGGGGTGATCTCCACCGGCAACGGGAGCGTTGTCATCGGCGGCGGGGCCGTCGTGATCGGCGGCAGCCCGATCTTTATCGAGGCCAAGCTCCCCGTCGGGTCGTCGTTGCTCGCGGAGACGACCGACGCCCGAGTGGAAACGACCGGCAGCCTGGACCGGGCACAGGTCCGCACCATGTCCGGGCACATCCGGATCGACGCCGTGACCACCCCGGACCTGCACACCATGTCGGGTCACATCGACATCCGCGCCCTGTACGGCGACGGCCGGGCCGAAACCATGTCCGGCCGGATCACCGTGGTCGCGGCGGTCGAGTGCGCACTGCGCGCCCGGTCCATGTCGGGCGACATCGAGATCTCGGGCGCCCGCGTCGACCTGGACGCCAGCACCATGTCCGGCCGGCTCCGGACCCGTTGACCATCCCACTACTCACCTGAGGAGCTTCCATGACCGACCCCAGCGCCCACTGGGCCCCCCCGGGTGACGCCCGCCCACCTGGCAGGGCTGAACTCGCCGCCATGCTCCGCGCCGTCGCCAACCGCGGTGTCCTCACCCCGGCGATGGGGCGCCCGGAGGTGCTGGCCGGGATCAGGCGTAAGCGCTGGGCCACCACCCCGACGGATGGCACCCCGTCCACGCTCACCGAATTCGGTCACCGTGTGACCCGGGGGGCGAATCCCGAGGCGTACGTGGCGGCGGTGCCCGACGAGCAGGTGCAGGCGTGGGCCGGTCTGATCGCTGCGGCCGAACGGGCACCGGAGTCGACCGACCCGCCCGCTGATCACCGAGGAGGTGAAGCGCCGTGACAACCACGTTGACATATCCTGGTCCGGGTATCGCCTACCGCAACCCTGGACCCGGAGCCGCCCGCATGCCCGAAGTTCCGTTTCTGACCCGGACCGACCTGGCCGCCATCGGCACAGAGGTATGGGGGGTGCCAGTCACCGAAACCAAGATCACCGAGCTGGTTCGGGAATCACGGCCGGGCGGCAAATACGAGGACGACCCGTTCGTGGGGCCGGACTCCTACCTCGGCAACGCCCCCTGGTGGGCCAAGGGCCGGGGCCGGACGGTCACCGCCTGGTTCAAGCGGCACATGCCACCCCCCGTGGTCGACGCCGAAGCAGTCGCTGCCGAACGGCAACTCGAACTCGCCGACGTGCTCTGGTTGGAAGATGTCGCCGCGCTCGGCGGCGTACAAGAGAAGACCATCACCGACCACCTCTACCAGTCACAGGAAGAGGTCGGCGGGAAGCGCGGCGCAGCCAAGAAGCGGGGCAAGTGGGCCGACGACCCGTTCCCGGCACCGGAGGAGAAGCGGGCTGGACGGCGGGTGTACTGGAAGGCGGAGAGGCGAGACGAGATCCTGGCCTGGTTCGGCCGGCACCCGCGGCGGCAGGTTGGTGACGGAATCGGCGGGCCGAGCGGAATCACCCGGGCGGAGGCGCAGGGGTTGCAGCCGCCAAAGCCGCCGAAGCCGCCGAAGCCGCCAGTAAATGCGTCCCCACGCGAGTACCTGGATTGGGCGGCTGGCCACGCCCTTGACATCTACCTGGCCGGCGACACGGCCAGGGCTATCGACTCGTTCGCGGCCGACCTGGTGCAGCACGAGGGAACGACTCACATCGTTGAGGACCCGGAGTTCCGGTCAGCGATGGCGGATGCGGCGGCGAAGGGGTGGGAGGCTTTCAAGGCGGCCATGTCTGGATGGCCGCTGCGGAAGCCGTCGGGGCGGTCGTCGAAGCCGCGCGTCAAGTCCTGAAGTCCTGACGGGAGCGCCCTCGTGATCGCGGGGGCGTTTTTCGTGGCGAAACTTGATAGATGTACTAGCGCTTGAGTCCTTCGTGCGGTAACTTGGTAGATGTAAGGCAGTCGGGTTGCCCAACCAAGGAGACGAAGATGACCACCGCCACCACCGCCACCACCTACAGCGGCGCCAACGGCACCACCTTCGACCACATCTCCGTCACCGCCCTCACCGAACGCGACGTCGACCGCATGGAACGCGTCGAGTCCGCCCTGTGCCGCTGGGCCCGCGTCACCCCCATGCACCACACCCAGGAGGATGAGATCTGCGGCGTCATCAACGACGCGCTGATCCTCCTGGAGGAGTACGGCACCGGTGCCGTCGAGAACGCCGCAACCCCTGCTGACGCCACATACGCCGAGGCCGCTGCGTGGGCGACCGTCCGCAAGGTCACCGCGCAGGCCCTTCGGTTCCCGCTCCCGATCCAGCCGACCGAGCAGATCAGTACCGAGGAGCGGACCGCCCGCAGCACCGCACACATCCACCGCGCCGGTACCGCGCTCCTCGCCGGCAAGCAGCCCGAGGCCCTGTACTGGCTCGACGCCGCCGAGGCCGTCGACCCGGCCCGGGACTACGACGGGCTGTACCACCTGGTCGTCACCCCGTGGGCGATCTGCCGGTAACCCGCCCGCGTAGAGCAGGAGAGAGGAGAGCGGCATGCTCACGCTTGTCGAACTGGCCATGGTCGCCCAGGCCGCCGAGGACTACGCGGCCTGCTGGTACGGGCCGCAACCTGCTGCGGTTTTCAGCCGGTGGGACTGTGAACGGTACGTCTCCGAGGGCTACCTGAAGCACCTCCACCACCGATACAACCTCGACGAGCTGATGGCGGCCGTGGGCGCGCACCTGGACGCGAACCCCAACATCCTGACCGCCGGCCGGGTGAGTGCCGCCGAACTCGTCGCCCGCGAAACCGAACGTCACAAGCGGGCCGAGGCCGTGCTTGACCAGGCCCTGATCGCCTTCAGGGCGGGACGGCGGGCCGAGGGTTTGCGGCTGATCGACGCGGCCGAGGTTGAGGCACCGCTGATGCGCGACTACGACCGGCTGCGCGCCCGGGTGAACGCCACCAAATCCTGACCTGCGCCGGTCCGCCCCCGACCTGCGCCAACCCGACCAAGGGGGACCACCATGCGACCGATCGACCTCAATGCCCTACCGGGGCCAATACTCCAGGCGGCCGAACGCGCCATCCTCCTCGCCTGGGTCGCCGGTCGCAGCCTCCCCGACGCGATCGAAGCCGCCACCAAAGCGGTGGTCCGGGACGCCCTCGCCCGCGACATGACCGTGGCCGGCGCGCAGCGGCTCGGGGACATCACCGTGGCGGTCGGCGCCAAGATGCTGGCCAATCTCGACCCAACCCACCTGACGAATCGAGGAACCCAAGATGCCCACGACACCGGCAACCCAGAGCGAACTGTTCACCCTGCTCGTCGACAGCAACGCCCAGGCCATGCGGGACCTGCTCGTACCGGAAGGGTTCACCCCGTACGGCCCGAACCTCCAGCACGACACCACCGGGGTCATGGTCGCGGTCGGGGCTGACGGGTACCGGATCACGTTCGTGAGCGCCGGCACGTGCGGGCAACTCGGTGTTGTGGACCTGCCGCCGTCGACCGGGTACACGGCCGTGCGCGACACGGCGTTGGCGTTGCACCGGTTCGTGGCCGCCGAGATCGAGGCGGCGGGCTGACCGGCGCGCGGCTGTTGGCCGCGATCGACCCAACCCATCTGATCGACTGAGGAGTACCGATGCTCGTTGAGACGTTGCCCGCCGCCCCGCCGGTGACCCCGCTCGTTGTCCACCCGTGCCAGCCGGCCGAGTTGGAGGAGGTGCGGTTGTCGACCTGCCCGTACGGGTGCAAGGTCATGCGCTGCGCCGGCTGCCAGGGGGAGCATGTCGTGCACATGCCGGCGTACGGGTGCCCGCCGTGGCGGCCGTACGCCGTGGCGCCCCGCCGGTAGTTCGGCTGGAAGCGGTCGGATTCCAAAAACTCGGTAGATGTATTGCGTTCAGCTTGACGGTACCGTAACTTGATAGATGTAAGTGATGCCGAACGCGCGGAGGGCAAGATGGCCACCACACGCACCGCCCCAAAGGCCACCACCGGCACCAAGGCCATCAACACCGCCCTCGACGCCGGGTTCGAGATCACCGAACACGGCGCGACCAACGGCCGCTACCGCCACCACCTCGTCGCCGCCGACGGACGCGCACTCATCATCGACACCGCACTCGGCACCGGCCGGTTCCTCAACGCCGAAGGCCGTAGCCGCTCCTACTGGAACGCAAGCTACCTCGGGGCGCGCAGCCTCAAGGCGCTCCGGGAACTGCTCGCCGCCGGAAGCAAGACCCCAGAGCAGATGCCGGCACAGGCGGCCGAGCAACGCAGCTCCGAACTCACGGACATGCACCTCGCGGCCCTGGACAACGAGCGCCGGCTGCGCAACGACCTGCGCCGCGAACGCCGCCACTTCTACGGACGCTGATCAAAACTCCAGAACGGCCCCCGCTCCTGGGGGACTCACCCGGTTGAGGGGTCACAGCCCCAACCAGTACCGGGGAGACTGCGGACCCCATGTGGTGTCCCTGGGGAGCGGGGGCCACGACCAAGGTCAGCGCAGAGGAGAACCCGAGATGGCCCGCAAGACCACCGTCCCGACCTGTGGCGACTGCCAGGCCACCAACCAACCGCAGGGCCGCGCCCGGGGCCTCTGCATCGTCTGCTCGCCCCTCACCGTCCTGCACCTCAGGCTTGCCGGCGACCAGGCCACCTACTGCGGCCGGAGCATGTACATCGTCACCAACGACCCGGACCAGGACTCCACCATCAACGACCTGGACCACAAGGTGAACTGCCCCGACTGCCTGTGGCAGCTTCGGCACCGCCGCAGCCACTGACCCGACCACCCGCCTGGGAGACCGAGATGACCGACACCGACCGGCCCATGACGTTCATCGAACGCCAGAAGGAAGCCGCCCTCGACGAGCTGCGTGAGCGGGGCGAGGAACGCCGACGCATCGCGGAAATCGTCCTCGGCAAGAACCGCGGCCGGGACCAGGTCACCGAGGTCATCAACCTCAGCGGCGACTACCTGGTGGAGGTCGCCACCCGGGACAGCGGCGTGTACTGGGCGTCCCTCGTTGGCGGGAAGCGCACCGGCCAGTTCCACGTCCGGCAGGAGGACGCGATTCTCCACCTGATCGCCGCCCGGTACGACCCGAACCCGAACACGAACACCTCGGCCGCGTTCTACGCCGGCCGGGTCCTCGGCGTCTCCACCGACTGACGAGGACAGCCAGAATGCCGACCCGACTCGACGCCGCCCGTGAAGCCGCTACCACCGCCGCGACCAACGCTCTCGCTGGTCGCGGCGTGGAAGCGGTCCTCTGCGACCAGCTCGCAGCCGAGATCGTCGCCGTGCTCCTCATCGCCCGGTCCGAACGCGGGCTGACGTGGCTGCGCGGGATGCGGGCCACGGCCAGGCAGAACGAGCTGATCAACCGGCACCACACGATCAGCGCCCTGACCCTGTTCGCCACCCGAACCGCCCTGCAAGACGCGATGGTTGCCGCCGCTGATGCGCTGGTGGCCGCCCTTGGCCGCCGCACGAACTGACCCGACCGTGAAGGAGACCAGCATGTCCGACACCCTGACCCTCGCCCTGGCCGCGTACGACGAGGCCGACCCGGACAACCCCGCCGGCCGCCGCGTTCACGCTGCGGCCCTGTTCCGGGAGGCCACCGGCGCCACCCTCCGTGACTCGCTGGCCGCTGTGGACGAGGTCATCGCGGAGCGGACCACGTTCGAGAACCTGGAGCAGTTCCGGCAGCCCACCACGTTCGGGTGGCGGTACGAGTTCCCGAACAACCGGATGGTGACGGTCATCAACGACGACACCGCCCCGTTCAGGTTCGAGGTGCTGTCCGACGACCCGGCCGACGTGGCGACGGGCAACATCCGCCGGGGGCTCACCACCGAGCAGGTGGAGGCAAAGTTGGTGGCGATCTACGGGATGCCGGCGGTCTAGCCGGGGGAGCGGTTCAAGGAACTTGATAGATGCTCTTGCCTCACGTGGTACGCGTGTGTAACTTGATAGATGTAACCGCTACCGAGGTACACCGGAGGACACCATGCAGGCCACCACCCTGAACCGCCGCCTCATCGCCTACAGCGCGCGCAGCACCGACGGTCCTATCGCCGACATCGTTCAGGGCATCGCCACCGTCATCACCACCCACACCCGGCCCACCTGGTCCGAGTGCGCCGAGCAGATCCCCGGCTACGTCACCGGCACCGACCTCGGGCCGGCGATCGAGTACACCCTCCGGTACACCCACTGCGGCCAGGACGTCGTTCGCGTGCTCGACGCGGCCGGGGTCGAGCGGATCGGCAAGGTCGTCATGGCCAGCAATGCCCGTACCGGGAACATCACCAACATCGCGGTCCTCGACGCCGACGGCGGGGACGTCACCTTCGACTTCGCCTGCTTCCGCGACTGACCCCCACTTCGCCCACCTACATGCTCAACCGGGCCGTACCGGCGCACCAGCAGGGTTCGAATCCCTGACGGCCCACCAAAGCAGGACCCCAACGAACACCGGAGAACCCGACATGACGACTCCACCGGTAGATCCGAAGATCTACACCTCCGACGCCGAACCCGGCGACGTCCTCATCCAACTCAGCTACCCCACGTCGAACCTGGACGACGCAGGCATTGCCGAGCTCGGCGTCACCGACCGCATGTCGGGACAGGCGTTGGTCCGGGTCCGCATGAACGCTGAACAGTTCCTCGGCGTCATGTCGAACACCGGAACCGTCGTCGGCGGCGCGGTCGTGCCGGTCCACCCGGAACGCATCGGGAAGCGGTCGCAGCACACCTCCACCGCCATCGCACGCAACAGCGACCTGGACCCCGAGCAGGTCAAAGCCGACTACCTGGCCAACGGGTGGGACACCGTTCGGATCAGCAAGACGAACTCCGGGCAGCAGGTATCGGCAACCCGGTGGGTCACCGACGGGCCGGAGCCGGTGGCGACAACGCCGGTCGACGTGGAGGCGGTCATGGCGATGGTCACCGAGTACGGCGCCGAATGCAGCAAGGACGCCGGGCTCACCGACCGGGCGATGGAACTCCGCGACGCGATCCGCGCCGCCATCACCGGGCAGGAGTAAGCGACGTGACCCGCCAGACGACCGCCCCGCTGACCCACCTGTCGCTGAATGTCACCAACCGGTTCGCGGACTTCTTCGTGCGCAACGTCGAGCGGGGCAACATACTCCTCGACGCCCCATACCAGCGCGGCTCCGTCTGGAGCGAAAGTCAGCGCATGGGACTGGTTCGCTCGTGGCTGATGGGCCTGCCGATCCCGGCGGTCGTCATCAACGACCGCACGTCGCCGGACTGGGCCCGCGCCAACCCGCAGGACCGCGAGGGAACCGGGTACGTGTACGCGGTCATCGACGGGAAGCAGCGGATCCTCACCGCCGTCGCCTGGTTCGGTGGCGAGCTGCGCGTGCCAGCCTCGTGGTTCCCCGCCAAACACGTCGCCACCACGGAGGACACCGACGACGGCCCGCACGTCAGGTTCACCGGCCTCACCGAGGTCGGCCGCCGGTTCGCCGAGAACCGATGCGTGCTGCCCTGCGCCGAGGGTCGCCTTGCCAGCGTCGAGCAGGAGGCCGAGGTCTACCTGCTCGTTAACGGCGGCGGGACGCCGCAGACCACCACCGACATGGCCAACGCCCGGCGTGTGGCCGAGGGGAAGTGACCATGTCCAAGCTGAAAGTCTTCACGCTCGGCAACCACGGGTTTATCGACACCCCGACCGGCGACGCCCTCAACCTGCCATCCCACACTCGGCAGGCACGCGTCCTCGTCGCCGCTACGAGCAAAGCCCACGCGGTGCAGGTGCTCGCCGAGCGGGGCTTCCCGCACCACCCGCCACGCGACCCCGAATTCCGGACGGCGATGGGGAACGAGCTCAACGCCCTCATCGACGCCGGACTCTTGGCCGAACCGGCTGTGCTCGTGATGCCGCTCCTCGGCCACCCCGGCGACGGTGTCGTGGCGATGCAGCCCGGCGGCACCCCACGTCGGATCGGCCGCCTTGAAGGGGGTTGGGGCGAGCCGACGGTGTTCGTTGCTGACGACTTCCAGCGTGCGTCCGAGGGGAGCTGACCGTGACCGTCCAGAGCACCAACGTCCTGGCCCGTGTCGCCGACGTCATCGAGCCGCACATCGACGGCACGTTCAAGGTCCGTGACCGGGCCGAGGGCATGGCCCGCCAGTTGTACGTCTGCGGTCTGCTGGCCGGCGGCGAACCGGGGCGCAGCAGCCTGCCGGTGCAGGAGCAGGCCGCAAACGTGTTGCAGTGCGTCCAGTCGTGGACGACCGCCGAGCAGATCGCCGCCGAGCTGGCTGAGGCCGGACTACTGCGACAGGAGAACTGACCATGCCCGAAACGACCGCCGCCGAGATGGCCGCGCTCACCATGCACGCCGAGTTCACCCGGGACCGGTTCAGAACACAGGTCACCCGAACTGCCGCCCGGCTGCGGGACCTCGCCGACGACATCGAACGGGCCGCCGGCCGAATCGACTCCGTACCCACCCCCGGTGTGCCGTCGCACGTGACCATCGCCGGCAGCATCCAGCACGACGTGTTGTGGGCGGTGGCGAACATGCACCTCGACCAACTGGCGACGACCGCAGCGGAGGCGGACCAGCTCACCGCCCAGGTCAAAGCCGCCACGGCGCAGCAGGGCTGACCATGCCCAGGCCGTACTGGACCGCAGCCCTGCCGGTTGGATCCGTCATCGAGCACGACGGGATGACGGTGAAAAAGACCCACGACTCCGACCGGGAACCGTTCCCGTGGACCTCGGAGAACGGCACCGAGTACGACGACGAGTGGGCCGCCAATGCTGTCGCCGACGGCGGAGTCCTGACCGAGCCCGAGCCGACTACCAACCCGAGCATCTGAGGAGGAGCCTCGTGTCCGACCAGGACCCGCACAACCCGGACCAGACCCACCCCGACCCGGCCGTCCAGGCGCTCATCGACGCCGCGTGGCTCGGCCAGTGGGACGTGCCGGTCACCGTGGACGACCTTGTCACCGCCGCCCGCCTCGTCCGGGCCGCCGGCACCGGCGCTGTTTCCCTGCCCACCGAATGGGCCGTGAACGTCACCTTCGCCGACGGGAAGGTGAAGACCACCACGGCCGAGAACGAGGAGCACGCGGCGGTGGTCGCTGACAGCATGGCTACCTACCTCGACACCCTGAACGCGCCGACGCGGATCGCGTTCGGTGCGACCAAGGTCGAGATCGTCAGCCGGCGCAGCGAATTCCTTCCCGGTATGGACGCCCGGCTCATCCACGGGTGGCGGCACGTCCGCGACGGGCGGGCGTTCGACTTCGACGACGTCGCCAAGGAAATGGAGGCCGGACGTGGCTGACACCACGAAGGTCCGGACCCGCAGCGAGGCGTTCCGGGTGGCGGTCGCCGAGTTGATGGCCGTATCCGAAGACGATTACGCCTTCACGCGCCCGGACGCGGAGCAGATCAGCAAGCGGACCCTGGCAACCGCCATCGCCTCGGCGCAGGACGTGCCCCGGCTCGCCGACGACGTCGACCGGCTGACCGGGGCGCTCCGCGACATCGAGAAAGTCGCCGCAGGGGTCCTTCTCGAACTGGCCGTCACCATGCCGGACGCCCCGGAATCACTCCGGAACCTGCTCAACACGTTCCGGGACCGGGCACACCGGGCGGTGACCAATGGCTAACACCACCCGCCGCCGGCTCGCCGAGGTGTGCTTCTGGGCCGGGGTCGCCGCCCTCACGATCGTCCTCTTCGGCACCACCCCGCGCACGGTCGAGCTCATCACCGCTCTGATCGGCGTGGTCCTCTTCCTCGCCGCCCGGTGGTTCGGCGCCCAGCAGGAGCGTGACCACCGTGGTTGACCAGCGCCCCGGGTACGCCACCCCAACCCTGACAACCATGGTCGCGCCCGACACGTTCGCCGGCCTGCTGGCCCAGGCCCGCACCCGCGTCCTGACCCAGCTCGCCAAAGCAGCCGCCGACGGTGCCGCCGAGATGCGCCGCCGCGGCCGGCTGATCCCCGATCCGGTGCCTGGTCTCGAAGCCGACGCCGAAGCCCTCGACCGGTACGCCGCCGAATGCCGGGCCGCCGCCGCCGACGACACCCTGCCGACACCGTCCGGACCCCACTACCCGAGGAGGCACCCATGACCGACCGACCCAAAATGGAGATCCACTACGCGGACGGGTGGGCCGCCCTGTACGTAGACGGCCAGGTCGACCCCGACACCGTCGGCGACTCGCACCTTGCCGAGGAGCGCGCCTTCGAACTGCTCGGGGTGAAGCAGGTTCAGAACGACGCGTTCATGTGCGGCCAGTCGCAGCGGGACGGTGTCGCCCCGAGGCTCGACGACGTCGCCGCGTACCGGAAGGAGCGGGACGCCCGTCGCGCCGAGGCAAACCGGCTCCGCAGGCAGGCCGCCGAACTGCTCCAGCAGGCAGACACGCTGGACACGAGCCGGTGAGCACCGACCGGATCCTCACCCAACGCGACCACCTCACCGCCATGGTCGCCCTCGACACGATCGCACCACTCACCACCCGGGTCCGGAGCTTCCTCGCCCACGGCCGCCGCATCACCCTCACCAAGAGGTACACCTACGAGGACAGCCCGCCGGAGGTCACCGTTGGTCTCGCCCTGAACGCCGTTGACGTGTGGAAGCAGCCCGACGCGGCCGGCTTCACCGTCCGACTGAAACCCGGCATCCTCGTCCAGTTCGGGATGGCCGCCTACGCCTCCGACGGCGATGTCACCGAGCAGGCGGCGTGGGCCCGGTATCACGCCGACACCGACCGGCGCCGGAACATGACCCGGGTCGACATCACCGGTGGGCTACCCGACGACGGCCCCGCCCGTGACGACCGGATCGCCATCCGGGCATGGAACCAGCACGGGGTGTGCACCGAAACCGTGGTGGCATTTGACCCCGGCCCCGACACCGACATGGTCGCCCGGCACCTGTACGTCCGCGACTGGGACACCGACACCCACGACGCCGCCCACCGCTGGGACATGGGCAACGTGTCCGAGTTGCAGGTGGCCGACTACCGGGAGGCCGCCCGGAAGCTCCTCGCCGCCATCAACGAACCGGAGCGGTGACGATGACTGACTACCTCGACCCGGCCGACGTAGCTGCCCTCAGGATGTTGGCCGGCGCTAACTTCCTCCATGGGGCGAGCGTCGTCCTGCCTTCTGGGCGGACGCTCGACCCCAACGAGGTTCAGGCGCTCGCGTCGGCGTACGCGCCATCAGCACGGGACGGCCGAGAAGAGGCCGACAACCCTGAAGTTGGCGTGGGGCCAGCCGTCGATCTGTACCTCGCGGGAGGCGGCAACCCGGCGAACGCGCGAACCATGGCCCTGCTCCGTGAGGCAGACCGGGGCGCCGCACGCCGACAGCGTCCGGTAGCCGGTACACCGGTCGCGCCCGAAAGTGTCCTACTGAAGACCCCGAGGTTGCCTTCCTGGCCCTACAGGTATCCGCCCCTGAGTTGGCTGCACGCGGCCATTTCGTGGTGCGGTGACACCCCGTTCCGGGTCGCAGTCACGATGACAACGTGCGTCGCAGGCGGCATCCTGGTGGTGGTCCTCTGTGGCTGACCTGACCGACGCCGAACGGCTGGCCGAAGCCAGCGAGACCATCATCGGCGCCATCGAGAACGGCCCGTGGGTGCTGATCCCGGACCCCACCCTGCGCGCCCTGGTCGGCGGGTACGTCGCCGAAACCTGCCACACGGTGGCGTCCGCCGCCGGCCTCGACCAGGCCATGGAACGGGCCCACGACGCCATGCCGCAGCGGCTCGGCACTACCCTGCCGGTGGTGACCCCGGACGCCCGGGAGCGGATCGCGAAACACCTGTGGGTCGCCGACGCCGGTGACCCCGACACGTGGGACCGGATCCGGGCCGCCGAAACCGCGCTCGCCGAGTACAACGCCGCCGGCGGTAGCGCCCTTCGGCTGGTCGAGTCGGACCGCCGTGCCCGGCTGCTGGCGTGGGCGGACAAGATCCTGGCCATCGCCACCAGCAAGAAGGACTGACCGGCAACGCCGGAACCAACACCCAACAGAGCGGAGACCGCATGCACACCGAAGAGACCGTGGCCGAGATGCTGACCGAACCCGAGGACGGAACCCGTCTCGTCGTCCAGAACGGCGACACCGAGTTCAAGGTCATCTGGCGTGACGACGCCGAAGCCAAGAACTGGAGCCCCAACAAGACCGACCGCTGGTTCGACGCCGAAGACTCCGACCCGATGGAGCTGTACCAGCACGTCAAGTACGCCACGGCCGTCTACCCCCTCGGGGAACCGCTGGCCGTTTACGGCCGCTGACCCGACAACACGAAAGCCGGCCACCCGAACAGGGCGGCCGGCTTCGTCGTGTGTGCGTCAGGCGCCGAGGATCTGGTCCCGCCAACGCCACGCCAGGTCGATGCACCCCGCCCCGGCCGGTGCCACCCGGCCGCCGGCCAGCAGCTCCCGAATCGCCTGCTCGGTGAACGGCACCGTCTCGGCCATCACACCCTCATCGTTCCGGTCGACGAAGTCAGCGCTCAACTCGTCGAACAGGTCCGGGTCGATCACGGCGACGGTCAGCACCTCACCGATCAGGGTCAACGCGTCCAACGCCACCCCGAGCGCGTACACCCGCAACCTGCCGTCGGCCCGCGCCGCGTCCAGTCCGGCGAACGGCTCCACGGTGTAGTCGACCGGGTCCCCGTCCCCGCCGGCCTCGGCCAGGCCCAACAGCTCCTCGCTGTACTCCCGCTGAATGTTCCGCCACAACGAGAAGTCAGCCGCGGCCCCGGCCGGTAGGACCGACGACGGCTGGAAAATCCCGCTGGGGATCACCTGCAACATGCCGCCGGCCGACGCCACCGAACGCGGATCCCGCCGGTGCAGCAAGAACGACGGCTCCGACCCGCCCCGGATCGTCAGCGTCGAGATCGCCGACACCAACGGCCGGCGGCCCAAGTCGAACGGGTCGCCAATCAACTTCCGGTACGGCAGGTCCCGCAACGCCGTCGGCCGCACCTGGCCGCCGTCGAGCGCCACGTAGGCCAGCTCGTGGGCGACGACCTCCGCGATGTCGACCGACGCGAAGTAGCTGCTGTCGGCGTACGCCATCTGCCCCGAACCGCCGGCCCAGCCGATGTCGGTCAGCCGCCAGCACATGCGGTTCTCAAACAACCTCGGCTGGGACAAGTCCCGGATCGCGTGCGTGTACCGGGGGTACCGGCGGACCAGGGTGTTCATCGGCCGCACCAGCGCCGACGCCTCCTCCGTCCCGTCCAGCACCGGCGGCATCGCGGCCGGGTCCGCGCGGAGCTCGACGTCCCGCAGGTCGACCGGGCCGTCCGGCAACCACCCGGGCCCGGCGATCAGGCCGGTGTCGCCGAGCGCAGTCGACCCGTACAAGCCGGCAGCGGCCAGGGCCAGGCGCCGCCGGTTGCCGTTGAGCGCGGCCCGGGTGGTCCGCCACTGCTGTTGGCTGTCGGCGACACGCGGATCCAACTCGTCGGTCATGAACTCCCAATCGTGAGGCTTCCGAGGTTTCGGCACGGTGGGGGAGGACAGGCCAAGCTGGTCGACCGTGGTCCCGAGGGCGGTCGCAAGGTGACCGCGGTTCCGGACCCCTGGCTGCACGACACCTGTTTCCCACCGTGACACCGACCGGCCCGTAACCGCGCTACTGCGGCCCGCAAGACGGTTGATCTCGTCCGCCAGGCCCTCCTGGGTAAGCCCCTTGCTTTCGCGCAGCTCGCTAAGTCGGTTCGGTGTCCCGTTCATGTTCACCGCCTCGGTGCGCTCATCGGATCAGCAATCCGACACCAGCGTATGGGCAGCCATTCAGCAATGCGCATGGGCTGCTGACCGGCTGCGGTGCAAATGCCGTTCCCTGCGGCGCTCGACCGGATCACGGTGGACATCAGCAGGTGATCAACGGCAGGGCGGGAGTGGAACGTGGTCCTACAAGCCATCGGGGTGGTCGGCGTCGCGCCACTTTCGCGACTCGGCCAGCACCGCGAGCACATCCTCGGGGTGGCACAGCCGGTCGCCGGATGGGTCGAGTCGGTATCGGATCAGGATCCGCTTCGCGCCGAATCGGGCGCCCTTGGTGAGCCAGCGGTCGACGCTGGACCGCGATGCCGGTTTGCCGGGACGCCCGAACAGGATCATCAGGTCACCGATCTTGACCTCTTCGCCCTCGTTCAGCCGCCGCTCGACATCGGCCGCGTTCTCTTCGTCCACGCTTCGCCCCCTCACCCGTGTTGGCGGTGATCTTAACCGCGACTTCGGGGCGAGGCGTACAGCCGGACGGCTCGACGCTGCGGGTGTCACGGTGAATCAGTGTACCGCTCATCTCTGTCATGCCGAGTATCCCGGATAGCCCGATCATCCCGAGTGTGGCACACTTCGACAAGGAAGACCCCCACGAACCCAGACCCAAGCGATGAGGAGGAAGGCCCGTGATCCAGACCGCCACGGCCCAGTCGAGCCCCGGCATCCCCGGTTGGCTGACTCCCGTCGCCGACTTCGTTGCGACGTACGCATCCGCGTTCCTCTTCGGAGCCGGAGCGGTCGGGGCGGTGCTCGCCATCACCATGCTCGCCAAGTTCCTCCGCACCGGGCACGCCCACAAAAAGCTCGGCAACCTCGCGGTCCTACTCGCCACCGGCTTCGCCATGGAAGGCATGTTCGAGGTCGCCCGACACCGACTCGACCTCACCTTGGCGCTCGCCGTCGTGTTCTGCGCGACCTTCGAGATCCTTGCCGCCTGGTTGGGGGCGCTCGCCCGCCACAAGCGCAAGCTCGACCCGCTCGCCGACATCGCCCGCTACATGAGCGGGCTGTGGGCCGTAGCCATCGTCTCCGGAATCATCGCCTGCACCGCCGGCAACAACCTCACCGAAGTCCTGCTCCGCCTCGTGAGCCCCTGCGCCGCCGGCCTGGTCTGGTGGATCAACCTCATGGCCGACCGGCCGGCGACGACCACCACCCGGCCCCGGTCCACGTGGATTTACACCCCGCGAGAGATCTGCATCCGCCTTAAGCTCATCCGGCCCGGCGAGCAGGACATCAACGTGGCCGCCCGGGAGCATCGGGTCAACACCATGCTCCGGGTCGCCGCCGGCCTCGTCACCGCCGACCCGGTCCGCGGCCAGAAGCTCGCCGACAAGCTGAGCCGCCTCGCCACCGACGACGAAGACGTGGTGACCGAGGTCGCCGAGCGGTACCGGCGAGGCGCCACCGTCCAAGAACAGATCTTCGGCCGCATCCTGATCCAGCCACACACCCGGCTCACCGCGGCCGTCACCGTGCCGGCCGCATGGTGGGAGGGCATCCTGCCGCACCGACGGGTTCGCCGGCTCGCTGCCGTACTGGCCACCGAGCAAGCGAACGCAGCCGCAACCCTGGCCGCCGCTCACGCCGAGACCGAACGGGTGAGTGGGTCTCTCGCCGAGATGACCGAGCTGTTCGAGACCGCCTCCACTGAGGCGCAGCGAGAGAGTGAGAAGGCCACTCAGGCTCTCAACGCCCAGCGCGCTGCCGAGAGGGACGCGTCCGAGAGTCGACGAGAGATTGAGAGGGTGCGGGCAGAGGTCACCGCTGCGATCGAACGCGAGAGGGCAGCCGTTGCCGCCCGGGTCGCCGCCGTACGAGCTGAGACCGACGAGACTGCCCGGCGGGTTCAGGAACTCGACCGGCAACTCATCGAGACGCGCGCTCTCACCTCTCACGCCAAGCAGACCATCGCCGACCTGCGGGAACGCCTCGCCGACCAGGAAGCACTGCATCGCCGGGAGCTGGACGCCACCATCGGCCGAATGAGCGCCGAGAGGGCAGCCGCCGTCGCGACCGCCCGAGAGGAAGCTCTCGCCTCTCGCCGGGACCGCCCAGCACCCGCCCGCCGGGACAGCGGTGAGAGGACTCCCAAGAGCGGGGGCGACTCTCGCTCACCGGAGTGGACCGATCAGCAGTTGCAGGCGTTCAAACTCCGCGACAGCAACCCGGCTCTCACCGTGAAGGACATCGCCGATCAGATCGGTGTGGGTGAGAGCACCGTCTTCCGGTGGTTCCAGCGCCGCAAGGAAGCGGCCAAGACTCTCGCTCCGGCGGTGCCGACACTCCCGCTCCCGGACCCCCGTCAGCCCGTGACCGCCGGCACGAACGGCACCCACGTCAACACCGAGAAGTGAAGGAGACCTACATGGAGAACACACCCGTCACGGTTGACGCCGTCCGGTCCAAGCGCCGACAGGCGCCCCCGGCCCCAAGCCCGCTCCCTCTGTCGACCGGCCTGTTCAGCGTGAGTGGCGTCGTCGGGGTCCTTGGAGCGGTGTCCGTCTACGCAAATCGGCCCGAACAGGCCGCAATCGTCCTCTCGGTCATGGCGCTACTGCTGATCACAGCGGTCGCCGAGCGAATCAAGGAGCGGCGGCCGTGAGACGCACCGAGATCGAACCGCACCAAAACCGACCGGCGGCACCCCTGATCTACGGGCTACTGGCGGCGATCCTCGTCGTTCTCCTGGCTGGATTCCTCCTCGGCCTCTGGCGGTCACTCTAGGTGATTGTCGGGTTGTCGGTCCGACAACCCGACAAGCCGATGTGGGTACTCCGTCTCCAGGTCAGACCCCAACCCTGGCGGGTCGACAACACAACCGACAGCCCGACAACCGACAACCCGACAACACGTAGCGTCACAGAAGGAGGGTCCATGACTACCGAAGTCGCGACCCCACCAGCGGTGGAGAAGCCAAGCCCTGCCAAGGCACCCAAGGCGCAACCCACCGCCGACAAGCCCACCACCGTCCTCACCGTGCCCGCGAAGCCGGCTGCGGTTACCGGCGCCAACGTGGTCGCAATCGGCGGCACCGCAGCCGCTGCCGCCGGCCCGGTTGGTTGGGCTGTCGCCGCCGTCGTAGCCGGTGGCGCGGTCGCCGGGTACACCGTCCGCCGGGCGGTGATCCGCCGCAACGCGAAGGCTGACGGCGGCGGGACCCCGGGTGTCGGTCCTCTGTTCAGTGGCCGGCCACCTGCCGGCGGGGGGCGTAACAAGGGCTCGCGTGCCGGGGGAGGGGCGTCGAACCGGGCCGGGTCTGGCGGTACGAGCGGTGGTCGGTCGGACCGGTCGGGTGGCTCCTCGCGCACCGCAGCGCAGAGGGCGAAGTCGGCGGGCCGCAGCCTCCTGGACCGGCTGGGCCGCAAACCCGGCGGAGACAAGTCACCGGGCGGTGGGGGCGGGCGCAACAAGCGCACCACTGGAGGGCCGGCAAGCAAGATGAGCCGGGCCGCCGGCCGGGCCGCAGCCAGCGCAGCACGAGGGCTGTGGAACGCGGTCAAAGCACAACGGACCGCAGCCGCGAAGAAGAAGCAAGACCGCGCTGCCGCCGGCAAGAAGACGAAGCCTCAGAAGGCGTGGGGGTGGGCGCGGAAGATCACGCGCCGGGTCCTCGGAAAGAAGGACCAGCCCAAGCCGGCCGCTAAGACACCCACGACGAAACCCGAAGCCCCGCGCGTGACCGGCGACAAGGTCCGCCGCGGTCAGGCGCCCGACGCCACCAACCAGAACCCGAGCAAGCCGGCGACCAACCGGGCCGCCCGCACCACCGAAAGGAACCCTCTCATGGGTAACAACAACGCACAGCAGAGCACCAGCCCATTCTGGGCGGCGGCCCGGCAGGTCCACGCCACCGCAGCCCAGCACAAGCCCCGTGGCATGCTCGCCCGCCGGCAGGAGGCATTCGAGATGCCCGCCGCGCTCGGTGAGATCGCCGCCGGTCTGCGGCTCCTCGCCCAGACCCACACCTCCCAGGAGCCCCTGGAGCCGGCGTACGCCGCTGCGGTCATGCAGGTCGCCGCCACGGTCGAGTCCGCCGCCCAGGCGTCCCGCCACCTCGCCCCCGCCTTCGACGCACTCCACTCCGTCCAGGTCCGCCGGCTGTTGCAGCCGAAGGTCGGCGAGGACATGTGGGACACCGTCAACAACAAGCCCTGATCGGACGACGACGATGACGACGAGCAAGCGACGCCAGAACAAGAACTGGCAGCTCGACTGGGCTGGCCGGCACGGCACCGCCTGGGGCACCGTCAACGCCTGCCTCACGGTGGTGTCCGTGGCGGTCGTCGGCCGGTACGTGCAGGGCTGGTGGCCGATCCGGGAAACCCCGATGCTGCTGTTCGCCGCTGCGCTGACCGTGCTCGCCGTCGTCGCCGTTCTCGGCCGGGCGGCGGTACGGAAGACCGGCACACCGGGCGCGACCGTCTTCTACCAGGTGTGCTGCATGGTCGGCGCCGGCATCTGGGTCATGTTCATGTACGCGGCCGACCAGTGGACATGGCGGTCGGTGATCTCCGGTGTCGCCGCCCTCGCGTTCGCGGCCATCGTCGCCGGGGTGCTCGCCGGGCTCGCGTCCGACGACCCACCCCCGGCAGACGACGAGAAGAAGGAGGAGGAGGTTCCAGCTCGGCCGACCGTCGGCCCCGACGGGAACCCGGACGAGACCCTGCCAAAACGCAACGCCCTCGCGATCGAGTGGGAAGAACGGCTCAACCGGCTGTGCGACGTGCCGAAGGGCAGCACCGTGCAGGTGCCAAACGTCGAACTGTGGCCCAAGGGCAACGGGTACACCGTGGAAGCGGTCATGCCGGCCGTTGGTGGGTTGTCGTGGAAGACGGTCAACCAAGCGGCCGACTCGCTCGCCAACGACCTCGACCTTGACGAAGGGTGCCGCCTGAACGTCGAGATGGGGCCGTCCCGTCGGGTCGCGCTCATCGAGGTGATGACCCAATCGACCTTAGGGGAGGACCAACCGTACGGGGACGACTACAGCCCTCTGTCGATCTACGACCCACTCCCCGGTGCCGTACGCGATGACGGCACGGAGATCGGCCCCGAACTGCGGTCGAAGTGCATGCTCCTCGTCGGCGAAACCGGGTCCGGTAAGACCAACGCCGGCAACGTCATCGGCGTAGGCGTGGCCCGCTGCCGCGACGCCCTGCTGTGGGACATCGATTTCACTGCCGGCCTGTACCTCAACCTCCTCGCCGCGTTCATGGCAGGCAAGGCCAAGCAGCCGGCAGTCGACTGGGCGGCGTGGGACGAACACGAAGCCCTGCTGATGACCCGCGCGGCGATGCGCGGCCACCGGGCTCGGAAGTCCGGCTACCTGGAGCTGATGCGCGAGGTCGATGACGACAAGATCCCCGTGTCGGCGGAGGTGCCCGAGGTGGTCATCCGGGCGGACGAGATCAAACGCATCACCGGTGCCCCCTCCGAGTACCCCGAACTCAAGCAGCACCTCAGCGACATCATTTTTGAGGGGCGTGCGGCGGCCTTCCGGGAAGTCCTCCTCGGGCTCCGGGCCACAGCGGACATCGTCGACACCGGCATCCAGGCCCAGTGCGGTGTGATCGCGGTGACCCGGGCCAAGTCCGACGCCGAGTACGCGTGGGCGTTCGGGTGGCACTCCGGCGCCACCGTGGAAGGCGCACCCCACCCTGGGTGCGGCTTCATCTCATTGGAGTCCGGGGCGAAGCCAATCCCGGAGAAGTGGCGCAGGCTGCGCCCCAAGCAGTTGATGGAGGTAGGCATGGCCGTGGACGGTATTCAGCCACAGATGGACGAACTGACCCGGCTGGCACTCGACGGACGGAACCCGGACGGGACACCGATGCAGGGGCTCCTCCCCGGTGACCTGGACTGCTACTCGACTAGGTGGGAGAGGTTCCGGGACCGGTTCGGCGGTGACCACCCGTCGCAGCCGGGGCTGCCGACGCCGCCGGCCGACGATGTCGAGTCGAACGCCGCCCAGGGTGTGCGCAGCGAGGGCGACGAGCTGCCGACGCCGCCGGCCGGGCCGGTCGTGTCTCAGGCGCAGGCGCTTTCCGACCTCGCCGCCACGATGGCCACTCTTCAGGAGGCGGTCGCCAAGGCCAAGGCCGAGCACGGCGAGGATGCCAACCTGCCCCCGTATGACCCGCAACTGCACGCCGATTTCGATGCCATTCTCGAAGCCGAAGGGTTCGGCACTGATGTGGACTGGGGTGACCCGGACAACTGGGCAACGCTGGTGGAGAGCGCACCGCAGCCCGACGACGAGGACAAGCTGCTCAACCTGATCCGTGATGCCGGCCCGACCGGTGCCCGCCCTCGGGACCTGCTGAACCAGTTGAAGGAGCAGCACGGCATCGTCACCAGCCGGGACACACTCCACACCCGGTTGCGGGCTCTCCGCGACGCCGGCAAGGTCCACAACCGGGAACACGGCCGCTGGAAGCTTGAGACGAACTGATGCTCGGGCGGACTCATGCGCTGAGCGGCGCGACCGGCTGGGTAGCCGGCTGCGCCGCAGCGACCGCCGTCGGGGCGGCGCCCTCGATGCAGGTGATGGTCGTCGGCGGGTTGGTGTCCGCCGGCATGGCGATCTTCCCCGACATCGACCACCCGCAGTCGACGATCGCCCGCACCCTCGGCCCGGTCACCGGCCTGGTGGCCCGGGGCATCGCCGCCGGGGCGTCCCGGCTCCGATCCGCGTCGTGTGACCACTGCGCCACCGGCCGGCGGAAGGGCGGGCACCGGCAGCTCACCCACACCGCTCTGTTTGCCCTCGCCCTCGGCGGGCTGGTCAGCCTCGCCGGCTGGCTGGCCGGGGCGCGCGTCGGCCTGGTCGTCGTGTGGGTTGCGGTTGGGCTCGCCGCCCGGGTGCTCCTGTCCCGCCGGCAGCGCGGCACCCTCGGCGCCGTGTTGATCGCCTCGGTGGTCACAGCCGCGGTTGCGGTCACTACCGAGATGCCGTGGTGGTGGCTCGGTGGGCCAGTCGCGTGGGGAACGTTCGCCCACTCCCTCGGCGACGCGGCCACGAAGTACGGGGCGCCACTGTGGTGGCCGGCCCGGATTCGCGGGTGCCGGTGGGCGCGTGTCGGCATGTGGGAACCGTTGAGATTCACCACTGGCGATACAGTGGAGCGTGTGGTGTGGTGGTTTCTGCTGTTCAGCTCGATCGGCGGCACCAGCTACGTCCTCACAGGAAGCTGATGCGGTGGCCGATGGTTGGCATTGGGAGACCCGTGACGCGCAGGGCACAGTCCGCGCTCACGGGTCCGAACCGATGTGGGGCACCCCCGAAGACCAAGCCCGCGCCATCGGCCTGTGGGTGATGAATCAGATGGCCCAACTCGTGTGGGCCGCCGCCCCCGACTACGACCAGTTGGCTGGTGTACAGATCCGAGCCTGGTCAACCAAGCACCGGATTGAGGCGGTCGCCACCGGTGATGAGTGGCTGGAAACCCTGCGACCGGCCGATCGAGTCACCCCAGATGGTGCACCTCGGAAACGCGAGAGGGGCCGGCGTCCAGACCGGCCCCTTCAATGCGCGCAGGTGTCAGGCTAGCAGCCGTCGACCACGAGCAGTACCGTCGACAACACCTAACGGGACCGTCCAGGGTCCCGCCCATCACCCTCGTCCAGGAGGGCAGGATCAGTGCAGACCATCGGGGATAACATCGCCCGGATTCGTAAGCAGCGAACGATCACCCAGGAACACCTTGCCGAAGCTGCCGGCCTCAGCGTCGAAACGATCCGCAAGCTCGAACGGAATGAGCGCACGGCCGCGCGGATGTCGACCTTGAACAAGATCGCCCGTGTTCTGGGGGTTGCCACATCCACCCTGCTCGGCAACGTGGCCCGAGGTGCAGCCAACCGGGAGCCCGACTCGATACCCCTCGGTCTCGTCGACATGCGGCGAGCACTGACACCGGTACGCGGCCTCGGCGGGCAACTCGTTGAGGCGGGCCCCGAGCAAACCGCCCCCGCCTTGGATGATGTTCGGGACGCGATCCTGACCGCTAACCGGATGTACCACGCCAACGACTACACGAACACGCTGATGGTGCTGCCTGGCCTGCTTGGTGAGGCCCGAATGCTGGTCGACATCACCGATGGGGACGAGCGCCTGACCGCGCACATCCTTGCCGCCCGCGCGCATCAACTCGCAGGCAGGCTGATGATCCAAATGCGTCAGGTTGACCTGGCGCACGCCGCCCTGACGTTGGCGCTCGACCACGCCGACCAGTCCGGTGACGAACTCACCGGCGCGGCAGCTATCGGCCCCATGTGCTGGCTGCTGCTGCGGCAGGGGCGGCTCGGCGAGACTGAGCAGTTGGCCATCAGTACAGCCGACCGAATCGAACCTCGTATGTCCCGGGCTCGGCCTGCTGAGGTCGCCCTGTGGGGTGAGATGTACGTGCGGGCGGCGGCAGCCGCGGTACGGGACAACCGGGACAACGACGCCGATCAGATGTTGGACCTTGCTGCCACAGCGGCGCAGCGCCTCGGCGACGAAACCGATGAGGTCATCGCAACCGGTGGAATCGACCTGTCGACCGGGTCGGTGGCGATGATGAGGGTGGAGGCTGCGGTGATCGCGGGCCGCCCGGATCGGGCGTTGACGCTCTCTACCGGCATTGAGCGGTCTCCGCAGGTCACCCCGTCGTCCCGCCAGCGGCATCGTCTTGACGTTGCGTCGTCGTACGCCCAAACGGGGCAGTACGCCGAGGCGACCGGTGTGCTGCTGGAGATTCGGGAGCAGGCTCCCGCGTGGATTCGTCAGCAGCGGTATGCCCGAGACATCGTGGAATCCATTCGGGATGTGCGACGCAGGGCGATGACGCAGGAGATGGCGGACTTGGCGAAGCTGGTCGGTGTAGACGTCTGACCAGGGAAACCTGTACCGCATGTACCAGTTGGGACGGTGCGTACACGAAGTGGTACGCACCGTCCCTTCACCTTCTGTGATCGTCTGGGGACGATCGGAGTAGGCGCGGCGACTAGTTCCGTGAGGGGTACGTAGTCGCCGCGCCTCCCGATCGGCGCCGGGCCGACTTCCCCCGTGGTGGGCCCGGCGCTTCCCTTTGGTGGGGGAGCAGACGGGCGTCACCCCCACCCGCGACCGAGGTGGGCGAATGACGAACAGCAGCAGGCGAAAATACTTCAACGACGGGCAGGAGCCCGAGAGCGGGCCGCTGCCCGAACCGGAAACCCCACCAACCCCCAAGCCCGCACCGTCCCCGCCGCCGGTGGTCGAGCCGCCGGCCGACGTGGTTAGCCTCATCGCCGCCACGATGGTCATGGGACGCTCCGGCACCCCGCACGCCCAGGCTCTGATCAGCCGCAACCGCAGTCGGCGCTGGCGGCGGATCGGATGATGGCCGTGGAGGACTCCCGCCCGCACGGCACGATCATGCCGCCGCAGGTGTGGCCGGCGATGCTCGGCAACGCGAGGGCGATCGTCGAAGCGCACCTCAACGAGCAGGAGTGTGGACTGTGCCCGGCGTATCGGCGGGGCGAGTGCGCCCGGTTGGCGTGGGCGAACCGGATGCTCGCCGACCCGGTGATGCTCGCGGTCGAGCGTGCCGCCGAGTCTGGAACACGACCGGTTACGGTCGGCGACCTGCCCGCAGTACCGGACGGCACGGTGGTGCACCTGGCGCCGGGGGACTGGTCCGACGGGCGTACGACGCAGACGCTGACCACGAACGTGAGGGTCCTGCGGGTGCATACCGACCGGGCGGACCCGAACGGAACCCAGGTGTGGGTTACCGGCCACTGGTTGGAGTGCGGGTGGGAGTCGGTGCCGCCGCATCCGCCATGCGCGGAGGTGCTGGTGGAGGCTAGGGCTGTCCTGACCGCGCTTGTGGCGTTGGCGGGATCATGAGCCGCGTTGATGAGCCGTTGACCCGGGCCGCGATCTGGGAGGCGGCGGCGATGACGATCGCCCAGCACGAGGGCCGGGGCACCTCCTATGCCCCCGGTACTTGCGCCTGCTGTACCCCGGACGGGTGCGCCCAGCTCGCGTGGGCGGTGGCGATCCGGGCCGGCCGGAGCGCGGTGTACCCGGAACCGCAGCATCAGCCGGTTGATCGGTTGGCAGTCGCCCTGTGACCGATGAGGACGGCGCGGGGTTGACGAAGGTCACCTACAACCTGACGCCGGGTGCGCTTGATGCCCGGGACGAGTTGGTTGCGGGGTGGCGGGTGACGAGGACGAGGGCGGTGGATCGGGCGTTGCGTGTTGCCGCGATGGTGCATCGTATTGCGCCGGATGGGCATATGCGTGTGATGCGGGATGACGGGTCGGTCGCGGACGTGTATTTCGTTTGAGTTGGCGGGGTGGTTGCCGGTTCGCCGGTTGATGAGTGCTGTTCTTTTTTTGCACAACAGAAACACGACTTACATTCATGTGTGTCTATTGACTGATGGAAGACTGGCCCTCTAATGTCCTTCGCTATGAGAACACTCAGCCGCCGCGCAATCGCGGCGACCCTCGCCGTCGTAACCGCCCTCACGGTTATCGGCAACCCCGCCGTAGCGGCATCGGCCTCCTTCACGCCCCCTGCCGAATCGACGATCTCCAGCAGCGCGATCACCGGCCCAGTCCCCGCCCCATTCGCAAGCTGGGACGCGCTTTTCGCGCGGCAGGCCCTGATGAACAGCGCTCTCGACGCGATCCGGGCCGCCGACCCGGTCGACAACTACGGCGGCGCGGTCGCCGACCCCTCCAAAGACGCGTTGGTCATCTACTGGCGCGGTGAGATGTCGCCGGCAGCGCAGGCCGCCCTGGTCGAGCACCGCAAGCGCGTGCCGATCAGCGTCATCCCGGCCCGGTACACGGAGGCTGAACTGCTGGCTGAGGCCCAGCGTCTCAGCGCCAACCGGGAGATTGCCGTCGTCGGCCCGGCCGCCGACGGAAGCGGCCTGGTCATTCAGGGTCACGACGGCGCCCCCGGCGCGGCCGTACGCCAGTGGGTGTCGACAACGTCCCCCGGTGTCGCTGTTCGGTACAGCACCGCACCGGCCGACAAGATGATCCCCGCGACCCGGCAGAACGACAGCTCGCCATGGTCGGCCGGTGCGCGTACCGACGACTGCACCACCGGCCCGGTTGTACGCCGGGGGACGTCCGCGATCCGGATTATGTTCGCGGCCCATTGTGGCGGCAACGGCACGCAGGTGTTCGACAACAACGGTGAGCTAATCGGCACGGTCGAAGACGCCAACGCCACGGCCGATCACTCGCTTATTGTCCCCAACATTTTGGGCAGGGGCTGGACATGGGACGGCCCGGTCCAGTCAACCCAGGCCAAGGCGGTCGCCAGCGCGGGCGCCCCGGTCCTCGGTAACTGGTACTGCTCGTCGGGTAGCCATTCGGGCATCATCTGCACCATCCAGATGACCGAGGGTTTCGCCATGCGCGGCGGGATCGGCCCGCTCGCGCTCGGCGACAAAGACGTGGCCACTCTGCCTGCCGGCGGGCAGGGTGACTCCGGCGCCCCGATCTACGACCTGACCGGAGCAAAGGTGATCATGCGTGGCCAACTCAAGCAGATCAGCACCAGCCGCCTGGTGCCCTGCCAAGGACTCGGCGGTCGCCTCTGCTCCTCCCGGATTGCGTTCTCATCCGTGCCTGCGTCGATGTCCGCACTCGGTGTGGGAATCGTGACCGGGTAACCAATCGGTGGAGCCGTTCGGGGCAGTATGCCCGTCATACTCCCCGAACGGCTTTACTCTCCGTATAGGAACAACTATCAAGAGGTGATCATGCGCACACGCACACCGCTTACCGTCGGCGCCTGCATGCTGCTGGCGATCGTGACGCTCGGAGGATGCGGGCAAGCTACGGCCGCCAACGAATCGGCCCCGGTGCCCCCGCAGTCGACGGAGTACCCAATACCCCGCCCGACCACCCCGCCCCCGTCGAACTCCCCCGTGCAGTCAGAGCTGACCAAATACGCGGAGCAGGTACAGGCGCTCGGCGAACGCCCTGAGTACCGCTCCGTGTACGCCGGGGTGGAGACCGACATCTCCGGAAACCGGCTACTTGTCCACAGTCGCGAGTCCTCCACGTTCGCCGCAGCGGTACGAGCTGTCGTACCGGAGCAACGGCTGTGGCTCCGGGAGGTGCCCCTGAGCGCGGACCAGTTGGCCACCGGTGTGACCGACATCAGCGGAGACATCGCCGACTGGAAGGGCCGAGGTATCGAGATCCGGAGCGTGGGGGCGCAGCCGGGGCTTGGGTGTGTGGAGATCGGTGTGGCGCAGCCCGACCGTGACCGAGAGACCTTGGTCGCCCACTACCAGGCGACCGTGCCGGTGTGCGTGATCCTGGGGAGCGTCCTGATCCCCGCCGCAAGCTAGTTTCGACGATCGCCGCCGACCCGAGAGGCGGCGAGCCAGAAGGGGCGTCCCGGTTGGGTGCGCCCCTTCTGGTATTCCGAGGGAAGGTCTCATGTCGCAAGCCGAATTCCGAGAGCTGTTCCGCGCCACCCGACACTCAGCGGTCCACCTTGAACTCCGCAACAGCTACGAGATCGACGCCCCCCGGCGTCAGAGCGAAATCCATCCCGACCCGGCCGTCCGGTCGACCTGGTGGACGCCGTGGCTCAATGATGTGGATGCCGCGAGAAAGCGCAAGGTGACCGTGCGCCGGGCACGGATGGTTGATGAGCCGGTGTCCGAGTACATCCGTTGGGAGCACTCCACCACCTGGCGCAACCTTTGCTGCGGGGGAGGATGTCCGGTGGCTTCCTCGCCGGCTGGCCACCGGGCTGCTCGTGCCGGTCCATGACTTCTGGCTGTTGGACGGCGAGGTGCTTGCGGTCGCGCACCACGGCGGTGACGGGCAGCTCGTGGAGGTGGAGATCCTGCGCAAACCGGCGCTGGCGGCGATGCACGCGGAGGCGTTCGAGCAGGTGTGGGAGTTGGCGGTGCCGCACGCGGATTACGTGCTGGCTGCCTGAGCCGAGAAATCGCCACACGCGGCAAATTTGTTGCCAGCCTCCTTGACTTGCCCGATCGGGCTGGCAACATATTTGCCATGACGACGGTTCGAATCGCCCCCCTTGAAAAGCCCACGGCGCTCTACCGCCACGCCAACAACAAGGTCATGCCCACCTACCTCCAGCTCAACTTGCAGAACGGAGCACTGGAGGCAATCGCCGAGGAGACCACCAACGACCCGCCGGAACGAGCCATACCCGGCAGCGCGCTCGAAGGACGGGTGCGGCGGTGGCTCATCCCGCTACTGACCGCCGAGGCCGCGAACGCCCTGCTCACCGAAGCCGGCCCGCTGGCTCAGAGGATCCTCAACGGCGTCGACATCCGCCGCACTCGCGACTCCAGCGCCGAAGGCGTCGCCACCCTGAACGACGACGCCCGCGCGGCCGATGACGAACTTGACGTGCTGATCCAGACCTACCAGGGCGCCCCCACCATCAGCGAGATGCCGGCGGCCACATGGCACGCCGACGAGGAGCCCACCGAGATCGCCGACGACTGGGGCATCACCGCATCCTCCGACGATGCCAAGCTGGACCGGGTGGCCGTTGAGATCGCCGCCGAAATCGAGGCGAGCGCCGACGCCACGTACGTCCCAACGGGCGTGCTGGACTACCTGCGCGAGGTACGTGACGGGCTCCGGGATGCCGTCCGGGCGGAGCTTAGCGAGGTAGCTGACCAGCGGGCACGGCTGACGGCTCGCCGCGACAAGTTGATCCGCCGGATCCGGTCCTGGGACGTCGACTCTGACCGGTCGATCGGGATGCTCGCGGGTGTGTCGCACACACAGGTGCAGAACATCGCCAAGGTCAGCGCCGGAGAGGGCGCCGTTGTGCGAGAGATCGCCGACCGTGTGTCCAAGGGCCACGGCCTGGATGACATCGCCGACGATCTCAATGCTCGGGGGGTATCCGTCCCCGAGGACGTACGGAAGTCGGCCCCGTAACCTAACGAAGACCGTTGTGGTTACCACAACAGGAGTGTTACTGTAACCACAACAGACGCGGGAGGAGAGGTGAGCGAACATGACCGACCGTAAGCCCGTCACCGACGGCATACCCACTGACGTTGCCTGGCAGGAAGGCCGCCGCATCTACATCAGATGCGGCTACAACAGCAACCTGAACAAGCAACTCCTGGAAATCAACGCGAAGTGGGACGGCGACGTTGGCGCCCGGTACGTCGGCACCACCCGCCGAGACGCCGTGCTCCCACTGGTGCAAGCCCACGTCGAACGCATCGCCGCCGCGACCGCCATCAAGACCGCCGGCCGCTGGATCGCCATTCCGTACGAGGCCGAGGCGATCCGGGAGCACGCCCAAAGCCTCGGCGGCAAGTACGACAAGCCGACCAAGCGGTGGGCAATGCCCAGCGCCGATACCCTGGCCGACGTTCACCAGCGCGTCCACGACTGGACCGCAGCGGTCGAGGCGAAGCGGCAAGCCGAACGAGAGGCCGAGAAGGAAGCGCGCGCGGCGGCCGAGCGTGAAGGTCGGGACGCAGCAGCCGCGGCCAAGGCATCCCGGGAAGAACGCCTGATCGCCTCGTCGGGGCGCACCATCATGGAGGATCGGGGACAGGTCCGATCGCAGCGCCTACACGGGTGGATGCGCCGGCCGGAAGCGGAGCAGCGCAAACCTCAACCCGGAGACGTCCGCAAACTGCGGGACGGCCGCCGGGTGCTCGTCCTGAACAGTGAGGTGTGGTTCGCCTCCCAGGACGCGATCGATGACGGGCTCGCGGCGGGCGTCAACCTGTGGGAGGACCCCGGCTGGTTCTACAACTACAACTTCGTTGTGGTGGAGCCGACCGCCGAGGAGGTCGAGGCTGACCGCCAGGAGAAAGCCGAGCAGGACGACCTGACCGAATTGGCGGAGGTCATGAAGCTTGCGGATCGCACCCCGCGCCAAGCTGTTGACTCGTTGACCAACCTGGAAGGGGCGACGATCACCGAGGACTCAGCCGGCGGGATGACCATCCACGGCGGGCAGATCACCGTCACCCCCACCGACGAGGTGTGGTACCAGCACCCGGGTTGGTACGACGACTATGTCCGTACAGAAGGCCGGGTGGATGATCCGGAGTTGATCGCGCGAGTGCGCGCCATCATCGCCGGTGGAGACCGCCGCCGGGGAGCCTACGCGGTAAAGGAGTTCCAGCGGTGACGAAGCGCGAACCGGTGTCGGTAGATGAAGCCGACCCGGTAGGGGCCACGGAAATCGCCGAACGGGCCGGGGTGGGGCGGCCTGCTGTGGAGCGGTGGCAGGAGCGTCACGCCGACACGTGGCCCGAGCGCCGGTGGACGGTGGGCGGTCGGCCGGCGTGGGACTGGGCGGTGGACATCGTGCCGTGGCTGGAGGCGACGGGTCGGATCGAACCGCAAGTGCGATCCCGCTCCACCGCAGCGAACCGGCGACGCCGGCTGAGTATTGAGCGTTCGCCCGAGACGGCCCGACCTCGGATCCGCGCCGAGGTGATGGCGTACGACGAGCCGATGGACCAGCAGCGGTTGGACGGCGCCGCCGAGGTGGAGGCGATGGTCGACGAGATTCTTGCCGCATGGCTGGCCAACCCGGTCGGTCACCGCAACGGCCTGCGCGGGTTCACCGAGCGCTGGTTGCGGGACCACTACGCGACCTGGCGAGCGCCGTCCCCGGCATCTACCCACGCGCAGACCGGAGGTCTTGAGGCATGACAGCACCGATCATCGTCAACGCGGTCGACGGGCACCCGGTCTGCGCCGGCCCCGCCGACACCATCCAGGCGGCCCTACGTGGGGCGCAGCCGCTCACCATCACCGGCAAGCACGCCACCGGCGACACCGTGTACCTCGCTCCGCGCGACGGCGCCGACATCGCCCGTACCGTGCCCCACCCGGTGCACGGTGACATCCACTACGCCTGGGTCGACACCGCCCGGATGGGCGACGCGCCACAGCTCTCCGAGTTGTACCGCGATCGGGCCGCTCAAGGCAGGATCGCTGCCATGCAAGCAGAGGACCGCGGCCGGGCGATGGTGCCGGCGTGCGACAACTGTGGGGAGTGCTCGCGCTGTGTCTGACCCGATCGAAGGACGGCTTGGAACCCTGGTGCTCGGGGGCTGGATTGCGCCCGCACCGACAGGCCACGACGAGGCGTTCTTTCTCTTGACCACCCCCGACAAGCGGGCGGCGCTGACGATGCCCGTGGTCGCTGCGACCCTCGGGCTCGGTGCGGCCGGCACGGTGACCGAGCGCCCGGACCCGGAGGTGCGGGTCGAGATCGGGGCCGACGGGTGGGCCACCCTGCACACCCCCGGTGGCGAGCGCTTTACCCGGCCGGTCGCGGCAGAGTGGGCGCAGATCGCGCACGAGCGCGGGCAGGTAGTGCTGTGCGTCGGGATGGCGCCGATGCCGCCCGGGATGAATGAGGACGCCTACACCGATCGGTACGGCGTCAAGATTGCACTCGGGCTTGTCCCAGCAGCGAGGGTGCCGGCGGGGGAGCGCTGATGGGATCACCGCCGGCCTACTGGGACCTTTCGGACCTGGCCGCTACCGGTGACCTCGCCAGCGAGTTCGAGGTCAACAACGCGACGATCTCGAACTGGGCGGCCCGCTACCCCGACTTTCCTCGCCCCCTGGCCACGCTGTCGACCGGCCCGGTCTGGTCCCGGTGGATGGTCCGCCAGTGGCACGACAGCCGAGATTGGCAGCCGGGTCGGCCACGTAAGCAGACACTTCCCGAGCCGGATTGACGACCACAGAGGAGACCACGATGGCCGCAGGGCCTACACCGGCATCAACGAGTGGCAGGACGTCATCCTGCCGGCCGGCTACGACGTTTCGGACGAGGTGAAGGCATGAGCCTTATCGACAAGATCGAAGAGTTGGGTGCGGCCGTTGACGCCGGCCTACTCGACCGGGCCACCGCCGCGCACCAACTCGTCCAGTACAGCGACGGCGGTCTGACGCTCTACGGGGCCAAGGAGTCGATCGACAACTGGCAGACCCGCCGGGCCGCGTACGCCGACATTTTCATGAACGCTGAGCTCGGGGTGGCCGCTGTTCAAGCGGGGCTGCGGCGAGGTGAGCAGCGGGCTACCGGGGCGGAAAACCCCGCCGGCGGCTTTGTGCTGGAGACGACGGACGAAGACCTGCTCGACTGGCTCACCAGCCCGAGCATGGGCACCAGCCTCGCCACCAGGTTTGGTGGCCAGCAGGTCGCTGAGCGGATCGACGGCGGCGCGAGAATCATCCGTTTGGATCTTCTTCGTGAACTCGGCCCGGACGAGGATGGCTCGATCACGGAGGAAGACGGGAGGTTGGCCATGTGGGTTGGGGGCAGCCCGTACCCGATCCGTGTCGACGCCTGACACGCGAAAGCGGCCCCGCACCTGACTGTGCGGGGCCGCTTTGGGCGCGGGGTCAGAAAGGCCAGGTGCCGTTCCGCCGGGCTTCGAGGAGCGGGATCATGCCGAAGCCCTGATCGGTCAACCCCCCGAACGTGTGCCGGTTCGCCACCCCCGACGAGGCGTGGCCGTGCTGGTACCCGGCCAGGTTCCACGTGTACATCGGAACAGACTCCGGTACGGCCCGGTCGACCTCGCTCAAGTCCTGACCCGCCTGCTCATCGGTCAGGATGACCACCCGGTCGTGGCCGGCGAAGTGCTTGCGTACCGCAGCCGCGGTGGCCGTCCCGCCGCCGAGGAACCAGCCGCCGGACTTCCACCGGTCGATCGACCGAAGCAGCGACTCACCACCGGTCAGCGGGAACACCTTCGTGTGGGCCCCGGCGACATCACCCCAGTAGCGGGCGGTCGACGAGAACGACACCACCTCCGCGTTCTGGGCGCGCTGGGCGAGCGCCACCCCGAAGATTACGGCCGCGTCCCACCTCATCAGGGTGCCGTCCTTGCTGAACCCCTCGTTATCCCGCACCCGATCGAGGTGGCGTAACCCGGGCACGCCGAAACGGCCCCCACCCGGACCTCCGAAGAGGCCGAGTGGGGGCCGTTGCCTGCTGTGGCACCCGCAGGCTCGGTCACCAGGTTCACCGCTGGTGCGGTTGGCGCGGACGCACGTGGCTACGTCCGGTTGCGCCGCGAGGGCCCCATGTCCACGGCGGGGCCTCATTTTTAGGAGTAGGTGGCGGGTGGCCCTTCGCGTCCGGCTGTCGGCATCGCACCCGCGTGTTGGTGGCCCGTCCCCGTCCGGTTACCCGGCGCTTCTCGGCATCGCACCAACATGGTCGATGTTACGCCTTAGAGGGCGGCAGCGCCTGCGGGGATCGAGGCGATGACGCAGGCGAACGCGAGCCAACCGAGGTGCACTCGTCCGCCGACGCCGACTGCGTGGAGTACGGCCAGGACCACGGCGGCGGCGAGGAGCAGAACCGCGATCACGGCCTCGCGTCCCCGGCGTAAGTCGGGTGCATGACGCATCCGCACGGGGTGGACACGATCATTGCGGGGATGCCCAGCGGCTTCGGGAAAGCCGTGTGCCGGCATTGCCAGCCGAGCGCCTTCGGGTCGTTGCTGCTCAGCCGGGCGAAAGTTACGGGTGCCGGTGCGGTGGCAGTCCGGTGTAGGTTCCGCTTGGCCCACCGGAGGAAGGTGTCGATCACTGCGCCTGCCTGCGCTGGGTGCGTTCCAGCGCCTCAAGTGACACCTCGGTCGGCGTGAGGGTCATCGTGGGGGATGCCGCCGGTACGACACCGGTGGGGCGCGGGTCGGCGGCCGGTGTCGACTGCGGCCACACCACGATTGCGGTCATCAGGGCCACGGACGCGGCGGACAGGACACCGACCTGCGATTGGGTGAGGTCGAAGCCGTAGGTGCCGAGGAGGGTGGCGCCGGTGGTGATCAGGGTGGTGAAGATCGTGGGGGCGATCGGCCGGACCTTGAACGCGGTCCACACACCGGCGAGCGCGGTCAGGACGGCGGTGATCGCGCCGGACTGGTTGACGGTCAGGGCGTCTGGCATGAAGCCGATGACGACGGCGAGTACGGCTGCGATGGCGGCGATGATGGTGGCCGGTTCGCGCCCGAAGATCGTGACCGGTTTGGGTGTTACGTCACTCATGGTGGGCCTTTCAGGGTGTGCGGGATTCAGGAAAACAGCCGGCGTACGCTGCCCGGGTGAGCGAGCGGAAGCCGGCCGACTGGGGAAAGATCCGAGCCCGGCCAGGGCAGTGGGCGTGCCCGGCCGACGGGATCGTGGAACCGAGGCCCGAGCTCGTGCCGTCGTGCCCGTACTGCATGCGGGCCGTCCACCTCGCCCGGGTCGGCCCGAACGGGATGCTGGAATGGGTCGAACCGGCCCCGAAGACGTGCGGCTGCGGGCAACACCCGGTCCGGGCCGGTCACGTCCTGATCGGCACCTGGGCATGCACGTGCTCACCGACCGGCACCCACCGGACGTGGACCGTCGAGGGATGCGACCGGCCAGCAGAGTGGCCACCCCACGACCCGACCGGCGCGGCCCCGTTCTACGGGCCAGGGTCAGGGCCGGTCAGCAGCTCTGAGACGGCGGCGGCGGCACCGGGTTACTGAGCCGCGCCCGTTCGATCTCCGCCCGGCGATCGCTGTTCAGCCGGCGGGCCTCCGCGTTCTCGGCGCGCACATCGGCAACCTCGGTGCGCACCTTCAACAACGTCTCGAACGCAGTCAGGGTGGCCTGCCGGTCCTGCCCGGCCATCGCCTGCAACAGCACACCCAACGCGTCATCGGCACGGGCCGTTGCCGCCCGGTCAACTTCGGCGATTTGCCGGTCGGCCAGGTCGATGGCCCGGTCCTCGGACGCCGCCTGCGCCCTAGCCGCGGTCGACGACGCGGACGCCTCCGCGTACCGGGCGAGGCACCCGGACACCCGGGCGTACCCGACGACCAGGGCACCGATGATGAGCGCGTAGGCGATCATCCCGACCGTGATCGCCCGGACGGACCCGGGAGAGCCGAGCCACATCCACACCCGCCGCCGGCTGGCAGCACCGGGCACTGTCATTGTCGTCCCCCTTGCTGTCGGGCTTTTTGGTCGTAGGCGCGGCGGGCCGCCCGGCCGGTCATCCACCAGACGACACCGGAGGCGACGGCGAGGACGACGTAGACGGCTAGGTCGAGATCCGGGCTCATGGGGTGGGCTCCGGGGGTTGGGGAATCGCGGGCGTGGCCGGTTCGATCGGCGGGGTTCCGACTGGTCCGGTCCGCTGCCAGGGGGTGTACAACGCGCTGTAAGGCGCCAACGGAATCCCCCAGAACCAAAATGGTGGCAGGGACTCCAGCACCTTGGCGCCGGAGCTAAAGAGCTGGATGACGGCTGCGCCGGCGTAGATGGTCCAGATGCCGAGGATGACCAGCATGATCAGGTCCCGGACCTGCTCGGCGCGGCTACGGGCGGTCGACACGGGGCCCCGCCTTCCGGGTTACGAGTGGGTTGGGCGGTGGTCAGCTCGCGCGGGGGTGGCCGCGACCCGGCGAAGCAGGAACGTCGTCTCGAACGGCTGCCTACCGGAGGTGACGAGGACGGGCGGCACCGATCACCCGCCCGTTGGGGTGGCGCCGTCCACGGAACCGAGGACGGTGGTGAGTGCGGCGACGAGGTCGTCACGGTCTACGGGGCCCTGCTGCGGCAGCCGGGCCATGATGTCGGCGACGACGCCGCTGCGGATTTCCCTTGCCTGCTGGTCGATGCGGGCGAGGATCGCGGACTCGTCCACGCCGTCGCCGAGGTTCGCAACGATGACCGCCAACTTGTCGTGGATCTTGTAGAACTCCTCGCGGACGTCGGTACGGCCGCCCCCGTCACGCCGCTGGGCACCCTGCCACAGCAGGTAGCTGATGTCTTTGAGCCAGGTGTACACCTGCCGCTGTTCGGTCGCGCTCAACTCGGCCATGAAGTCCTCCTCGTCGTCGGTTGTCTGGCCGTCGCCTACGAGGGCGACGGCTTGCCGAAGGATCTCGGCCTTCTGCGCCTTGATCGCCGGTCCGGGGCACTGGGAGTGGCCCCAGTCGTAGCCGGACTCGGCGCCCATGCTGTGGTGACCCAAACCGCGCCCGGCCGGGCTGTTCGCGAGCTGCAACGGGATCCCGTGTTCGCGGTGAGCACGGGCCAGGATCTTCGCGTTGGCTGTCACCTGCGCTGGGGTGAGCGCACCGGGGATGAACCCCTCGTTTTCGATGCTCAGCCAGCTTGAGTTGCCCGTCCGCTGCGTCCACGCCCGCTCTGCGGTGTCGACCACCTGGGCGATCCGGCCGTCCTTGGCCACCACGAAGTGCGACGACACGTCGGCGGACGGGTTCTTCTGCCACGAGATGGTGCCCTCGAAGTAGCCCTCAGCGATGTGGATGATCACGCCCCGGTGTTCAGCCAGCCGGTCGGCCGCCTCACCGGTTTTGCCATCCCCGTCACCCGAGTTGACCGTTGCTCCCCGCCACTGGGCGAGGTCTGTCCAGCGCCCCATGGCGCTCCTCCTTCGGGTTAGGTGCCGATCCAGGTGTCGTGCCAGTCGATCGGGGAGAGGACCACCCCAGTCACGCTGGCAGGGTCGACCGGGCCGATGAAAATGCGCGGGACCTCGGGGTCTACCGCCGCTTTCAGCCCGGTAGGCACGTAGTCGGATCCGGACCAGTACAGGACGTTCCCATTCGTCCCGGCGGGGCTGGTCCACCGCACACCGGACGGCTGCGCCGAGTCGGCGGTCAACACCTGCCCGTCGGACCCGACACTGACCGGGGTCGGCACACCCGCTGAGGCGCCAACAAGGACAGTGCCTTGCTCGATGTACAACTCGGTCGTCACGAACCGGCCATCGAGGTCGTCCACGGATCCGATACCGACGGCGGACATGAGGACCCGGGGCCCGTCATCGCCCTGCGCCCACAACCGGTCCAACCCGTCCGGGCCGAAAAAGGTGGGGATCTGGCCTACGCCGCGGCCGTCGCCGCCGAGAGACGAAACCACGGAGACGATGGGGGTGGTGCCGTCGGAGTCGAGGAGGTCGGTGAGTTGCGCCCCACCGGTCTCGGCGTTCCAGAAGGTAACCACGACACCACCGGCCAAGCCGACGATTTCGTCCTCACCGTCCACATTGTCGATCGCCGCGAACGTCCAGTCGGCGATGCCGCCACCGAACTGAAAACGTGCCATTGGTAGCTCCTTACGAGGCGGCGGGGAACGACCCGGCGATCCACACCTGCGAGGTGCTGCCGAGGCCGCCGTGGGAGACGAGGGTGACGAGACCGTTGCTTGCGGTGACCATTGCGGCGGCGAGAGACCCGTTCGTGGCGGACACCATTCGCCCGAACACGGGGCGGTCGGCGCGGGGCCGGAAACCGGCCGGCAACTGGCACATGGACTGGGAAACACCGGATCCGAGCCCTGTGCCCGCACGCCCGTAGCAAAGGTTCACGAACACCGTGCCGCCGAGCCGGCAGACGGTCGACGCGAGCGTTGTCCACCCGGCACCGGGGGTCGCCGCCACGGGCACCTCACCGGTGTCCTGGTAGAGCACCGTCCACGCCAGCCCGGTCGATTGAAGTTGCCGGCCGGTGTCGGTCTCATACGCCAGGCGGCCCGGGTAGTGCGGTGGGCGCGTCGTCTGGGTGCACAGGATTTGCCCGTCGTCGCCGGCGTACCAGGCCAAGGGGACGACCCTGTTCGCCGCGATCGCGTTGACGCCGGGGTCGACGGCTACCCGAGCCAGGGGGATGTCAAAGAGAGAGTTGGTGTTCAGCGGCGCCGGCACACCTTGCCCGGGTGTACCGGTGATGACCGTCTCGTAGGCGCTGTAGTCGGCCCGGTTGAGCCGCACCACGATCAGGTCGATCCGCTGGGTGCCGCTCACATTCGCAGCCAGGGACGGCATGCTGATGTCGTCGGGACCGGAATCCCACAAGGTGCCGCGGAGGTTGACCCGGCGGTTCGCCCGGAGCTTGACGATCCTTGTCGCGGTGTTGTCCGCGTACGCCACAGGCGGGTCGGATGGCACCCCTTGCAGTCCGTCTGGTGCCCACGCATGCACCAGCCGTTCGTGTTCGAGCTCGGTGATGTGTCCACCGGCGTAGCCAGACCGGGGGTAGCTCTTACTGGCCATGTGTCAGCGCACCTCCAAACGGTCCATGCGGCGGGACAGGTCACGCAGGTACGCGACCCACAGGGGGTCGGCGGACGCGGATTGGGAGCCGACGAGGGCGGTGACGTACTCGCCGGTCTTCGGGGTGGCCTGGTAGTGGGCGCCCCGGACGATGTCGGCGACCTCGATACCGGAGGCCAGCTCGATCGAGACGATGTCGCCGAGCCCGTAATCGACACCGAACCGCTGCTCGGGGATGTCGATGGTCACGGCGGACAGGCGTGCGGTTTCGGCGCCTTCGGCCAACGCTTCGTCGCCGGCCTGCTGTAGTTCGGCGGTGTTGCCCACCGTGTCGTCGGATTGGCGGCGGTCGACGAACGTCTCAAGCCGGCCCCACAGGGCGACTGCGGCGGTGTTGACTCGCTCGACGATGACCCGGTCGACGCCCTCGTCCTGGCCGCCGACGATCGCCACCGTGGCGGTGGGGGCTTGCGGTTCGTACCGGTACGACCGCAGGTTCGACAGGCCCTGGCTGAACCGCACCACGCCCCGCAGGTCGCGGGGCCGGTACACCTGAAACTCGATCAGGCGCCCGGGGACCTGCGTGGTGCGGAACCCGAGACCACCGGCCAGAGCCACGGAGCGGAGCGCATCCCCGAGGGATTCGAACCGGGTGCCGAAGGTGACGTTGGTGCCGACGCCCATGTCCGGGCCGAGGACCAGGCGGGGCAAGCGGCGGGCGGCAAGCGCGGACGGGCCCGCGTTGAGGTTGACCAAAGCGCGGAGGATGTCTTCGGCGTTTCCGGTGGCGGTCCACCGGGCGTCGGTCTGGGCGGTGACCGGCACCGCCGGTGTGGGGTACGTGCGGCGGGCCACCAGCCACGCGAGGTCATCGGACCAGGTGATTTGGGTGGTGCCCGGTTCGGAGTTCGGCCCCTCAACGGACCACTCCTCAACCCCCGGGACCTCGATCCGGCCGGCGCAGAACACCTTGCCGTCGCGGTACATGACCATGCGGCTGCCGGGGGCGACCTGGTCGGCGGTGACCGCCGTCCGGGGAAGGCTGACGGTGGCGGTGCCCGGCTCGTTGTACCGCAACGTCACATCGAGGTTGGTCCAGTCGGCGATCGGGTCGCCGACCGGCACCAGGTTCGCATCGGTGGTGATGAGGGTGACGTCCACACGTCACCGCCCACCGCGTTACTCGGTTTCGTACCGGGCACGGAACGACAAGCTGATCCGTGTGCCGACGTTCGCGCCGGCCACCTCGAAACGCACCGAGTTCGTGCCCGGCGCCAGCGGCCACAGCCGCGCCCCGGTCCAGTCGAGTGCGCCGGTCCACACCTGCCCGGCCGGGCCGCGCAACCTCGGCGGGAACGTGGTGATGGTGACCGTCTCCCCGGCGGCGAGCGGCCCATCGCCGTTCCAGTCCGGGTTCAGGGTGAACGACAACCCTGTGGTGAGGTTCGTGGCGACGATGCTGGAGGCGGGCCCGTCGATCTCCCATTCCGGCCACGCCTCTACCTCGCCGGGGTTGTCGATTGTGGTGTCGCCGAGGACCCGCGACGAGCTGATCGACGGGTACGGGGCGAGGTACGGGGACCCGCCGACGGCGAATTCCCGCTCCACCACGGTCGGTTCGGGGTCCCGCCAGTGCGGGTCAGCGCAGTACAGGGCGAGGACCGCGATGTTGCTGTTTCGGCCGTGGCCCGGGGCTACCTTCAACCCTGCGGTGCAGACGACCTCGATCTCCCGGACGGTGCCTTCGGGCTGTGCGATCTGAAGGAGGCCCGGCCCCCTCGTGCGGGTCATCGCGAGGACCCGCACGAGGCTTTGCCACAGGTTGTTGTAGTCCCGGTGGGTGTGGGCGTACACGGCGAGCGGCCAGTTGATGATCCGCTCACTTTTGAAGAAGTGGCGGATGGTGGTGCCACCCCACGGGTGCGGGTCGGCGGTCAGTTCGCCCTCGGTCGCACCCAGCCCGGTGACGTCGTTGAGGGTGCAGTAGCCGCGGTCCGGCTCATCCAACGGCCACACCGACCCGTCCGGGGCGATGTACGTTGCACGAGCCCGCCCAACATCAACGCCGGCTTGGTACAGCCGTGGTGGTGATGGTGGGCGGGCGGTACCGATGAGGACTGGCATGGGCTACCTGGCCCTCCCGAGTCGCGCTTCGATCGCCTGCCGCTGCTGTAGCGCCGCGAGCTGCGCCAACGTCGCCTCGGAGTTGATCAACGTGGCTTCGAAGTGGTCCCCTCCCCGGACCGGTGCCGGGGCGGGGGTGAGCCCACCGACCCCGTCGACCGGAAACTGCACGGCGGCGGCAAGCCGGCCGGCGGCGGCAGCAACGAGCGGGGTGCGCTCGTCCATACCCCCGGCCAGGAGTTGGGCGATCGACCGGCCGCTGTACCGGGGGTTGCCCTTCCCCGACAGTGGGCCTTCCTTGGCGGGCGAGAAGGGGAGGAACCCACGGATCTTCGACGCGACCCCGGCCATGGTGCTGCCGAGGTCACCGAGTTTGTCCCGGATGCCCTGAATCAGGCCGCTGATCAGGTTCCGGCCGGCGTCTCGCAGCAAGTTCCCGAAGCCGTCGACCGCGTTCCGGATCGTTTCGCCGGCCCGCTGGAACTCGCGGATCGTGGCGCCGATGCCGTCTTTCACAGCCCGCCCGAACGCGGTGGTCGCTGCCGCGGCTACCTGGATGATCGCAACAGCGCCGGCAACAGCGTTGCGGATCAGCATGAGGGCCACGGTCGCCCCACCGACGATCGTGGAGAGGATCGCCATCGCGGCCTTGAGGGATCCCGACTGGACGGCCAGGGTGATGAGCTGACCGGCCAGTTGCATCATCACCGGCAGCAGCGGCAGGACGGCGATCATGAGTTGGCTGAACGCCATCATGAGCTGCAACCCGGAGGCAATGAGGTCCGGCAGCAGCGGCATCAGGGCGGTCAAGGCAACCATGAGGTTGGCGCTGAACGCCTGAGCCACGGCAATGATCACCGGCACCAACTGGGCCGCCATGCTCGCGAATAGCGGCATGTGCGCCAGGAGTTGCTGGGCGATGGTTGTGGCGACACCGACCAAGGCGGGCAGCAGCGGGGCGAGTGCCTGAGCCAGTCCCATGACGGCCTGCGCGACGAGCGGCAGGATCCGCACACCCCAGGCGGCGAAGTTTGTGGCGAGTTGCACCCCGATCGGCAGCAGGGTTTCCGCGAGCGCCACGAACTGCGGTAGGGCGGCCAGGAGACGCCCTGCCAGCACCTCGGCGACGGAAACCAGCGCCGGGACGAGCGGGGCGAGCGCGGCAGCGAACGCGGCGCCGGCCCGCGCCGCGAGCGGCAGGACTGTGGCCGCGAGTTGGGTGAGGACGGGCAGGAACACCTGGAGTGCGCTGACGAGACCGCCGGTCAGGAGCGAGATGACGGGTCCGAGTTCGGTCGCCAACGCCGTCAACGCGGTAGCGACAAACGTCAATGCGGCGGCGAGTCCGTTGCCCAGCACCGGAAGCAGCGGGGCCACCGCAGCCAGCAGGGAACCGAGCGCGTTACCGACTAGCGGGGCGACGGCCGCCAACGGCCGCAACCCGTCCGCCAACGCGGACAGGAACACGGTCACCCCGGGCGCCAACCGGGTAACCAACTCGGCGACGATGACCGCGATCTGACCCAACACCGGGGCCGCAGCCGCGGCGACGCTCCCCAGTGCCTTGCCGACCTGCGACGCGACCGACGCGACCGACCCGAACCCGGATCCCGGGCCAAACGCCGACCCGAACCCGGACCCGGCAACTGTGGCAACCTGGCCGAGCCCGCTCAAAGCCGAGCTGATCGACTCGACGGCCGCCACCAGACCAGGCGACAGCCCGGCAAGGAGCTGCCCGAACACCTGCGCGAGCGGCTGAATTGCTGCCGCGACGGCGGTCAGGACCGGCGCCAGCGAAGACACAGCGGGGGACAGGGATGCGATCCCGACCGCCAGGGCTTCCACGAGTTGTGTCAGGCCGGGTGAAAACGCCTGGGCCACGTCGGCGACCGCCGACGCGAGTGGGCTCAACGCCAAGAACAGGGCGGTCGCGGCCGGGGCCAGGGAGTTCGCCGTGCTGGTCAGCTCGGAGAAGAAGTGGGTCAGGTTTTGCTGACCCTCAACCGAGTTGATCGCCTCGTTGATCCGCCGGAACAGGCCAAACACGCCCTCGCCGGCCTCCCCGGCAGCCTTGCTGATGCCCGAGAAGATCCCGAAGATGTCGCGGGCCAGCTTGAGGAGTTCGCCTGCGGCGTTGAGCCCGTCGAAGAACATGCGCTGCAACTCGCCGGAGTTCGCCATGGCGGAGATGCGGGTGGCGAGGTCGGTGACGGCAGCGCCGAGGCCGACGGTGAACACGGCGACGGCTTGGGAGCCGGCCCGGACCACGTCGAGGAGTGCCTGCGCGACGGGGCGCAGGGCCCGCCCGAGTTCGCCGACCACACTGTTCGCGGCGGAGAACGTCTGGGCGATGTTGTTGCGGTTGGCTTCGGTGTTCAGACCGCGTAGGGCGGTGACGACGGCCCGGTTGATGGTGTCGGCGAGCCGGGTCATGCCGGTGGCGAGGACGGGAAGCCCGGTCTTCGCCAAGTCGCGCAGGGTGCGGGCGGTGTCGGCGAACAGCTCGTTCTGAATCTTGAGCCGGAGCTTGTCGAACGCAGGCTTGATCTTGTTGACCTCTTTGACGAACGCAGCCGCGTTCGGGGCCAACTCCTTCAGCGCCTCCGCCAGGGCCTTCGCGTCGCCCTCACCGACGGCCTTGAACGCCTCACCCAGGCCCACCGTGCCGAGACGGATCGTGCCGATCGCGGCGGCGGCGATCGCCACAGCACCGGGGATCGCAACCAGCGCCCCGGCCGCGGTGACAACGGTGGCGCCAAGTTGCACCAGGGCGGGGATCGCGGCCACGGCGGCACCGGCCAGTCCGAACAGGGCGGACGCGGCAATGGCGGCCCCGGCGGTGATCGCAGCGGTTTTCAACGCGGCGGCGACCCCGCCGGTGAACAGGTCGGTGATCTGCCTGGTGACGTTGGCGATCGCGCGCCGGTCGACGGTGAGCGGCACCCGCAGGGTCGGCATGGACTTCTGCGCCTTCGTGACAGCGGCGCGGGTCTGCTTCCGAACGTTCTTGTCATCGATCTTGACGGGGATGGTGGCCTGAACCCGCCGCTGCACCTGCTCGACCAAGGCCCGAAGCTCGGCCTCGTACTTGGCCCGCTTGGCCGGCTCGGTCGGCACGGTGACCTTGACCCGGCGTTGCAGGTCGGCGAGCTGCGCACCCAACTCGGCGCGAAGGCGCCCGGTTTCGGCGGTGACCGGGATCTTCGTTTCGACCTGGCGGGCGATCCGGGCGGTGTCCGCCTTGACCTTGTCCAAAAAGGCGCGGGTCATCGGGTCGAGCTGCACCCGCGCCCGAGGCGGGTTCTTGGTGGGGATCTCGCTGGGCAGGTCGGACGGGTCGATGTCCGGCCGGATCTTGACCTTCACACCGCTGAGGGCGTCGCCGATCTCCTTGTCCAAGCCGGCCTTCTTGAAGGCGGCGACGACCTCTTTGCGGAGCCGGGCGGCGAACCCCTTAGCGGATGCGTTGACTTCGACCGTGACGCTTCCTACAAGGATCGGGGATGTCATGAGACACCCCCGACCGGCCGCGCTAGGTTGCTACGTCCTGCTGCGCCAGTCGTTCACGGACTGCGTCAGGGTAGGTCGAGACAATGAAGTCGACCAGATCGGCAACACGTTGCCCACGAAGATGGGGAGTTACCCACAACTCAAGATTCTCGGGCCTGTTGTCAAGTCGGTCGCCATTCTTGTGATGAACCGATTCGCGTCGGCTCAGCGACCGACCAAGCACGCTTTCCATGACTAGCCGGTGCTCGCCTACGAGTCGCCCGTTGATCGAGATAACCCGGTAGCCGTTTGGCTTGACGTGGCCCTTGCTGCCCGCCGACCCGTACAGGGGTCGGAGAGGTTTTCCTTCACGCTGTTGGCTGTCGTGCCCCGAGCACAGGGCACTGCCCTGACTGGTTCCCTTGGCTGGTCGGTCGCAGCCGTCGAAGCGGCAGGGTGGTCGAGGTCGCGAGGCCCTTCGGCGGTCGACCAAAATGGGCTTGAGGTCTTCGCCGCGAGCGCGTTGCTTTGCGTGAGTGTCACACAGGCCCCGGTTGCTGATCGCACGGTCGCATCCACTGAATTCACAGGACGGTGACGACCGGCGCTCCCGAACCCTGAGCGGCTTCAGGACGCCGTTGCGTCGGAGTTGCACTCCGTGTGGAGTGCATAGCCCTCGTGTCGACGCCCTGCGGTCGCAGTCCGCGAAATAGCAGACTTTGTATTCGCCGAGGTGTCTCGGTACCGCGTGCTTATAGCAGAACGGATGCGATCCACGTGCGACGAGACTACAACCGCCGTGCTGACAACGTGGCCTGCTGTTGTAGTGCTCAGGGCAGTTCGATGAGCCACGGTACCCACGATTTTCCGAGCACCCGTGTGCGGAGCATTTCACTTACCAATCATAGCGAGATGCATGACGTTCACCTATTTGATGCAACGCTGCCGACGAGGATGGGGGAGGTCACGGTTGACCTCCCCCAGCACTCGTCAGGTGGCGGGGATCAAACCGAGGTTCGCGAGCCGGGCGGCGTAGTCGTCGCCGCGCTGCTGCCGGGTTTTCACCGGCCGGTCCGCCGGCTGCTTGGCCGTGTCGGCGCCGACCTTGACCGGCTTCGGCCTGCTGCCCTTGCCGCCGCCACGCTGCCAGTTCGCGCCGGCGAGCAGGGTGCCGATGTGGGCGAGCAGGTGATCGCCCAAGTCGACGTCAGCGTTGTCGCCAGCGAGTTCCCGGTACAGGGCCGAGTCACGGCCCAGTCGCCGGATGAGGACCATCAGCTCCCGCGCTGTGTACCGTTCCGACGGGCGACCGTGGAGCGCCTTTTTGAGCCGGATGTGGTGGAACTGGCTGAGGTCTGACTCAATGGCTCCGCCGTGCTCCCGGAGGAGTTGGTGGAGCCCGAGGATTCCCCCAGGTCTTCTCCGGAGTGCTGCTGCCACTGTTCGAACAGCAGACCGATGGCGGGGCTTGGTTGGTACTGGTCGTCCCACCGGGCGCGCTGCGCCGGGTCGAACCCGTAGGAGAAGATCTTCCGCAGGATGTCGAGGTCGACGTTGGCGACGTTGTCGGCACCGGTGATCGCGCTGAGTTCGTCCATCAGCCCGGCGGCCCGGTAGTCGATCTCGGAGAAGTGCGGCAGTTCCCACTTCACCCCGCCGAAGCGGAACTTGAACGGGCGCTTCCTGACGGCCTGGAACGCGGCGTCGAGGTCGTACACCTCGTCTTCGTCGTCGTACGGCTGCTCAGACATGCTGCTGCACCTCCTCTTCGGTTTCGGTGGGTTCCTCGGCGCTGATCACGACGTGCCGGGCGAACAGGGTGAGGGTCACCAGCACCTCATCGCGGTTGACCAGCTCGATCCCGTGGACCTTGACCGGGTGGCCTTCGGGGACCAGCAGGGGCTGACCGTTGATCCGGACCTCGTTCGGGACGATGACGTCCCCGGCCGGTGTGTCCATCGGCTCGCGCCGCTTCTCGACGATCTCGATGACCGCCCCGCGTGGTTCAGCCACCGACGACCTCCGGGGTCCAGCCGGGGATGCTCTCCCGGGGATCCCGCTGGGCAGGGTTGCCCCACGACCGGGAGGCCCGCCCTTCCGGGGTAGTCACGGGCGCGGCCCGCCCGATCGACACCTGGTCGGCGTCCACGGTGAAGACGACGACGGTGCCGGTCGGGCTGTGGCCGATCTCGTAGCCGCGCACCACCGCCGGGATCAGGACCCCGTTGACGCGGACGTCGAAGGTCGGCGGGCCGGGCAGTTCGGCCTTAGGTTCGGCCTTCGGTTCGGCGTCGGCGGGCAGGTGGCCGAGGCCGGCGAGCTTCTGGGTGTAGTCGGCGTTCCGGCGGGCGGCGCGTTCGGTGATGACCACCGACACCTGTCCACCGGATCCGCCTGCGGTCATGGGCATGCGGGTCTCCTTCGTGCGGGTCTTGTGCGGGTTCGGGTGGTGAGGTTGGGGACGCTGGCCGGCGACCCGCACGGACTCCGGCCAGCGCCGTACAGGGGGTCTACGAGGAGAGCGCGTCGTCCACGTAGTACCGGTAGGCGACGACGCCGGACTGATCCACGTAGCAGGACAAGGTCCACTCGTAGACGGTGATCTCGGAGTTGGACCAGACGACGTCGCCGCGCTCGGTGACCTCGCCGAGGGGGACGACGATCCGCAGGCCACGGGTGCCGTCGATACCGTGGAGCACCCAGGACCGGATGTCCGTGACGGGGGCGACCTCTTCGACGGTGACCCCGGTCGCGGTCTGGGTGATCGTCGAGCCGGGGAACTGGACACCGATCGTGGTCAGGTTGGTCTCGGCGGCGGCGAAGGTGAAGGTCTTGACGAACTGGCCGGGGATCCGGCGGGCCAGGGTCGAGCCCTGCCAGATGAACAGGTCGGTGCGGTCCTGGGAGGTGGCTTCGGTGACGCCGTCCTCGCTGATGGCACCGACCTCGGCGAGGTCGCCGGACAGGGCGGCCACACCATCGGTCGGCAGGGTGGGGTTCGAGTCGCCGAACGCGGAGACGGCGACGAGCCCGTTGTTGTAGGCACGGATGAGAGAGACGTCGACCGCCATCGGTCAGCTCCTTCGGGCATGGGGACGGCCCGGCGGTCGCGCCGGGTGAGGGAAAAGGGGTGTGCGGGTCCCTTGTGGCCGATCAGGGCAGCCGGTAGGCCGAGAGCTTGAGGTCCGCGTGGTCGACGTCGACCTGCATCTGAGCCCCGTACGTGGCCTGGTCGAACGGGCCGATGTACCGGGACGCGGCGGCGGGGATCTCGTAGGTGCGCGGGGTGACGGCTTGGCCGTCCACGTCGCGGGCGAACCGAACGGTGACGGTTCGGGCGGTCGCGGCGCCGTTGCTGTTACGAACCAGCAAGATCACCTTGCCGTTGTTGGCGACCACGTGGTTGTCGGTGGCGTTGCCGTTGGTCTCGGCCGCCGGTGCGATACCGGCGCGGGTGACCTCGGTGACAGGAATGGAGACGCGGGGCATGGGGTCCTCCGGGCATGCGGAAACGGCCGAGCCCGGAGCCGGGTCGGCGCAGGTTGGTACAGGGGTCAGATGAGGCCGTGCAGGGCGACCCGGTAGGTCGCGTCCCGGCGGAACACGGCCGGGTCAGGTGCCCAGGTGGGCGACATGGCGGTGGTCACCGACTTGATGACCACCCCGCCGAGGACGGTGTTCGGCAGCCGCAGCCGCAGGGCGGCCCGGATACCGGTGGACACCGCCCGGACACGATCGGCGTCGGCCCCGTAGACGTTGACGTCGAGCAGGGCGATGTCGAGAGTGAGTTGCTGGTCGCCGTCGTCGCCGCCCCGTTGCACGTGGGCGATCGGGGCGGTGTAGTCGTACCCGGGCGGCAACCGGGGATCAGCCCACGCCTTGACCCCGAGGGTGGACACCAACCAGTCGGCGATCAGGGTCTCCGGGTCCGCGTACGTCGGTTGCGCCACGAGTCACCCCCGGGCGGTCGCAGCACGCAGGGCGTCGCGCATGATGTGCTGCGCCGGGGCACCGAGGCTGTTGCCGCGCTCCACCCAGTAGCCGTGGGGGGCGAGGTTCGTGACCCGGGCGCCGGCGCCCGTCCGGGACCGGTGCGGGGTGACGTCGAACCCACCCGGCTCGATGGTCCCGTACGCGTACTGGCCGGTGACGACCGGCGGGTTCATCTCGGCCGCGATCCGGACCAGCTCGGCGCGGCGCACCATCTCGTCCTGCATGAAGTCGGCCCGGACCATCCGGTTGACCCCGACCCGGCTGACTTTGACCTTCACCTTGACCGTCACGGCAGCCCCCTCACAGATAGTCGTCGCCCCAGGGGACTGGCCTGGGGAAGGAGTAGATGGGCATCACCGCGTGGTCCTGGCCGGGGGTGGTGCCGGTCTCATCCGCGAGCGCCCTCACCAGGTCGGCCCGGGTGCGCTCGGCGAGCTGCTGCAACTGGGTGGCCCGGTTCAGCGACACATCCGAGTCCGGCCAGCCGCGCTCCACGGCGGCGGCGGCGTACAGGGCTGCGGCCACGGAAGCGGTTTCGGCGAGCGCCGTGGTGACGGTTGGGGCGACGGTGGTTACCCAGGCGACCCCGTCGGCGATGAGCCGGTCGACCTGCACCCCGGCGGGCCGGGTGGTCGAATCGAACGTGTGCGGGTAGATGTCGGCCTTGGTCGTGGTGGTGGCGGTCGATCGCACGAGGGTGCGGGTCGGTACGTAGTTCGCCACCCTGCTCCGCCCGGGTGTCCAGGTGGGTCCACCCGCTACTGGGGACGCGGAGACGTACACCTCTTGGGTCTCAACGCCGGCCCCCGTGCCGGTAACAGTCCACGTGAGGACCCACCGGCCGGGGTAGGTGTACGTGACCGGGGTGGTGATCCACGTCTGGACACCTGCGTTCGTGCCCTCCACATACGGCACGAGAGTGCTCGTCGTGCCGCCCGGACCGGTCACCACCAAGGTCGCGGCCGTGGTGCCGTCGAACGGAGTCACCGTCAGGCGTGGGGTTTCGGCATCACCAACACCAACATCGGTGGCCACAGTTACCCCCTGCTCGTGGTCGCGGTCAGGGACGGGCGGCTACTCGACGCGGTATGAACACCGGGCCGGTACTGCGGCAGGTGTTCCGGTACGGCGGCGGTGAGTACGCTTCCGGCGCTCAGGTCGGCGGCGGCGAAGTGGTTCAGCGCGGCCGTCGCCGTGAGGACGCTGCTCGCGGCGAGCGCGGCAGCCGCCCGCATCGTCGCCGTACCGGTGCCGCCGAGCGTGAAACTCGCGGACAGGTGGGCGGCGGCTTCCTGCTGCCGGGCACCAGCTGCGGTGAGGGTCGACGATCCGACCAGCGCGGCGGCGGCGTACCGGGTCACGACCGGGGCGGCGGTCGCCGTGGTTGCCGACACCAGACCGGCGGCGGCCGGGACCACCCGGACCGCTGTGGCGGTAAGCGTTGAGGACGCGGCGAGGGCGGCGGCGGCAAGGTTCAGCCCGGCCAGCGCCAAGGACACGCCCTGCCGCTGCACGGTGGCCGACGCGGTCGCTACTCGTGTGCCGGTCGGGCCGGCGGCGGTCAGTTCCTGAGTGGCGATCAGCATCGTCGTGTTGCGCTGGGTGGTGCTCGTTGAGCACACGTCCACGCGTTCCGTTGTCGCCGCGTCGGCGGTCCAGGTGGCGGTGGTGTTGATGACGTTGAGAATCACGCCGTGGATTGCGACCAGCAGCGTTGACGTCGGCACGGGGGCTACCGACGGGGCGGTGACTACTGTGCCGTTGCTGTTCGTCTCGTCAACAGCAGAGGCGACTACAGTGGCGCTGGTGACTACCACGCACCCAATTGCGACCCGGGACGACGAATCGATCGTGAAGCTGACGCTGGCACCAACATCCCCGCTGGCCAGGGTTTTTGTCCACACGAGGAAGTTGCCGGAACTGGCTGTGTCGACGGTTGGGGTGCCGGGTAGGGCGGCCCAGCCGGCGGCGGCCATGTCGTTGGTCGGCAGCCCGGCGGAGATGGCCATGGCGAGTACCGCGAGGTGGCCGGCCTGCGCCCCCGCTCCGGCGTCCGGGAGGGTGATCGCTGCGGTGGTGCCGCCGAGGCTGCTGGCGGAGGTGGCTGCGACGTAGGTGGGTGCGGCCACGGCTCAACCCCCGCTCAGGACAGGGCGAGGGTGAACGACCCGGCGGGGAACGACAGGGAGTCCCCGGCGCCGACGGTCTTGCTGGCGGTCAAAGCCCCCCACCACAGGCGGCGGGGCGAACCAGCGGAGTCCCAGACTTCGACGCCGACGACCGTTGCCGCAGGCAGGCCGGCGAACGTCACGGCACCGGAGCTCGCGGACGCGCCGGCCGCAGCTGCGGTCATGGTGATGGTTTGCCGCGTGTACGACCCGCCGGTGACTTCGGTGCCGGCCGCAGTGGCGGACCCGTTCGCGGTGACCAACGCGAGCCGGATCGGGGTGGTGGGCGCCGTGTAGGAGGCGGTGCCCATGGTGGCATCGAGCAGGCGGTTGGCTTCGGTTGTGGTCAGGGCCGGCACATCGGCCCCCTTTCGCGGTGAGCCGATGTGGGTGGTGGTGAGGTGGGGCCGGCCTCGGTGGGCGTGGTCGGCTACAGCCAGTCGTCTTGTGCGCGTAGCCGGATCGGGTGCGGTTCCCACGCCCCGGCGACCCGGGCGCGGGCGGAGCCCATCGCGGCGACGCTGATGGTCACGAAGTCGATGCCGATCCCGGATCGGTCATCGGTGACCGTCAGGCTGAACGTCAGGGTGGCCCCGGTGGTGGTTGCCGGGGCGGTGAACGTGGCGTCCACGGTGCCCGCCCCGGTGAGAGTCACCGGCGGCCCGGACTGCTGTGCCCACAGGTAGGCGGTGACCGTGCCGTCAAGGTCCGTCGACCCGGACGCGTTCAGGTGGACCGTCGCCCCCGGAGGGACGGACCGGTCAGGGCCTGCATTCGCGATCGGCGGCGCGTTCGTCGAGGACAGGATGATCGACGCGCAGGCGGGGCCCACGGTCGACTCGGACAGGCCGTGTGGGGTTGCCGGTACCGGGGCGTTGGTGCCGAGGGCCTTCGTCGCGAGCGCCTGCACCGCGTTCTTGAGCGTCAACGTGGTCGACACCGTTTGCCCGGCCAGGGTCCACCCGACAGCAGGGGTCACCGTTGGCTGCGCCCCGGCCAGGTTGCAAGCCCCGCCGATGACCCCGAGGAGCACCGTTGTTGCCGCAGCCGGGGTGACCGCAGGGGTGTTCGGGGTGGCGGTCTGGGTGCCGGAGTACAGGGTGGTGATCTGCTCGACCACCACGGGTGCCCCACCGGTGTCGTACACGGCGGCCACGTTCATGGCCCACCGGGTGCTGGCACCCAACCCGAACTCCAGGGCCGCCCCAGCGTCCCCGGCCTGGGCCCGCCGACGCGCACCACGCAGCGAACCGGTGGTGGTCGACGCCGGCACCATCTCCGCGAGCTCCGTCCACCCCGCCGGTGGAGCCAGGGTCGCGGCGGCGGCCAGAAGCTGGATGGTGGCGACGAGCAGGTCACCCGGTTGGGTACTGGCGGGGATGTTGCCGAGAGCCGTGGAGGTCGACCCGGCCGACGATGACGATTCGACGGCGCGCACCACAATGGTCACGGGATGAACTCCTCAAAGTGCGAGGCGGTCCAATTCCGCACGGGCGTACCTTCGGTCACATAGTGGGAGTAGAACCACCGTCCGGGTGCTTTCCCTTGCCGGTGATACGTTTGCCCGCTGATGTGCCACACGTTGCTGTCGTCGAATATCTGGTTGAATCCGGGGGTGATTTCGTTGGCCCACGGGCCGGAGATGAACCTCAGCCCGAAACGGTTGCGCCTGTAGAACAGGTTGTAGGTGACGAAGGTGCCCCGAGAAACGGTCTGGGGACTCTCGACCCCGGCCCGGACGATCAGGTTGCAGCCGTCGCCGTAGTTGTCGTCGAAGGCGAACCAGCTACAGTCGCCGGTCATGTGGCCCACGATGGTGATGGCGTTCGCCACGTCGGCGAGCAACGGGCTTGGGGTGTCCTGGCCGCCTGTGTACATGTCGAACCGGTTGAACCGCACGGCCGCGTTGTCACCGGAGGTGATTTGGTGTGAGTCGCAGTGACCGCCTGGCGCCTTTTGTAGGCTGTGGGTCCAGCAGAACTCGATCAGCGTGTCCTTGCCGGTCTTGAACGCGTCATTGCCGCAGTGGTACACCTCGCAGTACCGGGCGGTGTACGACCCGTACGGGGGGATCGCGGCGGACACCGAAAGCCCGCACTCGATCTCGCAGTACGACATGTTGAAACCGGGGTAGGTGTCGCTTGTCGCGATGACGTACTTCCCGGACCCGACAATTTCCCGACCGGAGATCCGGCAGTACCGCATCGTCACATTCGGGGCGGAGATCTTGACCTGTCCGACCATGTCGATGTACTCGACCAGCGCCCCGGGCCGGGTGATTTCCAGCCCCAGTGTGCCGGTGATCGTGTCGAGTCCGATCGTGCCCGACACCAATCCTTTGGCGTCGATGAACGGCTGCCCCACGTGCGAGTAGTCGATCACCCGCAGGTACGTGTAGTCCCGGCCCTGAGCGTCCAAGACTGGCCGAACCCCGCAATACTCCGGGCCCATCTGGGCGCCGTTGGTGACACCCGGAGGCGGCTCGGTTGCCCCGTAGTAGCCCCTGCCGTTGTTCGCCCCACCGTTGCCGCCCCAACCATCGGGGGCGCCGACGATCGGGCCGATCGAGCCGATGACCCACTCGCCGGCGGGAACGGCCAGGACCTCGGCCGGATCCGACGCCAGCGACGCGTTCGCCGCAGTCAGGGTGATCGTGTAGTTGGTGCCGTTGATCAGGCCCTCGATCGTGTGGTTACGCGCTGACGGCGGCAGAGTCACCGGTGCCGCGTCGTCGGGCAGGATCGAAAGGTGGTAGCCGACGATCGGGGCACCACCGGAGTCAGCCGGCGCGTCCCACGTCAGCGCCAGTTCACCGGTCGCGGGGATCGCGGCCAGGTCCCGGGGCGGGGTTGGTGGGACTACTGTGGCGACGTCACCGGACAGGACACGCCACTCCTGGGTGTACCGGGTCCGTACGGTGCTCGCCGCACCGGGCACGTCCACGGCCGGCCCAGCAATGTCCCAGGTGGTGACGACGCTGCCGGTGACAACGGTGGTCGGGGCGGTATCCACATCCCATGTGGTCGCGGCGGTCTTGGTGACCTGTGTCGACACGGACCCGACCGGCAGGACAGCGGCGAGGAACGCGACGTAGGAGGAGAACACCAAGCTGACGGTCAGGTTGCCGGTGCTGCCGGTTGTCGCCTTCGCGGCGGTGGCGATACCGGAGGCGGAGTCCAAGCCCTCCACGGTCAGGATCTCGACCTGCTCGGTCAGCGCGCCAGGGTCGGTGACCGCCCACGCGGACAGGCCCCGGTTGTCGATGACCCCGACCCCGGCGACGATCAGGGTGTCCGCGACGGAGGTGACGATCGCCGGGCAGCAGGAGTCGATCGGCGGGACCGTCGAGTTGATCTGCGATGACGTGCTGTCGAACGGGGAGCCGGTGGCGATGGCGCCGCGTACGACGAGCATCGCGGCAGTGGTAGAGCTGGTGCCGCCGGTCCATGTGTAGGTGGTCGGGTCGGCGCCGTTGACCCTTCGCCACGCCAGGCACGCGTACCCCTGCACCACGGGTGCGTCACCGAACGTCAAACCAGCCTCGGCGGTTGCCCACCCGGCCGGTTGCATCAGCGGGGCGGTGCCGTGGGTCGACGCAACCACCAGCAGCAGGTCACCGGCCTGCGCCTCCACGGGGACGGTGATGGTGACGTCGGTCAAGCCGACCCCGGAGGCGGTGGCGACCACGGTGGGTGCTGGCATGCCCGCCCTCCCCAGTCAGAGGGTGGTGCCGGTGACGGCGAGGGTGAGCCCGTCAGCGGTGACCGCAGCGGAGTTGGTGCAGGTGCGCCGGACCCACACGGCCCGGACACGGCCGGGAGCGATGTCGCCGATACTCAGCGCGGTTCCGGTGGAGGTCGGGACGCTGAACACCACCCCGGGTGGGGCGGTGGTGGCGTTCGCGATCCCCAACGCCTGCGGGGTGCCGGCCTGCCCGACCGGGGACACCGGGGTTGGGTCGACCCCGATGGCGCAGGTGGTGCCGCCGCCGACCTGGGCGGAGATGTACACCCCGGCAGCGTTGAGGGTCAGGGTGGCGTGGGTGTTGCGCACGAACACGCACGCGTAGTCGATGGTCGACGCCACGTTCTGGGCGGCGGTCACGTTCAAGAGCAGGGTGTTCGCCCCGGCGACCATTTGGGTGGTGGCCACGTACCGGCCGAGGCTGGCCCCGACGGTGCCGGCGGCCACGTACCCGGCCGAGGCCCCGGGTGCGCTGAGGTGGAACAGGATGTCGGCGGCGACGATGGCCACGGGTGCGCCTCCCTACTCGCCGGTGGAAAGGGCACGGGTTGGTGGCGCCGGGAACTGCGGCAGGTCACATCCCCGCAGGTGCGGGTAGCGGTGTCTCGTCAAGGAGCGCGCGCACCGCAGCCGGGCCGTGCTTGGCGGCGTACTGGTAACGCACCTGCAACGCCCGGCTTGGTGCGGATCCGACGTGCCGGTTCAGGCGCTCCTGCGGCGGGTGCCACAGGTGGTACAGGGGTGCGGTTCCACGCCAACTGGGCCCGGCCAGGGATGTCAGGGCGAGCGCCCACGACTCGTCCTCGCCGCCCCAGCCCTGGAATCGGGGGTCGAGCGGCACCTGCTCGTACACGATGCGCGGAAGGACGGTGATTCCGCCGCCGTCGAGGCCGCGGTACGGGTCCTGCGTCGTCGCACCGGCAACGGATGCGGGCTTGACTCCACTGAAAACGGCGGTGGTGGCCAGCTCGGTCAACCGGTGCACGTTGCCGTGCGGTACCGCCCACGGGGCACCACGTTCGACCGCGTCCACGGCCAGGTCGACGCCGTGGCAGATCACGTCCGCGTCGGCGATGACCAGCATGTCGCCGTCGGCCCGGGTGAGGGCGTAGCCGACCGCGTTGGCTTTGACCCAAGGGCCGCCGACGTTGGTGCCGGCAACCACCTGCCAGTCAGGGTGTGTGGCCGCCCACCACCGCCGAACCCACGCCCACGCCCGGTCCCGGTGCCCGCCATCGGGCCGCCACGGCACCAGAACGGTGACGGTCACTGCCGCCACCGCAGGTACGCGGCCGGGTCGTGCACCATGCCGGAGTCGGTGGGGGACAGGTACCAGAAGTGCTGCCGGAACACGTCCGCGAGAGCTTCGACGCCGTGCCGTTCGGCGATCTCCCCGTAGGCCCGCCAGTGCGCCCCCTGGTCGGCGGGGAGGTCGGTGCGCCGGTACGCCTCCGCCCCGTTGACCGCCTTCCGCACGAACTGGTCGGCCGACCGGTAGGGGAAATGCCGCACCTGAAGCACCGGCGCCGCCCGGCCACCGGACGGGAGAGTCACCCCATGGTTGCCTTGGTGGATGACCGCCCCGGGTTCCCACCGGAACGCGACCTTCGGCAGCCGAGTCGCCTCACGTTGTCGCCACACCATCGTGCGGAACGGGTCGGAACCGGCCGGGTCCGGGTCCACCGATGTGCAGAAGTGGTTGGTCAGCGCCGCTTGGGCAACCGGGCGGTCCAGTTCGGGAAGCACCAGGCGGATCCGGTCCGCTTCGGCGGTCCACAACTCGTCGGCGTCGAACGGCACAATCCAGGTCTCCCCGGGTCGCAGCGCGGCGGCTTGGTCAGCCAGAGCCGTCATCTTCCGGGACTGGTAGTACGCGGGCTCGGGGTCGTCGACCACGGTCAGCGGCAGCTCCCGGGCCAACCGGTCGAGGATGTCCCTGGTGCCGTCGGTGGAGCCGTTGTCGGCGACGATCAGGTGGTCGACCTCGTCGGCCATGTGCCGCAGGGTGCCCTCAACAACATCCGCTTCGTCGCGAACCATTGAGATCCCGAATACGGCCACGTCAGTGCCTCCTCGCGTCGTAGAGCACGGGGTGGACCACCGGCCACGGCGGAGACAGGGGTGTGTCGAACAGTTCCGGGAACTGCTCGGGTGTGCGGGTCGCTACCAGCAGGTTCTGGCGGTACCAGTTCTCCACCCGGTCGTCGTTCCAGATCGACCAGCGGAGCGCACCGGACACCGACCACCCGTGGGCCTTGAACCGGGTTACCCAGTAGTTGGGCCACTGCTCGTTGACGTGCCCCACACCGCCTTGGCCGGGGATGGCCGCCGAGAACAAGAGCGTCGGGGCCAGGTTGCACAGGTCGTCCACGAGGCTGTCGGCCCGGGACGGGGGAAGGTGCTCGGCTACCTCAAGGCACACCGCAAGGTCGAAACGGCCGTGCAGGTGCGCCGGGAGCGGCAGTGCCAGGTCGTGGGGGATGAACCGGTCGCCGAGCGGTGACCCGGTCACGTAGGCGCCGTCGACACCGATGACCTCGCACCCGTGGCCGGCGAACGTGTCCGCCCACCAGCCCTCACCGCAGCCGACGTCGATCACCGTGGCGGGTTTGACGATGTCGACGACGACGGGCACCACGGCGGCGGCGGATGCCCGGGTGCCGGCCCGGATGGTGTCGTAGAACGAGCCGTTGTACATCAGTACCCGACTCCGATCCGCTGATGACCGACGTGTTCCACCCAAGGTGAGTCGCTGCGCGCGCCCCAGTAGCCGAACCGGACTTGGTCGCCCGGCACGGTGCCGAGCCCGGAGGAAAGGAGCCGGTTGGTGAAGTGGCCTTCGGACTGTTCCCGGTCCGGCCAGCCCACCTGAAGCAGCTCCGTTCGGTACAGGCAGGGGTTGGTGGTGAAGAACTGGCGGTGCTCCAACCACTGGTGCCCGTGATCGTCGTGGCAGGCGGTGTACGCCTCCGGGTGCTGTTCGACAACGCCCCCTGCGGCCCGCTCGGCTGTGTTCCACGACTGCCGGCGGAGCGCCATCTGCACCAGGTGCGGGCGTTCGGTAAGCACTTCGGCCATCGCCGCCAGGTCGACCGGCCGGTGAAAGGTGAAGTCCTGCTCGATGTGGAACAGCCAGTCGGCGGTGCTGTGGGCGGCGAGGTGCGACCACGCTGCCCGGATCGCCCCACCGAACCCTTGCCGTGGGCCGCCGTTGATGTGCCGGAACTCCGGCCAGACGGCGGCGAGTCGGGCCCGGTAGGCGGCGTTGCCGGTGTCGTCGTACATCCACCGCTCGCTGATCGGCCCTTCGAGCGCGTCAAGCGAAGAGATGCACTGGGCGAGGTAGTCATCGCGGCCGTCGGTGATGACGAGGAGGGCGATGCTCAACCAAGCACCGCCTTCACGATCTGGTGGTGAACGCGGTTCTTCTCGACCATCGACGGGGCCCGGTTGCGGCTGCCCCGCCGGACGTGCGCCCGGTACACCGCTCGGGGGATTGCTTCCACCGTCGCGCCGGCGGCCCAGCACCGCAGCCACAGCGACCAGTCCTCGTACAGGGGTTCGTCCCACCAGCCGCCGACGGCGCGGACCAGGCCGGTCCGGACGGCGGTACCGACGACCAGCCAATTCCCGTGGGGCAGGCATCCGGCGTGGCAGATGTGGAGGTGGCCGGCGACCCTCGGCAAGCCCGGTGCGCCGACCCGGCGGCCGTGGACGTACCGGACGGCGGGGGCCCGCAGATCGGCGGTGCCGGCGGCCATGGCGTCGAGGTAGCCCGGCTCCAACTCGTCGTCGGCGTCGAGGTGCACCACCCATTCGGTGGCCACCTGGGCGAGCGCACCGTTACGGGCGCTGTGAAGGGAGTCGGCGTGGACGTGGACGACGGGAACACCGAACGCCTGCGCGGACGGTATCGCCCGTGTTTCGGCGAGCTGCCGCCACGACTCGTTCCCGTAGGTGCCGACGGCGATCGTCACGTCCACAGGCGCCGCCGCCGGTTGAAGATGCTGCGCCCGGCCGCCATCCGGTGTCCCTGCTGGGCGTAGAGCGGATCCATCGGTGCTTTCCCGACGGTGGGGTGGAGGTGTTCGACCACGGCGTCACGCGCGAACGCCCACGCCTTGCGGTGCTTGGCGGTTGCCACGGCCTCGTCGTCGCACCACTCGTGCGGGTAGCCCTCGTGCAGGAACTTGCCGGGCTCGTCGATGGTGCCGTACTCGGTCACGTACTCGCGGGTGACGAGCATGTGGGTTGCGTGATCGCCCCGAAGGACCCGCTTGTTCGCGAGGTCGTTGGTGCCGACCACGCCGATGCCTGCTGCCAGCCGTTTGTGTGCGGCGTTGAGCCACCCGGGGTGGAACCGGAGGTCGTCGGCGGCGGTGAAGAGGAGTGGGGCGGTGGTCGCCCGAATCCCAAAATTGATCTTCCGCTGGTAGTCGCCGCACCCCCGCCAAGGGACCGTCACCCGTCTCCGGCCGGCGGCGTCGATCTCGGCGTGAACCGCAACGTCGTCAGGAGACACCACGAACAGCACCTCGGCGCCCGGTGTCGTAGCGGCGATCGACTCCAGGAGTGGGGCAACCCGGTGGGGGCGGCCGAGCATCGGCACCAAAATGGCCACCTCAGCCCTCATGCCGCCCCCAACCCGGTTACTGCTTCAGCAGGTCCCGCAGCTCGTCCTTCGACGACGCTGCGGCTGCCTCGTACGCGTAGCCGCGTGCCACGGCCGCTTCGATCCACACGGCGTGAGCGGCACGACCGTCCGGGAGGGCACCGTCGTCGGGCAGCTTCGCCCGCGCGGCGGCCCGGTCCGGGTCGTCGAACGGAACCGCCTGTTGGGCGGCGTCACCGGTCCCGTTCGGCTCGGCCACGGGGGCGCTGTCCGGGGCGTCGGCGGGAACCTCGTCCGGCTTGGCCTCGTCCGGCTTGGCCTCGGCCGGCGGGGCTGCCACCGGCGGGGCCGACCGGCCCACGCGTTCGATCATGCCCCGCCGCAGCAGGTGCCGGATCTCCGCCGGTTTCGCCTCGGCCGGCACGAACGCGTCCCGGTACACGTAGCTCAGCGCCGGACCGTGTGCCGTGATCGCTGTCACCACCACCACGGCGGCCGTCACCCGGTACTGGGCCGACATCAGCTACCCTCCGTGTCCGTGATCCAGATGCCGGCGCCGGGCTCCTGCACGATCGGCACCGTCAGCCGGCGGGCCTGGATGTCGTGGGAGTCCGTCTTGTCGATCCGGATGACCTTGACCTGCACGCCCCGGTCGGTCTGGGCGTAACCGGGGTCGACCTCGGTCTCGTCGGCCATCGAGCCGAGCTGCCGGGAGTCGAACAACAGGACGTCGTCCGTCGGCAGGTTCTGCTCCGTGGTCGTCAGGATCCTGTACGGGCCGACCTGGTCCAGCTCGCCCGTGTAGATCGGGTTGGTGGTCGTCTCCCGGCGGCGCAACTGGGCGATGATGTTGTCGGTCATCATCAGCGCCGCCTTGGTGTCGGACATCAGGAGCGTGTCCGGCACGTAGCCCTGGTTCAGGCCCTTGATCTTCGCTGCGGCCAGGGCCACGTCCCGCCACATGCGGGCGGCGTCGTCGTCGTCCCACGGGGCGATCGCCTCGTGCACGGCGGTTACCTGCGAGGCGACGACCGACAGGGTGATCTCGTCGACCATGCTGATGACCGTGTTGACGGTTTTCAGCAGGGCGCGGTCGACGACCTCACCGCCGTACACGGAGCGCTTGATCTGCTCGTCGGTGATCGGCACCGCCTGGCCCCACTTGCGGACGGCGGCGAGGATCGCGGTTCCGACCCCGGGGGTGGCGCGCGGGTACTCGGCGCCGGGGGCGATCGAGCGGGCGTCGCGGGCGTTCCGGAGCGGTTCCGACTGCTCGGCGAGGACCGCCCCGCCCTGGGAGCGGAGACGCCCGGTGAGGATCAGGTCGGACACGAACCGCAGCTCGGCGAGGGTCCGCAGGCGGCGGCTGATCTGACGCGGCGACTGGAGCAGCCGGTGGGTGGTGATGAGGTTGTCCACCATCGTTGGCGGTTGTGCCGGATAGGTACCGGGCATCGCTGGTCCTTTCGCGGGTTGCCCGGTTTCCGGGCACGCAGAAAAGGCCCGCAGCGCGTGATGCGCGGGGCCTGTGGGTGGTGAAGCGGGTGGTGCCGGCTAGTCAGTCACCGGCGGGAAGAGGAGAGGGTCAGATGTCCATGTAGGTGACGAACCCGCCGGAGGCGGTGGTGAGCGCCACCCCGAGGTCGTTGACGTGACCGGAACTGGTGGCGACCGCACCGCCCGCAGCAGGGACGACCCGGGCGCCGGCGGTGATGGCACCGGAAGCGGCGACCTCGTGGACGAGTCCGCGACCGAAGATCTTCACCTCGGCGCCCTGGGGCGCGTCGTAGGCGAAGTGTCCGATTCCGGCGGCGGTCGTCGCGGTGGACGGACCGGCCGTCCACGATCCGGTGACGATGGCGACCTGGCCGCCGGTGACGGCGGCGGACGTGACCATGGTGAACTCGTCGCCTGGCTTGAACAGTGGCTCGTACTCGGGCATGTCAGGCGTCCTTTCCGGCGAACGCGTCAGGGGGGAAGATCCGGGCCAACGCCTCGTCGGACAGGTCGTCCCCGCTCAGCAGTGCTTCGGGGTCGCCGACCTCGCCGGCCGGCTGGACCGGGACGGCGGTGCCGGGGGCGATGGAGGCGAGGATGTCGGTGATGACGTCCGACGCCTGGTCGTACCGGGTGGACCAGTTGTCCCGGTCGGCGGGCCGGATCTTGCCGGCCTTCACCGCACCGTCGAGGACGGACGCCTTGAGGGTGGCCGCCTCACGGGCCTTGATGGTGGCCAACTCCTCGGACACCCGCTTCAACTCGGCGGCGTACTCCGCCGGGATCGAGGCGGCGACCGGGGCCGGCTCCGCGACCGGCTCCGGGGTCGGGTTGGGGGTAGGGGCGGGGGCGGCCAAGCGCGCGTCGAGCGCGGCCAGGACAGCGGTCTCGTCGGCGTCGTCGGCGAGGCCGAGCCGCGAGCGGAACTCGCTCAGGTCGGACACAGGGTCCTCCAATGTGGGGTTGGTGATGGGCTCCGGCTCGGCGGCCGGGAGATCGGGGTCCGGGTCGGGTTCCGGCTCAGGCGCGGGCTCCGGCTCCGGGGAAGGGGCGGGGGCGGGATCGGCCGGGGCCGGCTCCGGGACAGGGGTGGGTTCAGGGGCCGGTTCCGGCTCCACCGGCGGGGGCGGGTCCGACGCCTTCGGCTCCTTGCCGGGGCGGGACTCCGACCGGGACGCGAACACCAGCGACTGCGTGCCGGCCTTCGCCGCCACCGGCTGCTCGTTGGTCGCGTCCACGTACCGGGTCAGGACCTCAACGGCGTCACCGAAGGTGAAGGTGTCCTCGCCGGTGACCTCCACCGGCACCCGGTACCGCTTCCCGCTGTTGTCGTCCACGACGATCATTTGCAGCGGGTCCAGGTGGAACTCGACGATCCAGTACGACCACGGGGCGTCGTCGTAATACTGGCGGCGGACGTCCTCCACGGTGACGCCGGCCGCGACCTGCGTTGGGTGCGGGTTGGGCATGGTGCTCCTTCCGCCGGCAGCGGCTTCGGTGGTTGTTGCGGTGGTGAGGGGGATGTCGGTGTGGTCGCCGCCGAACGCCACCCGGATGCGGTCGAACGCGACGGGGCCCGTCCGGTCGACCAGGTCGGGCAGGGTGTCGAGGTCACCGCTGTAGGTGAGGGTGATGTGCGGGACCCATGGGGCCCGTTGCTCCGGCACCCCGTCCGACGTGACGGCGCCGATCGCGGCGTCGTGGGCCTCTTGAAGGCCCGGCCCGCCGACGAGTAGGACCAGGCAGGGTTCGGGGCCTCCGGGGTTGAACACCGACGGTGCGAACCCGTCAACGGTGAACGCTGGGAGGTTGGCGGCGATCTGCGTGGCCGCGGCGATGACCTCGGCCCGCGCGGTGTCGCCCCACGCGTCGCCCTTGCCCAAGAACATGAGGGTGGTGTGCAGCTCCCCAACGGGTTCGCCGTCGTCAACGGCGAGCCGGGCCGCATCATCTGCGGTGGGGAGCAGGGCGATCATTGCCCCGGTGTGCGCCGCCGCTGCGGCCTTCACCGGCTCGGCCCGGACCGTGGCCCGGATCCGCACCCCGGACTGCGGTGCGGACGCGGCAACCCCGTACAGGGCGGCGATGTCCTGAAGGGATTGGAGGGTGCCGACACCCGGTGGGGTCACACCGAGGAGCGCCACAGCGGTCAGCACGAACGGGTGGGTGTGCCCGATCTGGCAGACAAAGTCGTAGACGCCCTCAATGGACCGGTCCGGGTACGCGGAGGCGATCACCGAACCTTCATCGCCTGCTGCACCTGCCAGCCAGGCGGGCATCCCGGCGAAGTCGCCGACGAGGGTGAGCCCGTCGTCGGTGACCGTGAGGTTGTCGACGTACCCGAGGAGCGGGTCCCCGTCGGCGGTGGGGTCGGTGAACCGCGTGTCGCTGTGGCCGATCTTGATGCCGGGGCGGCGGACCGCAGGGCACGCCAGGGCGGCGACCGCCGCATGCAGGTCCTGCGTCGTGGCGGTCCACACCCCGGTCGAGACCGGCCACGTGCCCGCGTGAACGAGTTCCACCCGGGGGATACGCCGAAGCGCAGGCGGGGCCGGCACGCTGACATCAGCCATGGTCACCGCCTCCTGTTCCAGCAGCGGCGGGGATCGGAAGGGTGAGTTGTTCCGGTGGCGGCTGCTTACGGGGCCGGCGCGACGCCCGGCGGGCTACAACGGCGGGCGCCGGGGGCGAGGCGGGAGGATCCGGCTCGGGCTCGGGCTCAGGGGAGTTGTCGTCGGGCTCGGGAGCTGGTGGGGTCGGGGCCGGGGGTGGCTCGGTGCGCTCCGGAAGCCGGTACTCGCGCCGAACCCACGCCTCAAGAGCCGGATCAGCGGACAGGGCACCCGACGACAGCAGCAGGTCCAGCGACTCGGCGGTCACCTCACGGCGTGACCCGACACCCGCGACGGTGACAACCGGCACTGGTTCGTCTTGGCCCCAGTTCCAGTCGACGATCCGGGCCGCGATCTGCCTGGTGGCGGTGTCGGCGATCTGCTCGCCGATCGTCTCCAACGCCAGGGTCCAGGAGTCGATGAACGCGGTGCCGAGCGCCCGGGATCCGCCGTTGCCGCCTTGACCGAGGTCGAGGTGTTGCATCAGGGCGCCTGCGGACATCTCCCGGTTGAGCCAGTCGAGGAACGCGAGAGTGTCCGGCACCGCACCAGACAGGCCGGCGATCCGGAGCGTGAACCCCGGTGGTGCTGCCGCCCCCGCCGTGTCCCCCGCGCGTGCGGCTGACGCCATTTCCTGCGCCTGACGCATCTGCTCCGGTGTCGGCACCGTGCCAGGCAGGGCTTCCATGACCGGCACGCCGGCACCCCAGCGGCGGTTGCTGATCGCGTGGACGCGCTGCATTTCCCGCTTGATCAGCCATGGGGCGTAGGCGGGCCGAAGCAGGGACACACCCTGCCACGCGGAACCCTCCCGCTCGTGGCAGTACCACGCCAACCGGTCCGCCGGGATCTGCGGCGACCGTTGCTGGCTGGTCAAGATCTGGTCGACTCCGAGCAGGGCGCCGGTGCGTGGGTCGGCGTGGATCGCGCTGATCGACTGCGGCAACCGTTCGGCCAGGGTTACGAGCCGAGCCACGCCCGACGACACATCTGCAACGAGCTCGAACCCCGCGTGCCCGAACGTCAGGCAGTTCAGGGCGGCCCGAAGGTGCTCGTTCCACGACACGCCGCGCCGGAACGCGCCAGTTTCGGTGTCCTGCCCTTTGACGTGCAGCCCGAGCCCGTCGGCGACCAACTGGACAACCTCGGGCCGGCAACCGGTCCCGTCGAGCTGCCATTGCGCACGCCGGAGTTGCAGCGTGTACCCGGCCAGGACCGCGGCCAGGCGGGGGTCCCGGCGCATCATCGAGTAGATCTCGACGCTGTTCGGGTACAGCAGGTCGGGGACGTGTTCGTACACGTCGGCGACGAGGGTGCCGTACTGGTGTTCGTTGACCACACCGAGCGGGTGCAGCGGTGGTTTGATGGGGGCGGTCATGCCCACCCCCCGACCTCTACATCGGCACGGTGTTCCAGTCGACAACCCCGGCGGGGTCCGGTGGCGGTGGCGGGCCCTTAGGCGTTGGGCCGGCGCGGGTGACCGAAACCCGGACCGCGTACGAAAAGGTGTCCACCTGGTCGTCGTTCTTGCTGTTCGGGAACGCGGCGTGTTCGTTGACCCAAACCGCTGTCCACCACGCCCCGGCGGGCAACCAGACCCGGCCGGCGGCGGCCCACGCGGATGCGGGAAGCGCCCGGGACAGCTTGTCGGTTTCGGTGTCCAGGGGGGTGATCGACACCCCGGCGTTCGCCGCCTCCCGGACCAGGGTCATGCCGTACTGGCTGCGCTCCACGAACAGGGTGTCGAGCTTCCACCGCTGCACCAAAGGTTGGGCGTGGGTGAAGTGGTCGTTTTCCGAGATGTGCGCCCGCACCCGGTCCAGCAGGACCAGGTCCCGGTCAGGGGTACGCGCCCACACGGAGATGACGGTCCAGTCCGCCGACGCCTTCGTAGACGCGGCGAGGTCGACGGTCGCGAACCGCCAGCAGTCCTCAAGGGCGACCACCCGGGAGCCGAGGTGCAGGTACCCGTCGACACCGGGTGACCAGTACCGCCACCACAACCGCTTGAACAGGTTGCCCTCAGCGGGTGCCGGCCGCTGCTGGTACAGGGCGGCGAACACGTACGGGCCGACCGTCTTCGCGATCTGCTTCCAGTCCCGGTCACCCCGGGCCGAAACCATGCCCTCACCGCGTTTACGGCCAAGGATGTCGTCGTCGGACTCGGCCACGGCCGGGATGGAGATGACCCGCCACCGGCCGCCAGAAGCCTTGTCGCCCTCGTTGGCCAAGATGCGGCGGATCGGCTCGTCTTCGTGCCAGCACGTTTGGATCCACGCGACCCGGGCCTTCGGGCCCATCCGGGGCACCAGCACCGACTGGTAGGTGGACATCGCTTTTTCGCGGATTTTCTCCGACTGGGCGTCGATCATGTTCCGGATCGGGTCATCCACGATGATCACGTCACCGGGCTTACCGGTGATCGATCCGTTTACGCCGGCACAGTAGATCGACCCCTTGTGGCCGGCGATGTTCCACCGGCCGGCCGCCCGGGAGTCCTTCCGCAACCTCAGGCCGAGGTCGTAGGTGCCCTCGTCCCCGGACCACTGCTCCAGGGCGTTTTTGATGTCGCCGCCCCAACGGCGGGCCATCTCATCCGAGTAGGAAACGATCAGGATGCGCAGGTCGGGGTTGACGCAGGTGAGCAACCACAAGGGGAACCAGTAGGAGACCGTGGTCGACTTGCCCTCTTGCGGGGCCATCATCGCCGACAGCCGGTTCTCCCGACCGTCCGCGAGATCCACCAACGCGGAGTTGATCAGCTCAAGGGCGGGGGTACGGACTACGCCGTGCGGCTCCCCGTCCTCGTCCACGTAGTACGGGTCCAGCTCGGCGGCCATGTCCAACGGGGACGGCCACCGAGCCCGGTTCAGCTCACGTTTCCGTCGGGCCTCCGCCCGGCCCTGCTCCTCGCGCGCGGCCTTAAGCCGACGCACCTCCCGCAGTTTGACCAGCTTCAGTTGCTTCAAGCTCGGCGGTGAGCCGAGCGATTTCAGCATCGAGACTGTCAATGGTGATCGCCTCCACTCGCGTGGGGGCGTCCAGACCCTCGTACTTCGCCCGACGTTCCTGGATCTTGAGGAGGGTCACGACGGCCTGCAACTTGGGCCCGTCGTCGAGGAGCGGCTTGCCCTCGTTGCCCTCACGCTCGTCGTAGATCAGCTTCCCGTGGCTGACCACCACGTGGTCCCGCTTCAGGACCGCCCACGCCTCAGCCCACATCAAGTCGAGGCGTTGCAGCTCCCGGTGCCGGCGGACCTCCACCGACTCCCGTAGCTCGACCACGGCGGTTTCCATCGCCCGGGTGATGTCCTTGTGGGCGGCGGCCCGGTCGGCGTATCCGAGTTCGTCGGCGATCTGGTCGTACGTGGCCCCGGCCAACTGCATGTCGATCGCCTTGCGGCGGCGTTCAGCGGTCGCGGCTCGTTGGGCGCGGGATGCGGGCATGTTGGCTGGTTCCTACGTTGGCGGGTCTCGGTGTACCTGCACGGCTACCAAGATCAAGTTGGGGACACAAAAAAAGCGGGACCGAGAGAACTCCTCTCGGTCCCGCAAGGTGCCAAATGGTTGCGCTGGCAGGATTCGAACCTGCGGCCTTCTGGTTATGAGCCAGACGAGCTACCGGGCTGCTCCACAGCGCGTTGTCCCGGCCCGAGCCCTGGAGGGTTGCTCGGGCCGGAAGTGTGGGGGTGTGGTGCGTGGTCAGGCCGGGGGCTCGACCGGGGGGTTCTCGCTGCCGTCGGCGTCGCCGATCTCGGCGTCGAACGCGGCGACCTTGGCGTTCAGGGAGTCGAGGGCCGCCTGCCCGGTCTCGGTCAGGTTCTCGCGCTCCTCGGTGAGGGTGGCGAGAGCGGCGCGGACGTCTGCGATGAGGTCGTCGAGCTTGGTGGACAGCTCGTTGATCTGCTCGGCTGCGGTGGCCATGTGTTGCTCCGTTCGGTAGACGAGGAGGGGCATGAGGGCGAGCCCCTTCAGGTAGGCGAGGAGGGTTGACCACCCGGATCCGGTGTCCGGGTGGTTGCTGGGGCGGTGCACGGGGTGCCTCCCGGTGGGTTACGGGACGCTGCGGGTGGCGCGGTGCTGGTCGGCGATGGCCTGCGCCTGGTCGGGGGTGAGCCAGTGGCCGCACGGGTAGGGGGCGACGACCCCGAACGCGCGTTGCATCCGGTCGACGGGGCCGACGCAGGTTGGGCAGGTGGGGCGGCGGTCGCCGTGCTCGCGGCCGTCGAGGGAGTGGTGCACGATCACCCAGCCGATCCGCCCGTCTGAGGTGGGAACAGGTTCGGTGGTGGGCCCGCAAACGCAGGCGGCGTCTCGGTCGTGGGCGACGAGGTCGCCGACCGGCATGACGTGCACGTCGGCCACCCGGATCACCTACCCGTCGTTCGACTGGTCCTCCGCGACCTGGGATGAGGTGAGGAGGTCGGTGGCGGTCAGGATGATCGCGAGCCAGCTCAGGCCGAGGATGCCTTGGGGTTCGTCGGCGAAGACCGTGGCGGCGCTGACGGGCCAGCCGATGACGGATCCGATGAGGAGAACCCAGGCGGCGATGGTGCGGGCGCGGCGCATCCGGTTTGCCATGCCAAACCCCCGTCGGACACAGCAAAAGCCAGCCGCGACTGGGTCTACGGCTGGCTTTTGAGACACGGGTGCTCGCGCCAATCTGTATCACGATCACACGTGTTAGTGCAAGGACTGGGTCCGTTTTTGTTGGGCGCGTCGTACGGCGAGGGCTGCTTCGAGGACGGCGCCGGCCAGGTAGAGGGTTTCCTTTCCGCGTCGCCCGAACCGGGGGAGCAGGGTTTTCGACTGGTCTTCAGGGTGTTTCGCGGTCGCCCACTGCCGGATGGTGTGCGGTTGGACGTGGACGAGCTCGGCGGCCTCCGCCGTGGTGACTTCCTGTTCCGGCTCGACGAGCTGTTCCCGCTCCAACATCCAGGTCTCACCGAACTCGGCGGCAACCTCGTCGGCTTGGTCGCAGAGCCGGGTGTTCTGGGCGCGGAGGTGGGTGCGGTACATGCGGGCGATCGCCCGTGCCCGTTGGGCGGGCCCGTCGGTGGGGTTGGGCCACGCCGGGTTGATGAGCCGGTCGAAGGCGTTCACCGGTCGGCGTCCTCGGGGTCCGGGGTGTCGTTGTACTGCGGCCACCGGAGGGTGGTCAGGTACACCTGGTAGTCGTCCCAGTTGCGCCACTGGGAGCACCGGTCGCACCAGATGCGGTCGGAGTCGTCGTCCTCGTGCGGGTGGCCGGTGTCCGGGCGGTGGCGGGGTTCGGACCGGTACAGGGGCCCGTCCTTGGGGTCGTTGTCGCGGCCGTCGCAGGTCCAGCAGTCGCCGGGAACCCAGTGGGAACGTTGGGTCCAGCCGAGCATGCCGCGGGCGCGGGCCCGGAGCCGTTGGAGGTGGTGGACGGCTTCCCAGCCGGCCATGTCGGTTGGGTTGTCTTCCACACCGGACGGGAACACGGTGCGGGGTTCGAGGCGGGCGAGGGTGCCGAGGTGCGGGGCGAGCAGGTTGACGGCGCGTTGGACTGCACCGCCGTGAAGGACCCGCGCCGGCGGTGGCGGGTTCGACACGGTGGTGTGCCACGCCCCGATGATGATCGTCCGCGCCGGTGGGGTCAGCCTGCCCTGTAGGCGCAGCTCGTTGGCCCAGAGGGTGGTGACGTAGTGGATTTCCCGCTGCAACGCTTCGGGTTCGCCGCGGAGTGGCATCGGTGGGGCGGCCTTGCCGCGCGGTTGGCTGCTGATTGCCTGCGACAGGACCGGGGTCTGCAACTGCTCCAGGTCGAGGTAGTCGTAGACGAGGGTGCGGACGTCGCGGACGGCGGCGGCTAGGCACGGGTCGCAGAGGGGGCAACCATCAACCCATCCGGGATGCTTGTCGATGTTGTCGTACGACCGGCACCGGTCGCCGGTGGCGCAGTACGGGTCATTCGGGGTGGTGTTCATGCGGGTGATCTCCGTCCGCGCTGGTGGGGCTACGCTTGCGGTGATCTTCCGCACCTTGGGGGTGAGGGTGGGTCGTTGCCGGCGGTCGGGGTGGTGCCCGGCCGCCGGATCTTTGTGTCAGTCCCGGTCGACCCAGGCCAGGCCGGTGAACAGGATCGCGCCGAAGCCGGCGCCGATGATCCCGTTGACCACAGTGGGGTCACCGGCGTGGTGTGACCAGACTGCCAGCCCGAAGATCGCCCAGAACACTGCGGCCAAGGACTTCACGTGGTTGGCCCCCAGTCGTCAGGTGGTGTCAGGTTGGACTGGAGCCAGTGGTTGCATGCCCAGCAGAGGTCGAGCCACCGGTTCCCGATCTTGGTGTGGGCAATGTAGGCGACTCCAGCGGGTTCGGGGCACCGCAGGCAGTCGTGTACCTCGCCGTAGCGGCGGTACTCGATGGCCGCGGCGAGGTTCCCAGCCTTCGGTGCCGGCGGCAGGAGCGTCGGTTCCGTCTTCAACAGGTGCAGCAGGCCGTCGGCCAGTGTGGTCACGTCAACCCACCCCTGAACAGGTCGGGGTGCTCGGCGATGAACTGGTTGCCGGCGGCGTGCATGGCGGCTGCGAGCTGGTCGTGTACCCAGTCGTCGTAGCCGTCGGTGGTGGTGTCCGCGTCGGCCTGGTCGACGTGCTCGGGTGTCCAGTGGTCGACGTCGGCGACGGTGGCCGCCCAGTGAAGTCGGATCATGGTTGCGCTCACGGCTGGCCCCAGTGTTCGGCGTACCCGGCACGGCCGGCGTACGGCCGCGCATCCAGCTTGAGTAGCGCCTCGGCCCGCATCGCGTCGATCTTGTAAGCCATTCGCGCTTCCGGTCCATCGGACACCTCGGGTGGTCCCTCAAGCATGGCCAGAGCGAGGCTGATGCGCTTCCGTCGGGCGTCGACTTCGGCCAGTACCCGTTTGGGGCTGGCAAACCGGGCGATGTGTTCCGCATCGAACTCCGCGAAGTCTTCCGTCCTCACGACGTGTTGGGCTGTGTACGGAGGGCGGTCGGTCCGAACCCGGTGGTAGTCGATATGCGGCGGCGATTCGTTGTTCACGACCCGCTCCGCTACCCAGTCTTCGGGGTCATTGCCGGCGTAGCTCTCGCGGTGGTGTCGCAGGATCCGGCGGGCGACCCGCTCATCCTTGTCGACCTGTGCCAGTAGCCAAACGATCCGAGGCTCGGTCACTGCTCTCCCCAATGCTCGGTATACCCGGTTCGGGCCGAGTAGACCGGGGCCAGTGCTGTCACAACCCGGGACAGCACGGCGGCGGCAACCCGGTGAAGGTCGTCGTTGGGGTGCTGTTGCACCGCTTGCAGCGCTCCCTCGTACTTGGCGATGATCTCCCGCTTGAAGGCCACCTCCGAAAGCGTGCGCCGCGGGTCCTGGTTGGCGGCGTGCTCAAACGCCGGTATGGGTGACGGTGCGCCGGCGTAGTTGTCGTCGGGGTAGTACGTGACGACGACACCCCAGTGCCCGCCCAACACGTCCGGCGGGCGGGGCAGATCGGGGCGGAGGGCGACAAGCAGTTCCTCGTCACCGTTGACGTCCCGAAGGGCCTCCCACTCGTCGCCAGCCGGAGATGGGCGCCAGTAGCCGGCTTCGCCGACCACGGTTCCACCGGATGCGGCCAGGGCCTTCCGTTCGTCTCGATCGATCTGTGCGAGCAACCAGGTGATTCGTGGTTCGGTCATGGTGTTGCCTTCCGAATCTGTTCATCCCGAAGAAACTGCTGGCCGCAAGCGCACCGGTATTCGTCGACCTGCATCGACCAGACAAGGAAGTGCAGGCCCACTCGGCACAGACCGCGTCGTGCCCGCCAGCGGAGCAGGGGCCGGAACTCCATCTCCCGCTGGGGCTCACGGTGGAACACGGAGCGGAGTACCGGTTTCCATTGCTGCCAGGGCGCATGGACCCAGCGTTGGCGGCGGCGATCCGTGGTACCGCCCTCCCTGTTGCCGCCGATCACGGCCACACCGCCCTGATACGGATGCCGTCGCCTGCCGCGTGCCGACCCGTGTGCTCGGCAAGGCGCGTGCACACGAAGGAACCGCGAGGCGACATGGCGCCGGTGACCCGCCAGCACCGGTCGCGGCGGCGGCCAGTCGGAGTCAGGTCGGGTGGGAGAGAGTCGAAAAGCCCCCCACGCAACCCGATGGTGTCCCACGTTCGCGGGTAGTCGTCTTCGTCGTAGTAGGTCACGTCAGGTCCCCGGCGACGTGGATGGTGGACCTCGGGTTGAGGGCAGCGGCGCCGAACTGCTGCAAGGACCACCAGTGGAGGAGCCGGGCGGCCCGCCGGTCCATGGCCGCGTAGTGCGCCCTGATCTGCGCCACCTGTTCGTCGGTGAAGTCGAAACCGCCGCTGCCGACCCGGATGCCGGTGATGTGGTCGTCGTCGCTGATGTCGAGGACGGCGGCGCCGGCCGGCACAGCGGAGTCGATGTGGACGGGGATCCCCGTCGGGTCACCGAGAGGATGCCCGGACTGGCTATGCATGGTGCCGTCCTCGGAGTTGTTGAAGGCGGGCGTTCGCCTTCCTGATGCGGGCGTTCGCCGCCTCGATCCCTTCCCGTGCCGCAGCCTCCTGCCGCCGGGCTTGGACCGTGATCCGCGCCCAGTGCGCTGCCCGGAGGGCGATCGCAAGGGAAGCGAGCGCAACGACCAACCCCACCCATCCGATCACTGCGGCTCCCCGGCGGGTGGCTGCTCCAAAACGGGCGGGGACGTCTCGGTAGATGGTGCCGGTTGGTAGGTGAGCGTGTAGTAGGGGCCGTCGGTGCGGAAGCGGCGGTACAACACATCTAACGTGATCTTGACCCGGCGGTCCGGAGACGGGTACCACCGATACAGGTCTTCGTCCCCGAACCGAAACACGCTGACCTCGTCCAGATCCGCACCATGCTCCACCTCAACGTCGAACACGCCGCCCTCGTGGAGCTGCATTGCCACTTCGGAGCCATCGGCGTACCGAAGGGTGATCGTCGCTGACACCGGCGGCAGCGGAGGCTGATGCTGGTAGGTGTTCACCGGCGTTCGTCCTGTTCCCAGTAGTACCGGTACGCCCAGACACCGGCGTCATCCACGTACAAGTGGGCCTCGCGCGCGTTGTCGAACTCGATGCGGGGCAGTACGAGGCGGACACTGCGGGCGGGGCCGACAGCAGCGTGAACCACCATCCGGAACGGGCCGGTGAGGGGACGCCAGTTCTGGGCACTCCACCCCGGGTCCATCACTGTCCACGGGACATGCAGCAGCCGGTCGTCTTGGTAGCGCAGCAGAGACTTGTCCAGTGGGTCCCATTCGAGGTAGCCGGCCAGCTTGAACCGCTGGTTCAGGGGGGCGTCGTACGTGACCGGTAGCGGGGTGTCGGCGGGGGCAAGCCACCCGTCGGCCAGCGTCGCGATCGTCTGGTTCATCGGTGTCCCCTCCTGCGGGAGTCGAGTGGGGCCGGGGGCGGCCCAGTGTTGCGGTTGCGGCGGGCGCCCAACGCCCGGCGTTGGTCGTCGGTCAGCCCGCCCTCGAACCGGGTCGGCTCGGCCTGCTGCCCGGTGTGGAAGCGGTCCATGGCGGCCCGAAGTTGTTCGGCCACCGGAACAAGGGGCGCCATGCCTCCCAGGATCGCTTCGTGGACACGCCGGCCGAGTTCAGCAAGCGAGACCCTGAGGCTGGACATGTCCGGTGCGGGGAGGGCCTGGCGTTCGAACCTGATCTGCCGCGCCCGAACCACGGACATGGAGTGAAACCCCGGCGGGGGCTCGGGCTCGTTGAACCGCAGACCGTCCTCGGCGACGTGGCCGAGTTCGGTGTACCTGGTCGGGTCCGTGACGTCGCCGTCGACCGGGCCAACCCAGACCCGCCCGGTGGAAGTCTCGCGCCACACCCGCGCCGGTGGCCGGGGCTGCGGCTCTGCCCCCGGGATCTGCCGCAGCAGTTCGAGCTCCATCCGGTCCCACTCGTACTGGATCAGTGCCGCCGGGTCGACCACGGCGGTGAGGTGTCGCATCGAAAGGAGCTGGCGATGGCCGTACCGGTGCCCGTTGTTAGTGGCGGTCAGCGACAGCCGCCAGGAGTCCCACTCCGGTTCCCGCTCGGCGGCTGGCCGCAACACCGGCCCTGGGTATTCGGTGCCGCAGTGCGGGCACTCCTGGGCTGCCTCAACCCGCACCCTGAGCTCGGTGCCGAGACGTAGCCCGTACTGGGGTGCCCCGTGCCGGTTGCAGCTCATACACAACCGCCTCCACGGGTAGCCCTCCACCAGGACTGGGGCGGGCACCCAGATGGCTTGGGACGCAACCAGTGACATGCCGGGGAAGAGGTTAGAGAGGTCAAGGCTGGTCAGGGGGAGACGGTCATCGGCGACCGTGTGATCCCGGTTGGTCAGCTCCCGCTCCAGGCGGCGCCACACCTCCCCGATGCGGGTGACCAGCTCGTCTGTGACCGGATCCTGCCGGCCGCCGACATCGGCTAGGTCGGTGCCGACGTACCGGTGGCCGTCGTTGAGGCGCAGGTGCCACGCGTCGGTGCCGTCGTGTTCGAAGATCTGCGCTTGGAACCGGCCGGTGTACCACGTTTGCGACCCGAGCGGGGTCAGGCCGGTGTCATCGGCGGCGGTAACCAGGTCGGGGCGCCACCGGGCCGGCCCGTCCGGGTACTGGTAGTCGGGGTCTTCGCTGGTGTAGACCTCGCGAGGGTTGTGGGCTTGGGCGTTGTGCCACCGGGCCTGGCAGTTGGCGCTGCGGAAGTACGCGGACTCACCGTCCGGTGAGAGGGGCCGACCGCAGCCGCAGGCGCAGAGGTTGTTGATGGCGGCGTCGATCTGGTCGAGGGTGTCACTCACAGTTTCGGTCCTTTTCCCCGCAAACAGTCACATGGTTCGCATCTTGTTTGGTGTCCCGCCGGTGGGCGAATCGCACTTTGGTCACTCCGTGTGAGCGGCCTTGCGTTTGGTTTTCTTCGGTCGGGGCCACTCGAACCCGCCTGCCCGGAGGTCACGGAGCAGGTTCCGGGGGCCGCGCCAGTCCGATGACGAGTTGTGCGCAGTCGCGACCAACCGACCATCAGGGTTGTGGATCTTCCAATGTCCGGAGCCGGCCTCGGTCACCGTCCAACGGGCCCGGCGCAGCGCGGCGAACAGCTTCCGGCGGGCGCTGTCATCCATTGACTGGTCCGTCCTCTTCCGGTGCCGGGTTTTCCGGAGGGTTGGTGGTGCAGTCGGGGTGGACCAGGCCGGTCGGGTTGTGGTTCCACACTGCCGGGTCGCCGTGCATGATCACCTCAGGGCACACCTTGCACCGCGTGCGGACCCTGTTGCCGAGCCCGCCCCGGGCGCTCAACCGGTGCGGGGACACGGGGCTCACCGCAGCCACCGGCCCATCGCCCGGAGACGGCGGTGGTGCTCACGGCGGAACCGGCGGCGTGCCCGCGCAACGACGGCGGCGTGCCGAAACCACCAGTCCAGGTCGTTCACGGCCCGACCCGTCTGCACGGCTCGGCCTCGATAGGCCGCTTCCGGTACACCTCGATCATCACGCTGACACCCGAGGTTGCACCGGGGTGGGGGTCTCCAGCGAGGCTGGGCATACCCAGTTCGCTCCGCCCTCGTCCCACTCCACGAACAGGGTGACCATCCCGTGCTGGTTGGCGACCACCTGGGCAACGGTGGCGTCGTCGACCGGGCGCAGTTGGTGCGGTGACACCGGCAGGGCCGGCGCCTTGTAGGTGCCGATCCGGCCCGGTTTGCGCGCCTCCCCATGGAGGACGGGGGTGCCGGCGGGCCAGCGGCGAGCAGCGCCGCGCATCACAGCACAGGTACGGCAACGTTCACCGGGAGGGTGCGGGGCGAACAGGGCGAGACCGGCCTTGGGGTCCTCAGGGGCGCTCACAGCATCTCCCGCTGGGTGCCGGACGGGTCGATGGTGTCGGCGCAGGACGGGCACCGGGGTTCGCCGTTGATGCGTGTGATGGCTGGGTCGTGGGGGTGCGAGTCATTCGTGCGGCAGGCCACCGGGCACTGCTCCTGCTCGACCGCCTTACGCACCAGCGGGGAGTTCGGGTCAACCAACCGTCCCGCAACCCGCAGCCAGAACTGCATGCCGGCGTTCAGGCCCTCGTCGTCGTGGAACACATCGGCCAGGTCTTCGGCCAGCATGGTCCGGAGGTCTTTGCTGTGCTGCTGGTCACGGACGGTCCGGAGTGTCTGAACGGCGGCTTCGACGGCGATCCACGCGGCCCGGTGGGCGGTGTCGGCGGTCAGGTCGTCGGGGAGCCGGCGGCCGACCTCGGTCCGAAGTGCGGTATCGATGGCCGTGTAGGTTTGCCGGCCGAAGTCGGACAGGCTCGACAGGTCGGGTGCGGTGGTCATGGCTACTCCTCCGGGTTTGTGCGGCGGTTTCGGTCTTGCAACCAGGCAGCGGCGCCCCACGCGGCGAGGCCGAGCAGCTTCAGCCAGAGGTGGTTGTGGGCGAGTCCGAGGCCAACCCATATCGCTCCGCCGAGCCAGAGCAGTTCGAATCTGGTCACCGCGTCCGCCAGGCGAGTCGGTGCCACCAGCGGCGGGAAAGGATGGCCTCGGGGCCGGTCGTAACGGGGCGCGGCTCCAGGGCCACGCGTGTCGACGCAACGTGGGCCGCGCTCCCGCTGTCGGCCGGCGCCTCCTGCGAGGCGTCCACCGTTCCGAATTCGGGGCCGGTGCCCTGAAGTGACCTCCACCCCAGGCCGATCGCGCCAGGGTGGTACGCGCCGCAGGGAACGCACTGCGCCTTGCAGGTCCAGCCGCCGTCAAGCGAGACGGACACCCACTGCGGGGAGCCGCAGCGGGGGCACACCTGCGCGGTGTCCTCCGCCCGCACCTCCGCATAGGTACGCGGCGGCGGCCAGTCCAGGTCGGGTTCGCCGAGGTTGAGGTTCGGTACGGGTGCGGTTCGCTCGGCAATCCGGATCCCGACCCGACGTGCGGCCTCACGTGTTGCCTCCGATGGCCAGGTCGGGTCACCGGACGGGGTGTTCGCGTAGGTGGCGTAACCGGGCCGGGTGCGGGCGACGGCGGACGGGTCGTTGCTCATGAGCGAGTCCAGTTGGTGGTGTAGGTGACGATGGTGTGGGTCTCGATGAGCGCTGGGGCGTACAGCCGCGCTGCGATCAATTCGGCTTGATCGCGGGTGGCGGTGGTGGCCCAGACCCCGCCGTCGCCCGTTGCCACCGCCGGGGCGACGACGCGGGAGCAGCGGCAGGTGCAGTTTTCGTGCAGTTGGCAGGCGACGGGTTCGTAAGTGAGTGCCGAGGCGATGACGCGGTACTCCGTCCGCTCGGTGCGGACGCCGGGCTCGCCCATCAGCGAGAGTTGCGTGCTCATCGCCCACCCGCCAGCCACTCCGGGATGTTGACCAGTTCCTGCGGCAGACCGCAGTGGTACCAGTGCCGGCGGCGGACGCTCACCAGGTGCTCGGACTCCCACCGGGCAATGAGGGTCGGCCTGCCGTACGGGCAGCGGCACATGGTGGTCGGCAGGTCGGTCGTTGTCGTGTCGGGTGCGGTCCGGACACGGGTGCGGGTGATGGTCACGCGGACTCCTTCGAGGTGAGCTTGGCCAGGGCGTCGTGCAGGGTGGTGTCGTCGGACTGATCGGCCCAGAGCGCGGCTGCGACGACCAACTCCCGCACCTCGGCGGCGGTCAGCTCCAGCAGCGGCAGGTGGTGGTCGCCGACCAAGGCCACATGCAGCCCGACTACCTCGGCTACGTCGATGAGGGTGCCGCTGAGTACGTCTTGGTTGACCGTCTCGATTCCGGTCATCCGGCTGTGGCTGGTGCCGACCTGGGCGGCCACGTCCCGGGATGTGAAGCCGAGGGCGAGGCGGTGGGCGCGGATGCGGCGGCCGAGGGCCTTGCGCTGCTGCACGGCGCGGGGCTGGCGGTTCATACGATCTTCCGCCCGGCCGCGTCGTTGGTAACCCACTGAAGGATGCCCATGATCTGTTCGGTCGTGACCCGGTCCTTGATGGCCTTCGCCGTGCCCTCCGCTTTGCGTTCCTCCACCCACCGGGTCAGCGGCTCACCGGTCAGCCCATACGGTGGGGCAGGGACCAGTACCTCTGGCGGGCGCTCTCCGGCCTGCCAGGTGCGGATCCGCGACCGGCGGGTGGCCTCCTTGCGGGTGAACCGGCCAGCAACGCTGACGTGATGGACGTACCGGTGCCCGTCCGGTCCCCACCAGGCGTTGCGTTCGTCCGACCAGATCAGCCACGCCGGCTCGTACCCGCGACCGGTGTCGGAGCGGACGTGGGTAGCGAGCGCACGCAGGTCGGCGGCCGGGTCGACGGCCAGCGTTTCGTAGACCGCTTGCGCGGTGGCGAGCAGGTCGGCGGGCGTCTGGTGCAGGTAGCTGTAGACCCGAACCCCGTTTTGAGACGCGGAAACCTCCGGCTCGACTCCGCCGATGATTTCGAGGTCGGTGTCCGGGTGGTACCAGCAGACGCCGGTACTACCGAACGCGTGGGTGACAATGACGATCATGTGGTGGGTTCCTTTCGGTTTGGCGACCCATAGAGATAGGCGCGGGCGACCCACAGCACCGCCCGGTAGTTCCGCTCGATCCAGTCCGCGTCCACCCGGTACTCGGTGTCCTCGATTCGATCCGCCTCTTCCTCAAGCAGTTCGGCGACAGTCGTAGCGGCGGCCGGGTGCCAAGCCGCACAGTGGGCGCCCATCGGCCCGCCGAGGTAGTTGTTCACCAACCCGCCCCACTCGTCCTTCGGGACCGGCGGGATGGTGTTGTCGCCGTACGGGCGGCGGGCTTCGTCGGTGTTCGCGGCCTGCGCCCGTTCGGTCATCAGCCGGGCGGCGCTGCGCAGGATCTCGGCGTACTCCTCTGTCACGCTCACAGAGCACCCGTCCCGTCGAGCGCCCGCGCGATCTGTTGCGCCTCGGCGGTGTTCAGGTCGGCGTACGCGACGTCAGCGACGGTGAGCCGGATCGGCCGGTCCGGGTCGCCCGCCTGCCGCTCCGTCGGCCTGGTGACCCGGACGCCCCGGACGGCGACATCGGCGGGCGCCGGACTACCGGTGGCCCCGTCGGCGCCGAGCACAGCCCATGCCGCCTGGTGGCTCGCGTCGTGGGCCGGTTCCGGGTCGGCGCTGCGGTCGTGTTCGATCGCCCGGCCCGGTTCGGCGGTGCGCCAGTCCGGCCACGTCCGTCCCTCGTTACGGATCTGCTTCGCGATGATCGCGTCGATGATCGCCTGTTCCCCGTGGCCCGCTCGCCACGCCCCGTCGAGGGCGAGGATGACGACGTCGACCCACTCGCCGAGGTCTTCGGGGTCGGCCTCGATCTCGCGCAACTCCTTGCGAATGTGATCAAGTACCCCATGGGTACGAGAACCGGGGCCGAAGGTCCGCTCCGAGAACTCACGCTGGCGAGTGAGGTGCGCGGCGTCGATAACGGCACCGGTGCCCTCGGCCAGCGCCCGGTACGCCTCTACCGCCCGCTCCCGCGACACCCGGGCCAGCTTCGCGTTCTGGCGTTCGTTCTCCCGCCGGTACGCCAACCAGCCCACGAAGGTGCCGATGGCGGGCGCGGCCCCCTCGTACGCGGCACCGAGCTTGTCGGCGTGGGCTTCCCACTCCTCCGGCGGCAAGTCCAGGCCAAGCTGTTCGCGAAGGTTGTCCCGGTCGGCGGTGACCCGGTTCAACTCCGCCTGGAGCCGGACGTTCTCCCGGTTGACGCGCACCAACCCACGGGACAGCTCGCGGGCGCGGGCGTTCGCCCCACCCACGTCGGTCGGTTCAACCTCGTCCGGGTCAGGGGACATGGCGAGGTCGGCGGCCCGGATGGCGTCTTCGGCGAGCCGGTAGTACGCCTCGGCCGGCATGAGCGCCGCGTCCTCGGCGTACTGCTCGCCGCGGTCGTCGGGCCAGTCGAGCACGCGTAGGGCGGCAACAACCCGGTGTTCGGCCACGGGCGGCAAGTCGGTGGGCTGGTCAGGCATTGGTTCCTCCAGTGGGTGTCGTACGGGAGTCGCAGCGGACGCAGACCCGCCCGCCGGCGAGGTGGTCAAGAGGGCTGGCCTGGCGGTGCACGATCTGCCCGCACAGGGCGCGGACCCCGTACCGGACCTCACCGGCCACAAGGTGCAGGGTCCGGCCGGCGTCCGTGACCGCGTAGGTCCACTCCGCCGATGGGCACTGCTGGTTGGGGTGCCCGCACGGTTCCGGTAGCTCAACCGGGGTGCCGGACGGCGACCGGACCCAGGAAAGGAAGTCCCGGGCCGCCCACACCTCGCACACGTCCATCACACGATCGCCAAATCAGCGAACCGGGCCAGGTGCAACTGAGCAGCCACGGTCACCGTGTCGGTAGGCCCGTTCCTGTGCTTAGCCACTATGAAATCCGCTTCACCGGCGCGAGCGGATTCCTTGTCGTAGTAGTCGTCCCGGTGGAGCAGGATCACCACGTCAGCGTCCTGTTCGAGACTGCCCGACTCGCGAAGATCGCTCAGTTGTGGGCGCTTATCAGCCCGCTGCTCGGGGCCGCGGTTCAACTGGCAGACCGCGATGACCGGACAGCCCACCTCCTTCGCAAGAAGCTTCAACCCACGAGACAGGTCGGAAACCTCCTGCTGCCGGGACTCGGTCCGCTGCGGCGACGACACGAGTTGGAGGTAGTCCACGACGATCATTCGCAGGTCGTGGCGCTGCTTCAACCGGCGGGCCTTCGACCGGATCTCCATCAGCGACGTCGCGGCGGTGTCGTCCACGAACAGCGGCGCCTCGGCGATGTCGCCCATGCACCGGGCCAGCTTCGTCCAGTCGTCGTCGGAGAGCTGCCCGTTGCGGAGTACATGGAGCGGCACCCGTGATTCGGCGGACAACAACCGGGTGATGATCTCGACCTTGGACATTTCGAGAGAGAAGATCCCGACCGTTTGCTTCGCCCGGATCGCAGCGTTCCGGGCGAAGTCGAGAGCGGCCGTCGATTTTCCGAGTCCGGGCCTGCCGGCGACAATGATGAGCTGACCAGGGTGGAACCCATTCAGCAACCGGTCTAGGTCAATGAACCCGGTCGGCACCCCGGTCTGCAACGCGTCCTTGCTGCCAGCGGCTTCAATGTCGTCCAGCGTCGGTTGCAGCATCTCCGCCAGCGAGGCGAAATCGTCGTTGCCCTGACGGCCGGTGATGTCGTACACCGTCTGCTGGGCGAGGTCGACCATGTCGCCGAGGGTCTTCCCCGGCACACGGGTGGCGCTGTATCCGAGTTGGGTGATCCGGATTCCGGCTTCGATCATCTTCCGCTGGGTCGAGCACTCCGCCATGATCTTGGCGTAGTGGCCAACGTTCGCTGCACTCGGAACCCCGGCAATCAGGGTGTGTAGGTACGGGGCACCGCCGACCCGGATCAGGTCACCGGACTCGCGCAACGCGTGCGCCACGGTCACGGTGTCCGGTGTGCCGCCCTTCCCGTACAGGTTGATGATCGAGTCGAAGATGGTTCCGTGGCGGGGAAAGTAGAAGTCGCCTGATTTGATCATCTGGCCGACGGCGTCGATCGCATCCTGTGACAGGAGCATCGCCCCGAGGAGCGCCTGTTCCGCCTCAAGATCGTGCGGCGGGGTCCGGTCGTCCTGCCCCGCCGCCGGGGTCTCAATGGTGGCGGTCACGGAAGAACCTCGCCCTCAACCTCGTCGCCGGTCGGCCACGCCGGGCCGGGGGTGATCTCACGCAACTGGTCGAGCGGCGCGGTCTGGCCGGACCGCTGGGCCAGGTGCTTGATCACCATCGCCAGTGCCTCGCGGGCCGCCGCACCACCACGCTCGTTTCGGATCTGCCGGTCCATGTCGTCGGTCTCGAACCGGCCTGGCAAGGCTCGAACCTCGTGTTGCCCGGTCACCCGCCGCTGGTCGGTCCGGATCTGCCTGACGATCCGACGCACGTGGGCGGGCATGATCCGATCGGTGTTCTCCCGGTAGTACAGCGACACCGCGAGCTTGGCGTCCTCGAACTCGATGTCTTCCAGGTCCTGGTGCCAGGCCAGCACATCGGTGTCACCGATGTGGCGGTAGTCCCTGGTAGCGGCCAAGCCGAGAAGGATGGCGACTTCGGACCGGTTCATGCCGCACCTCGATCAAGTTCGGCGTACTTCGCGGCGAGCGCCACCGCGTCGGACATGCGGGCATCGGCAGGGGACCGGGAGGGGTTGCTGCCCGCCAGACCACCGGATTGGCGGCCCTGCCACACCCGATCCGACTGAACCCGCTGCGCCGAAAGCCGATGGAGTTGCATATCGAGGCTCACCCAGCCGCCAACAGCCATCTCCTTCGCCGCCTCAATCAGCTTCTCGGGCGGAACGTTCTCCTTCTCGATGAGCCGCTTGGCGTCGCGGGAGAATTTCCCGATGGCCCCGCTGGTGGGTGGGTCGCCGCCTGCGTCGGTGATGGCGTCGATCCACGCGGCGGTGACGTCCCGGGCGGTGACCTTGTCCGGGACAGCGACGTCCGTGCCGGGTGCGGTCGGGAACAGCGCTTCGGCTGTGGTGGCTTTGGCCGCGGTCCGCTTCGACGGCTTGGTGGTCTTCGGCTCGGCTGTGGTCGCCGGCGGCGGAGAAGAAGGAACTTCCGTAGGAAGTTCGGTCGGGTCGGGTCGGGTCGGGGGGACCGTGACTGCGGGTGCGACATCGGTGTGACTGTCGGCGTGAGTCACGTCAGCGTCACGCCGTGACGCACCCCCCGCTTGGGTGTTTTCGCCCTGATTCTGCGTTTTCGCCTTCGCTCGATCCCGCGCCCGCTGCTGCCGGGCCGCCGCCGCAGCGCGCTCCTTGAGAACCTGCTCCCTGGACGGTTGATGATCGGTCCACTGGTGAAACCGCCATCCCTCCTCGCCGTCACGCGTGACGCGCTCCCACAGACCAGACCGCTCCAACCTCGGGGTCAGGGCCTCACGGAGGCCCGGGGCGAGGTAGTCGACAACGTCATCAGGGACCCATCCGTCGGTGAGGTCATCCGACGCCCACGACCCAGCCACAGCCCACAGACCGATCGCCGCGAGCCCCTCCAGATCGAGGCCGGTACGGATGCGCTTACGGTGCTTGTGGAACCCGTCGTCCATCCGGAACCACGTCACAGGACTCGCGCCCCCTTCCGGGTGTCGCGGGAACGGGAGACAGCCGGGACCGGTGGCAGGTTCATCGGGCACAGCCAGCACCCGTCACGCCTCGGCTTCGGCTGGTACTTCAGCGGGGCCCGTGAGTTGAGCCGGGTCAGCCCGGCGGCCCACGCCACCCCGGCGACGACGCACGAGTCCCACGGGTTCAGAGCCGCAGTCTCCGCTCGGCACTGCTCCAGCACCGGGCAGTCCGACAGGCAGATGTGCCGGGCCAGCGGGTACAGGCTGCGGGTCGTCCACACATGGCTGTTCCGCTGGCACACGGCGTGCTGGCGCCACCCGGCGTCAAGGTCAATGGTTGGTGCGGTCACAGTGCGTCTCCGGTGGCGATCGTGGTGATCCGGCGGCGCCGGTACCGGGCGGGAACCCGAGTCGGGACGGCGTACAGGCGGACCGGGGGAGCGATCGGCCCTTCGACGCGGCACACCTCGCACCCTTCGGTGCGGGTCTGGTGGCGGCGGCGGGCGGTGTCGGTCCCGCAGGGCAACACATCATTCGGCCCGTACCGGGGGCCGCGAGGGGGAAGGAGTCCGTGGTCGCGGGCGTACGCGACGGCGGCCGGGCCGGAGGGCACCCGCAGGAGCGCGAACACCCTGCTGAGTTCCTGCGTGACGGCACCGGTGGTGCGGTTGGTTTTGAGGCCGATGGCGGCCCGGGTGAGCCCGTCGGCGAGGAGGTCGAGCAGGGTGAGTTGGTGGTCGGTGAGTTGCGGAATCTCAGGCATCGTTGGCCGCCTTCCGAGATCCCTTGCGCTTCCGCATCACCGTCACCAGGCGGCTAGCGTTCGCGCCGCGCCGGTCGGTACCCCACGGCCGTGACGGCACCTCGCCCTCATGCCAGTAGGACAGGAACCGGCGGCGGGCGTTCGCCAGGTGGGTGGCGTAGCAGGACAGGTCACCGAGCGCAGCCCGTGCGAGCGCATGGTCATCGAACGCGGCCAGAGCGCCAATGACCTCCCGCTGCCGTTCCGTAAGGGTGGGGAGAATCTGAGCGAGAGCCAGCCGGTCAACGATGTGGTTCTCCGGCGACGGGGTGACCCGGGTGACGTCGGTCCAGTAGGTGACGAAGTTCGGGCCTGTGCCGCTTTCGCCCCACCCCTCGTCGTTCCGGTATGCGGCGCCTCGGTAGCTGAGGGTCTTCCGGTTCTCCGTCCACAGCGAGTCCTGCGCGGCCTGGAACAGCTTGTGCTCCGGGATCCAGTGTTCGGCCTCGTACAGGCGCTCTGCGGCGGCACCGAACGCTTCGGCGTACCGGTCGTCGTAGTCGCCGGCCATCGCCCGGGTTGTTGCCGCAGCGGACCGGGCGACGCGTTGCAGGTCGGCGAGGGTGTAGCCCCATCGGAGTTCGGTGTCGGTGTTCATGCTGCCTCTCCGAAGAGGTCGAGTTGCTGGTGCTGGATGACCACCGGAGATGTGGCCGGCATCGGGTTGGTTGGCTGAGCCGGTTCGGTGTGCTCCGTGGCGGCCCAGTCCCATCCGCTCTGGGTGAAGGACTCACCCGGCAGGTCGGCGAGCTGCGGGTGGTGGTCGTCGTAGACCTGCTTGCTGGTCTTGCCGAGAAGCAGGGAGTCCGCCACGCCGATCCGGGGGATCAGGTTGCGGGGGATGGTGTCGAGCCGGATCGGCCCGGTGGTGAGCCCACCCCGTTGGGCAAGGTGCGCGGCGTACACGGTGCACCGCAAGCGAGCGACGGCCGCGGTGAGCGGGTCCAGCTCCACCCCGTCAACCGAGGCGACCACGCGGGTGAGGGCATCACCGGGGGCGGACACGATGCCGCCCGTGGCGACCAACCCGGCCTTGGCCTGGCGGGGGCGAAGGGTGCCGGTGGTGTACCACTCCCACAGGTAGTCCATGGCCCGGACCATGAAGTGCCCGGTGCCGGCGGTCGGGTCGACGGTGCGAATCAGCCGGTCGGCGCGGAAGGCGACGCACGCGGGGACCATCGTCCGGTCGAGGATGAAATCCGCCACCCACCACGGGGTTTGCGCCAACGCGTGCTCTTTGCGGCGGTCGTCGGTCACGGCCTGAAGCAGGTCCCCGATGATCCAACCGCTGATCGACGGCGGCCCGTCGATCACCTCGTAGGCGAGGGACGGTGCGTCACCGGCCCACCAATCGACCAGGTCTTGGATCGCTGCATCGGACGGGGTGCCGGCGTGCAGGTCCGGGTTGTACCGGGGGTGCATGAGCCACTGGGTAGCGGGATGCACGGTCAACCCAGCCATGGCCTGCAACAGTGCGACGCTCGGCGTCGGGTTCGGCATGTACCAGCCGGGCATTCCCTTCAGCCCGTCACGTAGCCACACGTTAATGAGCCCGTGGTCTTCAGCCCAGGCGGTGACAGCGGACAGGTACACCCACGCCCCGGCGATGCGGGTGCGGCGGGCGTGGTCGGTGTATTCGGTGCTGGCGGGCGGGATGGTGCCGGCGAGGCGGTCGACGTGCTTTCGGAGGGCTTTGACGAGCGTGTGGGTGTATTTGGTGTTGTCCACCGGGTTGCTCGTTGGGTGAGTCTCGGTCGTCATGGCAGTCACCTCCGTCGATGTTTTGGTGGGAATGGTGGAGCGCGGCCCGCCCCGTGCCGGACCGCGCCCCGTCGACCGAATCAGCCGGACTTGCAGGTTTTGTCCAGCCGGCACGCGGCCTCCGCTCCCACCCGCCGCTGTAGCTCGGCGAGCTGCACATCGGTCAGGCCGCGCAACTCGCCGGACGGCACCGGAGCAGACGCCGGGGCACCCGAGGTGTCCGCCCCGTACTGGGTGCCGACCCCGTTGCCGTTGACGCCGGCCAACGTGCCGCACCGGTACACCGACCCGTCGGCGCGCTGGAGACAGGTCGGCTTGTCGCCCTTGAGGTCCCCGGTGCCGGTTGCCCGGTACAGGACGTTCTGGCCGGTGCCGAGGGTCGCCACCCACTGGTTGCCGCCGGTGGGTATGACCTCGTACACGGTGATGGCCTGCCAGTTCGGGATGTCCTGGTAGTCGGCCTTGATCCGATCCACGATCGCCTTCGGCGACACCCACACCGGGTTCGTCTTGTGGATCGTGATCGGTGCCAGCCGTAGCCCGTTATGGCGGGCAGGCACCGTCGACACCACGGAGATCGCGGTTGCGGAACCGCGACCGGTCAGCGGGGTCACGTACACCGGCTGGCCGTCGGCCGACAGGGTGAACTCCGAGTCGTTGCCGGAGTTGACGTCGTCGTCGGGGGTCTCCCACCCGGACCGCTTGAACAGCCAGTCGAAGAACCCGCCCATTCCGGCGGTCGCTTCCCGCTGTTGGGCGGCGAGGCTCAGCGGGTACGAGGGCCCGGGGATGTTCGCCGTGTCGGTGGTGATCGTCAGGGCGCCGGTCTTGCCGTCGTACAGGGCCACCCCGGCGGGGCGCTCGGTGATCACGAACTTCCCGACCTGCCGTTTCAACGGCACCACGACCATCGGCCGGTCCCCGTTGCAGTACGCGTACACGTCGTCGCCGTTGAACCTCAGGTACCGGTCCTCCTTGGAGATTTCCCGGCCGAGGTTGCTGCCCCACCAGCCCGATACCCGGTCGGTGGCCTTGCCTTTGTCGAACGTGCACTTCTGCTCGGCGGCGCCTCGGCCTTGCAACGGGATCTGCTGCGACAGCGCCACCTCATACCCGGACAGGAACCCTCGCCGGTTGACGAGGGTGGCGTACCGGTCCTCACTGGGGAGGTAGGTGGTGCCGGCGATGTCACCGGCGGTGTCGCCCAGGTTGGGTCGGGCCTGCGCCTCGCCGACCTGGTACGGGGCGCGTGGGGCGAGGGTTGGTACCTGATCGGTGGTGACCGTGATCGCTTGTGCGTACGTCCGGTCCTGGCTGTATTGGGTGTGGAGCAGCCAGCCGATTCCGATCACGCCGCCGAGGACGAACCCGAGCGTGATGAGAGCGAACCCGCGCCCGTCGCTACCGGATCCCCCGGCGCCGGCCGCCGCTCCGCCGATCACGAACGCGATGAAGACGGCGAACGCAGCGAGCAGGGGAACCATCTTCCGGAGTTCCCACACGAAGATGGTCGAGTAGTAGGGGGCGATGGCGAACCACAGGGCGGTCAGGGCGGCCAGCACCCCGAGGGTGAGCAGGACTTTTGCGGTGCGGGTCATATGGCGGATCCTTCCGTCGGAATGCGTTGCATCGCATCTATCAAGCTACGCGACGCGGGCAATGCTGGCAAGAATATCTACCGAGTTGGGTACAGGTGTTGTGGGTGCGGCCCGAAGGGTGGTCGGGCCGCACCCACGGCTCGCACCGTCAGGCGACCGACGACAACCGGCGCGTCGACATCCGTACCGGCTGGATCGCCCCCACGAACCGCTTACCGATCCGCACGTGAGCCATCTCGTCCGGACCGGTGAACGTCCACTCCGCCTCGCCGCCGCGTTGACGCACGTCACCGAACCGGCCCAACCGGGCCCCGTTGAACGCGATCTTGCTGACCGGGCGCGCCAGGATCGGGGCGTGGAGGATCGGCCGCGGGTCCGGGAAGTCGACCACGACCCCGTTCGCCACCATTGACAGGCCGAACCCGCCGCCGGTGTCGATGCTCCGGGAGATCCGCAGCCGCCCGTCAGGGCCGTCGCCGATGTAGTCGAGCGCAACCGGAACGCTGCCCTGCTTGGTGCCGAGCTTGAACTTCTTGGTCACCTCGATGGCGGTGGCCAGGTCGATCAGGATCTTCCACGGCTCGTCGTCCCCACCGAAGTCGGGCCACAGCCCGTCCTGCGCGTCGGCGTCGCTGTCAGGGTCGTCGTCGGGGTGCCACGACGAGATACCCGCGTAGACCCGGTCGGTGGCGGCAACGTGAAGCATCTCGCCGTCCCACCGGATCTGGACGCAGTTCAGGTCGGGGACCTCTTTGTTGTCGGCGGCGAACCCGACGACGTCGTTGATGAGGCCGATCAGGTCACTGGTGCGAAGCGTGATCATGGATGTTCTCCGTTCTGGTTGATGGGGGCACTGGATCAAGAGGCCCGCTCGTTCGCGGGGACGTAGAACGGCATCAACTCGCGCCGCTTGATGTCGGCCGCCTCGGCAGCGGTCTGCTCCGAGTCGTAGGTGCCGCACATGTAGGTCTTGCCGCGAAACTTCACGCGTGCGATCCAGCGCCCCGACCGGGTTGGGTGAACGCCCCTGTACTTCGACTTCCCGCGGCCCGCGACGTTCTGACTGGACCCACTCGGATTGACCACCCGTAGGTTGGACCGCCGGTTGTCGAGCCGGTTGCCGCTGCGGTGATCGCCGATCATCCCGTCGCCGGCCGCGAGTCCGAGCACCCACCGGTGGACGACTTGGACGCGCCCGCAGTCGAACATCTGGGCGTATCCGTGCGACCCGATCGACAGTCGCCGACTGGCGAGACGGAGGTAGTCGTCCGAGTCGAGAAGTACCGGCACCGGGCCATCCTTTGTGGAGGCGTTCACCTCAACCCACGCCCGCATCAGAAGGGCGGGTTTTCGTCGAAGTTCCCGCCTGAGCCTCCCTGCGATTCCTGGTGCGCCCACGGGTCGTTCATGCTGCCGCCCTGGGCCGGGGCAGCGCCCCGGGCCTGTCCGCCACCGCCGCCACCGGAGCGGGACATCTTCTGGACGCTCGCCGTGGCGTACCGCAGCGACGGGCCGATCTCGTCGACCTCCAGTTCGATGACGGTGCGCTTCTCGCCCTCGCGGGTTTCGTAGCTGCGCTGCTTGAGTCGGCCCGAGACGATGACCCGGTCACCGCGCTTCAGTGACTCGGCGACGTGCTCGGCCGGCTGGTTCCAGACCTTGCACTGCATGAACAGGGGCTCGCCGTCCTTCCACTCGTTCGTGGTCCGGTCCATGAACCGGGGCGTGGATGCGACCCGGAAGTTCGCGACCGCCGCGCCGTTCGGGGTGAATTTGAGCTCCGGGTCATCGGTCAGGTTGCCGATGATCGTGATGGTGGTGTCTCCAGCCATGGGTGTGTCTCCTTCGTTGTTGTGGTTGGGTTTTGGCCGGTCAGCGGGTCACGCGGATCGGCATGATCAGGTACCGGTAGTGCGGGTCCGGCTCCTCGCCGGCAGACGGGGCCCCCGTCATCACGGCCGGTTTGAACGCGTCCACGAACCCGAAATGCGCCACCGACTGGTTCAGGGCCTGCAACCCCTCCACCAGGTAGTGCGGGTTGAACCCGATGGTGAGCGGGGCGCCGGTGAATCTGGTGTCCATGGCCTCGGATGCGCGGGCGTCCTCGGTACCGCCGGCCTCCACCACGAGCCCGTCCAAGCTGAAGGTCAGGAGGACTGGGGTGGTGCGTTCGGCGACCAACGCCACCCGCTGCACAACCTCGATCAGCGAGGCGACCGGCACCTGCGCATGGGCCGCGTACTCCTTCGGGAACAGGGACCGGACCGGCGGGTAGTTCTGCCCGTCGAGGAGCCGGGAGGTGAACTCGTGCCGGGGGCCGGCGATCCCCGCCACCCCCTGACCGGGGCTGGTCTGGTCCAGGGACAGGGTGACGGTGCCGCCGGCCGACGCGAAACCTTTGGCCATGCCGGCGAGCACCTTCGCCGGGATGAGGGCAGCGAGCCCGTCCGGGAGGTCGGCGGCCGGCTCCCACGGCACCTCGGCCACGGCGAGCCGGTACCGGTCGGTGGCGAGCATCGCCATGGTGTTGCCGTTCAGCTCGACCCGAACACCGGTCATCATCGGCAGGGTGTCGTCCCGGCCGGCGGCCACCGCGACCTGGGCGACCAGCCGGCCGAACGCGGCGGCGTCGATCGTCCCGGCCGGGTTCGGAATGACCGGCAGCGCCGGGTAGTCCTCCACCGGCATCGTCGGCAGGGTGAACCGGGCGCTACCGCACACCATCTCCAGGTGGGTGCCGACAGCGGTCAGCTCAACCGGTTTCGCCGGCAACGCTTTGGTGATCTCGGCGAGGAGCTTGCCCGACACCAGGACCGCGCCGGGCTGCTCGTCGGTGCGGGCGATGGTGTCGACCTGGCTGCGGGTGGACACCTCGTAGTCGAACCCGGTCACTGTGAGGGTGCCGTGCTCGATGCGGAGAAGGAGGCCGGACAGGACCGGCACCGACGGGCGGGCCGGGAGTTGCTTCGCCGCGGTGCCGACCGCTTCGGCGAGCACCTTCGGGTCGACGGTGGCCTTCACGCGGCGGCCCGTAGAACCCGGAGCCCGCCACGGCGCTTGACCGCACGGCGCTCCTCCTCGGACATGCCGCCCCACACCCCGGCGTCCTGCCCGGACTCCAGCGCCCATTGGAGGCAGGCGTCGGTGACCGTGCAGCCACGGCACACGGCCTTGGCCTGCTCGACCTGGAGCAGGGCGGGGCCGGAGGTGCCGATCGGGAAGAACAGCTCGGGGTCCTCGTCGCGGCAGGCGGAGTAGTGGCGCCAGTTCAGCCCCTTGCGCTCGGGGTCGGCGGGCTGGCCGTTGAGCTTCGGCGGCGGGCTGGCCTTCTTGACGGTCATTTGTCCTCCTTGCGTGGTTGGGTTGGTGCTTTTGGGTGGGTGTCCCACCCCTTTTCGTCGTCGCCGGTGGCCGGGATCTGCTCGGGAGTGCGGTAGCCGTACCGGGTGTCGCCGCCGTAGTCGGGGTCGATCACCGGCGGCCGGGGGTCTCGCTTGAAGTTCAGGTGGACCCGCCTGCGGCCGGTCTTCACGCGGTTCACTGGGCACCGGCCCGGCGTAGTCCTCGGAACGGGCGCACGACGCAGGTCCCGTCGGGGAGCTGCACCATGACGTTCCGGGGAGTGGTGGGCTTGAGATCGAGGTGCGGGACCCTGGGCATGCGTTCGGTCTTGCGCTGCTGCCGCCAGGCCACAATCGCCACGACGGGTTCACCGCGCAGCAGGTAAGTGGTCCCGGGGATCACGCCGCCACCGCCGTACGACCAGCCGGGTACTCCCGGATGCGGAGGTCCTCGGGCCAGGTCGACCAGTCGCCGCCCTTACCCGTGCCGGCCCACCGCTGCCCGAGTTGCTTCACGAAGACGGCGGTGCCGGCGGCCCGAGCCTTGCCGATCAGCTCGTACACCCAGTCCAGGTGCATCGGGCGTGACCTGGGCCCGGACTCCCCGCCGATGATCAGCCAGTCGATACCGGTCAGGTCCAGCGACGGCAGCGGCCCGAGCAGCGGTTCGGCGGAGATGAACCGCACTACGGCCGGGGTGGCACGCAGGTCGTCGGCCCGGTCGGTGTGCTTGTCCAGCTCGATCGAGGTGCCCATCCACACGTTCGGCAGAGGCCACTCCATGCGGTGGTATAGACCGTGCTTCAGTCCGGGCACGTACATGGGGTTGTGTGGGGTTGCCGCCCATTCCATCTCCGACCGGAAATGCACGCCCGACTGGTGGCCGGCGCCGCAGTTGCAGTCGTCGGTCAGGATTCGGGCCATCCGGCGAGGGCGCTTGGTGAGGATCTGGTAGGTGTGCTGTCGGGTGTCGGCCATGACCGCCCACACGCGGGTCAGGAACTCGCGGGTGATTCGGGCGTGCCCGAGGTCGGACATGGAGTTAACGAACACGGTGCTGGGCTTGCGCCACCGCAGCGGCTCCGGGAGCACATCGGGGTGCATGGTGACGCCGAACCCCGGCCCGGAGGTGACTGGGTTGCCGTCGTTCTGGTACTTCGCGGACCCCATGGCCTTGAGCCGCTTGGCCATGGTGCAGGCGTAGCAGCCGCCGATGCCGTCTTCGCCTTGGTCGTCGTCGGACATGGGCAGACCGCACCCGGCGCTGATCTTGTCGCAGCCGGTAGTCGGGTTCCAGGTGCGTCCGACGGTGCCGGCCCGCTTCGTCCATTCGATGTCGGTCTCAGACATGTGCCACCTCCTTCATGTGGTTGTGGTTGGGGTGGTGTTTGCCGGCCAGTACCTCGGTCGCGAGCCGGCCAGCCGGGGTGGCCGGGTCGAGGTCGCGGATCTCTTCCAGGGCGATCCGGAACACGGCAGCGTCGGTGAACGCCTGGCCGATCCGGTCGCATGCCAGCGCGGCGCTCGGCGCGGGCGCGGCCGGGGTGAACAGATCCGCCGGGGACAGGTCGGTGATGACCACCGTCATCCCGCCGTGAGGCGACACCAGCCGGCGGCGGTCGGCGGCCGGCAGCCCCGCCAGGACGGTTGGCCACAGCGGGCCGATCGCCAACGTGGCCGACTCCAGGTACTCCGGGGTGTCGTCGGGGATGAGCGACCAGCCGGGCGCCGAAGCGCCATTCGGACGCTTCGCCGTTGGCGCCTGTACGAACGGCGGCCCGAACGCGTCGATGACCGGTTTCGCGGTTTCCGAGTAGTTCAGGGCGTCCCGGCGGGCGCGGTCGGTGAAGTGGAACGTGATGTTGTACCGGACCCGGCGGAGGTGCTTCGGGAGCCGGTAGAACGCGGCGGTGTCGTACCCGGCCTTCCGCCACTGCTTCCGGTTCGCCGACGTCGGCCGCGGCCCCTTGTTGTGGGAGTCGTTGGTCGACCACAACTGCGCCGGGGCGGCGATGTGGAGCGTCCAGGTGCGGCCGGTCACTGGGTCACGTCCAGTGGGGTGATCTCCCGCAGTACCCGGCCCGGGTCGGCGCCCCGCCGTACGGCGGTCGGCCAGTCGATCCATTCCTCGGCGACCACGTCCCACCAGTGGCGGTCGTGGCGGCGCTCGTGCCGGTCGTTGTGGCCTTCGGCGTCGTCCCGGCGGAACACCCGGTCGTTGCTGCCGTCCGGGTCGGTGCCGCCGAGCATGGTGCCGTCAGCGGGCTCGCCGGGCAGGTCCGGGAGGATCACCTTGTCGATCCGGTCCGGTCGTACCCACACCTGCTGCACGTCGGTCTTGCCCAGCACCTCGATCACGGCGCCGACACCGGGCAGCCAGCGGAGGACGGTGCCGCGCACCAGCACCTCATCGCCAACCATCGGTGTTTCCACGCCGGGGTTCAGGTCGCCGACCATCAGCCGTTCACCTCACGGTTGATCAGCAGGTCGGTGTCGACGATCCCGTCCCCGCCGTGCTCCTCTTGGTCGTGGTTGGCCCAGTTCCGTACCAGCCGGTCGTGCTCATCGGCGGTGTCGTCACCGGTGCCGAGGACACCGTGGGTGGTGCAGCGCAGCACCCACACGGCGTTGCCGCCCTTGGGGCGGGATTCGAGGGTTCCGGAGCCCTCGCCGTAGAGGTTGTGCCCGAGGTTGCGGGCGAACACCTCGGCGATGACGGGGTTGTCGCGGAACTCTTCACGGGACTCGTCGTAGGTGTCCCAGTCGGCGTCGCGGAGCTTTTCGAGCAGGGTGCCGAGGACGGCGCGGATGGTGTGCGCCGGGGCGTAGGTATCAATCAGCGCGCTGGCGACCGGGTTGAAGATGTCGCTACCGGAGGAGAGGCCCATCAGCGGGTCACCGCCAGCGCGAGCTGTTGCTGAACCGCCGACACCAGATGCGGCTCCGGTGTCCAGAGCCCCAGCGCACCTCGGGCCGGAATCGGCTGGTCCAGGACCCGCACGTGGTCCAGGACCAAGTGGGCCGCCGGCAGGGTGCCGCGCCGGGTCTCGTACCACTCCTCACCCCACGGCCGGCAGCACCGGTTCTCCGCGCGGTGGGCGTCGACCAGGTCGGCGACGGCGAGGACGGCCCGCATCGGGCGCCCGTGAGCCGGGTCGGTGCCCCAGATGCGGATGCACCGGTAGTCGGCCTCGCCGGTCTTCGAGATGGACGCGCCGGCGTGGATGAGGATCGGGCCCCGGTAGGTGGTGGACTGGCCGCGGTTCTCGACCCGCTTCGCCCCGGGGGCGGTGGTGGCGATGCAGGACGCCCACGGCTGCTGGACAGTGATGGCCTTCATCTCAGCCACGCCACCGCTCCTCACCGCGGGCGACCTCTTCGGTGTGGTCGTCGGCCGAGGACGGCCACTCGACCACCACCGCGTGCCAACGGGGGTCGAGTTCGGACGCGTCCGGGCGCTTCGTGAACTGCTCCCACGCGGCGTTGATCTCGGCGGCCTTGCGGTCGGCCTCAGCCAGGTCGGCGGCGGCGATCACGTCGTCGGGGCCTTCGACGTGCACGGCCCACAGGGCGGACGACGCGACCTCGGTACGGAGACTGTCCGCCTTCGCCGCGTCCTGGCGGTGCGTGGCGGCCTGCGCCTTCCAATATTCGTCGCCCTGCTGCGCCCACCCGTCGGCCTCGGCGGCTTCGGTCAGGTGCCGATCCCGGAGCGCGGCCAGTTCGGTCACGGCGACCTCACGGGTCAGCCACTCGTTGTCGAGGATCGGGGTGTTGCCCTCGTAGAGCATGTCCCGGAGGTAGCTGCCAACGGTGTTCAGCGACATGTGGGCGCTGCGGTCGTAGAACGCCGCCTTGTAGAAGATCGACACCCGGCGCCGGCCGTACCCGTCGACCAGGTACGACCACATGGCGTGATCCGAACCCTCCCGCTTCCAGCCCTCCGGGAGGGTGGCCGGCCGGAACATCGGGTCGCTGGGGTCTGGGTCACCGAACTCGAATCCGACCGCCTCGAACTCGGCCTGGCTGCCGCCGAGAATCCGGGTCGGCAGAAGATCGGAGTGGACGAGCTGGCGCTGGCCGGCGGCCTCCATGTCGGTGATGTAGGTGTCGGTGCCGTCGGACATGGCGCCGAGTAGGTGAAGCATGGGGTCGCGGCGAGCGGTGTTCTCGATCATGGTTGCCTCCTCAGAAGTCATTGGGATCGCTCCGGAATCAGAGCCTTGGCGGTACGCAGGTACTCCACGGCGGCGAGAAGCAGTTCGGGGCTGTCTCCAAACCCACCAAGCGCCGCGTTATGCATTCGGCACAGCAAGCCCCGGACAGTGCCGTCCGAATGGTCGTGGTCAACTGACAGCCATTCGCGTTCGGTCTCGGGCTGGCCGCAGATTGCGCACTTGCCGTCCTGTGCCCGCCACATCTCGTTGTACTGCTCGACGGTGATACCGAACTTGCGGGCTAACCACTGCCTGCGGGTGATGGCCCTGTTCTCCTCGCCGCGAGCGAGCCAACGCTGGTGGCCGTAGTCGCTGGTGCATGCCTTACACCAAGTGCGAAGGCGTCCGTCGCGACGCTTGTAGAACTCCGAGTGGGCCTTGGTGTGCCCACACCTTGTGCAGCAGCCCTGAATGGCAGTCATTTATCAATCCCTACCAATCGTGGATGCAGTGCTGGCAGAAGTGGATGCCGTTGGCCCGGCGGAACAGGGCCCGGACCAGCAGGAGAGGTGCGGCCAGGCGCGGCCACCGGGCGGTCCAGCCGAAGTCGACGCCGGGCGGCGGCCGGAGGGGCGACACCATGTCCCGGCGGAAGAGGGACCAGTGCTGGCGGAGGTACGCCCGGCGCAGCTCCCACCCGGTGCGGTACACGTGCCCGCACTCGATGCAGACGATGTAGAACTTGTCCGCCGTCTCGTCTACGTGGTGCTCCCAGCAGTGCTCGTCGGGAGCGCAACCGGGCGCACCGGGCTCGTGCTGCTCAACCGAGGCGATCACGCGCCCACCGCCGGTTCGGTGGTGGTCCAGCCGCCGTCGCCGGTCAGCCACACCCGTCCGTGGACGGCGTGGTCGATCGGCTTCAGGGCCGGGTTGTCGGTCGAGAGGATTGCCCACCCGAACGGCCGGGCGGCCTCACGCTCGGACTCGACCCACCCGTGACACCCGGTCGTGGCAGACCCGCACAGGAGGATCAGGTTCGGTGCCGTGTTCGTGTCCGGGCGGCGGGTGCCGCCGTTGCCGCGTGCCCGCCGGTGCTGCACCGACCAGTCCCAGCCGCGTTCACCGGTCTGCTCTACCCCGCACCGGACGCACCGGCCCTGATCCCGTTCGATGACCAGGGCCACGGTGGTGGCGTCCGGGCCGGTGTAGACCGGCCGGGCGGTCGGGGAGGGCGGCCTGCGGGCGATCCCGGTCGACTTGTCCGGCCAGGTCCCATAGGTCAGCGTCGAGTACGGGTTGGAGTTGCCGGCCTCGGCGAGCGCGGCCCGCCGCTTCGCGGACATCCGCTGGATCGGAGAGCGGTTCACTTCTGCACCGTCCGCATCGGCCATTCCAGGGACACCCCGTCCGCAGCCGTCCGCAGCTTCTCGACCTCGGCCGCCGCCTCGTCGTCGTCCCGGGCAGCCCTGTGCTCGATCTCGTTGGCCTTCTGCCGCCAGAAGGCGGCCAGCCCCTCCGACTGCTCCCGGTACCAGCCGATCTGCGCGTCGTGCAGCTCGGGCAGGGTCATGGCGGCCAGGGCCGGGAACCGGGCCATGAGCTGCCATGCAACCCGGCCGGCGCGGGTGGCGTCGTACTCGGCGGTGTGGGCCTGCTCGTCGTCCCATCCGACACCGTGGACCTGGGCGAGAGTCTTGAGGCACCGGGCGCCCTGCGTTTCGGACACCCGACGCCGGTACTTGATGACCTTCTTGTCGAGGACACCGGGGTCGATGATCGGGGCGAGGGGGCGGCCTTCGAGCCGGTCGGTGATGGTTGGGACGCCGTTGCGGCGGCAGTCCCGGTCGAGGACGGTGAGGTCGTACGGGGCGTTCATGATCACCAGTGGCATGCCGGCGGTCAGGCACACCGCGATCTCGGCGCAGAAGTCGTCCAGCACCTCGGCCGGCTTCCCGCCCTCAGCCCGCAACTGTTCTGTCGTCAGCCCGTTGACCGCCGACGCCTCAGCCGGCATGTCCACCGCCACCAGCGCGGTCCGGACCTGCATCGACGCGTCAGCGGCCCGCATCAGCCCGAAGCAGATCGACGCGGTCAGCGCGGTCTCCGGGTCCTTGTCCGTGGACTCGATGTCCAGGACTGTGAACCCCTGGCTCCACCACGGGGCGGTCACGGCAGCGTCCATTCCGGGGTGGTATCCGTGGCCGCGTGCTCGGCCCGGATCTGCTCGCACCGGCAGTCGTCGGCACCGGTCCGGACCGGGCACGTCGACCAGTGCTTGGCGCGCTCCGCGAGTTGCACCACCTCGGCCTGCTCAGTGGGCAGGTCGGCGACCAGCGCCCGGTACAGCACCGTGCTTCGCAACCACCCCACCGGGTCGGCAACCCGTTGATCCATCGCCTGGTCGAACGCGTCCGACGCGCTGTCACTCATGAGGTCGAGATCGCTCATTCCCGGCCCGGCGGTGACAGGACGCCCGTTGTCCTCGCCGACGACGTCGAACCACACCGGTGCCGACATCGCCGAGATTTCGCCGAAGCCGTACCGGAACTCCAACGCTTTGGCCCGGCGCTCCAGGAAGCGGGCGGCGTTGAACCGCCACTCCCGGCCCATGTCCGCGACCCGTACCCGCTCACGGGGCGGCTTCGGCAGCCAGATCTCGCCCTGGTTGAAGTACCGGTAGGTAGCGACGCACACTCGCGTGAAGTCGTCCCTGTCGAGGTCGCTCACTGGGAGGCCGGATTCGCGTCGGCGGGCTGCGCGGCCGGCGGCCAACCCATGTCGTCGTCGGTGTCGTTCACGGCCCCGGTGGGCTCGTCGACCACGGTGCTGTCGATAGTCCGCCCGTCGTCCAGGGTGGCCACACCGCCGAGGTCGATGACGGCCCCGTCCAGCAACTCGGCCCGGCGCAACTCCGAAGACTTCGGCGCGTACTTCTGCACCTGCCGCAAAGGCGTCTTGCCCCACATTTCGAGGAAGTTGCTGTCCCACACGTTGCCGTGTTTCTTCCGAAGCTCCTCGGCCTTCCAGCGGGGTGTGATGCTCACCTTGGTCCGGCCGCCGCCGCGCAGGGTGGCGTACGCGTACGCGAACAGCGGGGCGCCCCGCTCCTCCGGCGGCAGCAGCAGCTTCGGTCGGTGGAAGAACCGGCCGCCGTCGCCGAGGGTGTACTCCCACTCGTCGGCCTCGTACACCATCTCGGCTTCGACCTGCTCCACCTGGCCCGACCGGTACATGAGCTGGATGTAGCCCTGGTAGCCGATGATCAGTTGGCACTCCAGGACGTTGCCCCTGCGGCGGTTCTTGAAGGTGGACAGCGACGCCTGCTCGGTGCACGGCGCCAGACCCAGCCGGGCGCACTCCATCAGCGCACCAAGCAGGCTCGGTCGGGTCGCCTCGATCAGCTTGTCGTTCTTGCGCATTCCGGTCAGGGCGATCCGGGCGAACATGTCCCACGGCAGCGCCGACGGCAACAGCTTCCGGAACTCGGACTCCATGGAGGCGATCAGGTCCCCGGCCGGGTCCGGCTTCCGGGTCGCCACCGTGGCGGCACCGTTCGGGGCCGGGGAGGTGGGGGCGTCGGGAATGGCGTCGCGCAACTGCGCGGTACGAGTGATCGTCATGAGGTGAACTCCTTTGCAACGAGCAGGCGGCGCGTCGGCTCGACCTGCCGCTTGATCAGGTATTTGGCGTAGATGGCGGGGTTCTCCTCGGCAAACAGGGCCTCGTTGAACTCCTCCACCTCCCCGCCCTTTGACTTTGAAAAGGTGGCGATCTTCCGTTCGCCGACGAACCCGTAGTTCGGTGAACCGGCGGCCAGGAACGCGGCCCGCAAGTGGTTGCCCGCTTCCTGCTTGCGTGCTTGCGCGGCCTGCTCGTCCCGGTGGGCGTTGCCGTAGATCTGCGCCCACCCGACGACGTTCGGGTCCAACTCGCCCTTGGACTTCGGCACCGGGTTGTGCTGCGCCGCGAGCGCGTCAGCCGTCGACTCCAAGCCGTCCGGCTCCGGAACCACCCCGGCGAGCACGTGCCGCTGCCAGAACGCGTCGCAGTGCGCCCGGAGCTTCGCGGCCAACACCTCGTCGTACTCGATGAGGTATTCCCGGTAGTCCCGACCGTCGAGGAGCACAGCGAGGTAGCCGGTCCGGAGCCCGTACACGTCGAGGTACCAGGTGATTTGGCAGACGTACGGCAACGGAACTTCGTCGGTCAGCTCGTCGCCCCACTCATCGGTGTTCGCCCGCCCGGTCTTCACCTCAACCAGCGCCAGGGGATCCCCACCGGGGCACTCGGCGGCCAGCCCGTCGATCGTGGCGAGCTGCCACGGCCGTTCCGGGTGGCGAACCAGGCCGGGGCCCTCGGCGACGTGGAACTCCGGGTGCTCGTCGGCGAACTTCTGCCGCACCGCCGATTCCAGGCGGCGGCCCCACTCCATGGCGGCGTTGTCCTCGTCGGGGAGCAGGTTGTGCTTGCTGTAGTAGACCTTGACCGGCCCGTCGTACTTCGAGACGCCGAGGATCGCGGCGACGTCGGAGCCGCCGATGCCGTGGCGGCGAGCAGCCAACCACTGGTCGATCGGGGCGTCGGCGGGGAGCACCGGGACGGGCCGGGCGAGGGTCTGCGTCACTGGTCGTCCCTGAGCTTCAGGAACCGGGCGTACACGCCGACCCGGATGGGGCTGCCCTGCACGCGGGGCTGCGACCGGCTACACACCTCGAACTCACCGGCCGGGGCAAACGGTCCGGCCCCCTTTTTGATGTACGCGACCAGGCCGCTGGCCTCGGTCGAGTCGCCCTCGTGGATGCATGCCCACCGGTTCGGGTTGGCGCGCAACTCGGCGGCGATCGGAGCCCACCGGGCTTCCTTGGTCTGAGCGGCCGAGGGCGGGTCTTCCCAGCGGAGGACCGTGGTGGGTGTGGGGGTGCTCATTGGTCGTCCAATCGCACGTACTGGGCGTCCTCGTCGAGGAACCGCTTCCGGCATGCCTCGTTGCCGCAGTCCTCGTACGGGCTGCCTACGGGGTGCACGCCGCCGACACACCAGATGAGGCGCTGGTCGGCTTCGCGGAGCGCGTCGACCAGGTCCATCACCGGGGCGGCCACGGGCGCGTTCACGCCTGCACCTCGCCGGTCGGCCTGGTCATGTGCAGCAGCACAGCCCACCGGTTCAGCCACTCAACGCGGGCGACGGTCCACGTCACGGCCGCGCCCATGTATCCGCAGGTCAGCGGGATTTCGTCGCCGACGGCAGGGATGACCAGTGCGTTGTCCCAGGTCGTGCGGACGTTGTCGGGAGTCAGGGTGTTGTGCTGGAAGTAGATTCGCGCCGGGTCGGCCTTGTACTTCTTCCAGAAGTTCTCCAACCGGACGTACGTGGTGTGCCGGGAACCGCGCACCGCCACGGTGTCGAGCCGGTTGGGACCGGTGCAGCTCCTGACGGTGACCTCGGCCCCGCCCTTGATCCGCCGGTACCGGGCCGGCTCCGGGATCTCGTAGCTCACGCCGGCCGCCCAGCCGAATCCAGTGCGTGGATCTCCAGTTCGGTGCCGTCGCCGACGTCCCACCCGATCGGGTGCCGGCCGGCGGCGAAGTAGCCCGCCACGGCGTCACCGAGCGCGTCGTGGTCCTGGAGGTAGCAGCCGGTGGTCTCGGCCATCCACTTGTGGTTGATCTTCTTGTGGCGCAGGCCGTGCTGAATCGGCTCGTTGTCGCCGTTGTCATAGGCGTTTTCCAGCGCGGCGCGGCCGTCGGTCCCCGGAAGGCACTCCAGCCACTTCCGGCACTCGTCGGTGACGCCGGGGCACTCCACGGTGTACTCGAAGTAGTCCCGTTCCTGGGGGTCCCGCTCGTCGGGGGTGACCACGAGGAAGTGTGTTCGCGGTGTGGTCATACGTGCTCCCTCCGCTCGTCGTTGATTGCATCTACCAATTTACAGGAGATAAAGATCAAGAGCCAGATTATCTATCAAGTCTGTTCAAGATCTTTCCCCAGGTCACGGCAGAGAACGACGCCCCGACCGCCCCGAATACCAAGGCAGCGCCAACCCATCACCCGCAGCACGCGGCACCACGTGCACATGCAGGTGGAACACACTCTGCGTCGCCTCACGACCCGCGTTCGCGATCAGATTGCTCGGATGCGGGGCGATCTCCGCCGCCCGGCCCATCACCACGGCGGTCACCGACGGATCAGTGGTGTGATCCCGAACGTGCACCGTCGGAATCACCAACAGATGCCCGGCGACCACAGGCCCGTGCGGCACGATCGCCAACGCGTCCGGCCACCGGTGGACAACCGTGGCCGGCTCGGTGCCGGCAACGATCGCGCAGAACACGCACTCGTCAGGCACGGCCACCACCTGCCAGCAGCTCCGGCAGGTCCGCGTGTAGCACATCCGCGAACCCGGCCAACAACGTGACCTTGATGTCGCCCTGGCGGCCCGTCTCGATGTTCGCCACCGACGACCGGCACACCCCAACCCGAGCGGCGAGCTGCGCCTGCGTCAGGTCACGCCCCTTCCGGAGCCGGCGCACGTTGGCGCCAATCGTCACAAGCAGGTCAGCGTCAGCCACGGCGGTCCCTCTGCCTCGGAATGTGGTGGTGGAGACGCGGCAGCACCACCGTCGCGTCAACCTGGTCGGTGATCCGGGGGAGCAGCACCGTCGCCGCCTCGGCCCGCTGGGCGGGGACCGGCGCGGCCGTGGCCACCCTGCGGCGAAACCACGGGGCGCGGTGCCGTGGCCGGGGCCACCGGCGGGCAACCCGGACCAGCAACCGGATTGCGAACCACAGCAGCACCGCCAGGCCAAACCACACACCGGCCCACCCGCCGGCCACCGCCAGGCGGCCCCCGGCCAGCACCTCACCGAGTACGGCGTCCACGGCGCTCACCGGCGCCCCGCCCGGTCGCGCAGCTCGGTCAGGTCCAGCGTCCGGTTGGGCTCGTCCACCGTCCCGGTCCGGTGCCGCCGCCGGCGGCGGCTACGGGCACGCGGCGGGGGCGGGATCTCCACCGTCGCCTCCAGGTCGTGTGCCTCAGCCGGGCGGCGGCGGGCAACGAGGACCCCGAGCCCCACCAGCAACAGCGCCACGACCGTGCACCCGACGAAGAACAGGAACCAGTCCCACGGGGTGGGGAACACCACCACGATCGGCTCCACCGAACCGGTGATCACGCCGCCAGCCCCTCATCGACTCGAACCGCGCGCATCGGACCGGTGTGATCCGGGTCAGCAGCCCACCGAGACAGATCCCGCCGCCACGCGTCGATTTCCTCGTCCGTCCGCAGCGGCGGCGGCACCGACACGGCCTCCAACACCACCGGCGGCGGACGCATCAGCGACCCGGCCGGGGCCGGCACCGACGCGAACGTCCACACCGGGTGCTCCACCGGTTGCTCTGCCGGCTGCCGGTGCAGGGCACGCGGAGCCGCCTGCGGGCGCATCGGCAACACCAGCCGGACCAAGTCGGCGAACCGCTCCCGGAGAGTCAGCCGCCGAGCGTGCCGCGCCACGTCGTTGCCGGACCGGACACGCCACGCGGTCGTCGAGCTTTCCGCCGCCCACTGGTCGGCCAGCTCCCGGGCCGGCTTCAATACCGGCCCGAACCTGTCGTCGTCCTCCCGGTGAGCCCGCCGATACTCCTTGGCCTGGTCGATGGTGGCCCAGACCGCGAACCCGATCACCGCGAACAAGAACGCGAACACCACACCGGTAGCCCAAGCGTCACCCGCCGGTGGCGCCGCGAACGCCCTCACTTGTTGCCCCCGCGGCGTGACGTGCGGACCGCGACGACAACCAGCACCAGCACCACGACCAGGACCACGGCCGTGCACACACCGAACCCGGTGGACGCCCACCAATCGGTGCTCTGCTCCCACTCCACGGTGTTCGGGTCGCCGAGGATCACAGCGTCATCTCCACCGGGAGCCCGGGGATCTCCGGGTGGCGGCGCGGCACCGAGTTCACCGGCCACGTGTTCCGTGCCCGCCACGGCTCGATCGGGTTGATCCATTCGGCGGGCGGGTCGTCAAGGTTGACCAGGACCGGCATCACCCGGCGACGGGGTTGCGCCGGCCATTCACGCGAGTTCAGAGACACGGGGGTTCCCTTCCGGGGAGGTGCGGGCGCGCGGGATGTCCACGCGCGCCCGGTAGGGGTCGTTGCAAAAGAGGGGGTGGGCGGCGTCGTGCCGGTGCTGGGCCTCGTGCACGTTGGCCAACTGCCGCTCGGCACGCCGGAGCTGAAGTTCAAGCGGCGCGGTCGCGGCCTTCACCGCGGCGGCGACCGTCATGGCGTCGGCGCGCACCACCGACAGCCGCCCGAAGACGAACGCGACTCCGGCGGTGAAGACCAGCACCGGCAGGGTCGCGAGGACCACGACCAGGACCACGCGGCCCGTCACCGGGCACCTGCTGCGGCCATGGCCCGGCTGCGCGGAGCCGACCGGTTCGGGTGGGTGCCCTTGCCACAAGCGCACGGCTCGTGCCGGTCAGGCTTGGCGGCCTCCGGCCTGTTCTGGCTGCGGAGGATGTCCAGGGTGTGCAAGGTATCCAAGGTGTGCACCGGCACGACACCGTCGCACCGGTCGCACAACCCGAGGAGACAGAGGAGGCAGACCCACGCGTCGGTCGGGCACATCAGCCGAGCACCGCCCACAGCAGGGCCACCAAAGCGGCGACGAGCATCACGATGGGCTGCACACACCCGGCGCCCCGGGACTTCTCCGACGGCGTCTCCGGGCGCATCATCGGAGCACCACCGGGAGGGAGGCGAGGGCGACCGCAGCGAGGCAGAGCAGGATGGTCAGGGCGAACCAGACCGGCCCCTTGCCGACCTCATGCCACCACGACGGCTCGGTGGTCCCGTGCGCGTCGGACGGCGCCTCGGCCGTGATCGGCTCAACCGGAGCCTTCGTGCCGCCGACCGGGGCCCGCAGCGCCCGGAGCTTCGTGTACGCCGGGCTCATGCCGACACCTCGCCGTGTAGCGCAGCCCGCAACCGCGAACCGATCCACTCGCCAACCTGCGGCGAAACGGCGTTCCCGAACCCGTCCGTTTGGTCCCGAGCGGAACCCCACACCGTGAAGCTGCCCTGGTAGCCGGGGAAGTCGACATCGAACCCGCACCCGCGACCGATCTCGTGCGGGCCAAGCATGCGGAAATAGCAGTCCTCCAACGCCAGGCCAGCAAGCGCGGCCCGCCATGCGGCGGTCACGTTCGAGGGGGACTGGTTCTGCTCGTACCAGCCGGAGAACAACACCGCCTGGCTGGCGGCCGACGCGACGACCGTTCCGAGCGGATCATTGACCGGGTGGGCGCGGTACTGTGCCTCATCTAGCGCACCGTTGTTCTTGATGGTCCCGGCCGCAGTCAGTAGACCGGGGACCTGCTCGGACGTCACGGTCGGCATCGGCTCGGCGCCCACGGTCGGCACGGTGTGCTTGCGGAACGGCACGATCCCTGCGGACAGCAGGCCGAGGGTTTCCGAGCCCGCCTGCGTCGGCAGCGGCTCATCCATACCGCGCGGGATGCCCTGGTAGTTGTTGACCGCGGCGAGCAGCACCGCCTTCTCGTGGGTCGAGGTCACCGTGTCCATCGGCCGACTGAGGTGCTGGCCGTCCCCGTTGTGCCGGTGGGCGGCGAACACCTGGCCCGTGAGCGCGACCGGCGGCGCGAGTAGGCCGGTCGTGGCGGTCGCGGTCTGCGTCCACAGCGGCTGGCCCAGGTCGCGGGTCCGGCACTCAGACCCGGGGCGCTCGAACGTGTTCCCGGCGGCGACCATAATCGCGCCGGTGGACAGCAGCGCGGTCTCCTGCTGGCTGGTCTGGGTGGACATCGGCTGCCACGGGTGCCGCTCCGCACCACGCACCGCCTTGGCGGGCATGAGGATCGCGGGAAACTCCGCAAACCGCTGCCGGCAACGCTCGGCACGGGCCAGCGTTGCAGCCGCGAGCGGCCCCGTCGTGCCATCCCTGTGCTTCTTGACCGGCTTGTCGCCGATGCGAGTGCCGAGGTTGCTGAGATCAAGCGCGTCGAGCGAAGGGCTCATCGGCGGGACGACCTCGCCGCGGCAGCGTGGGCACCGATAGTTGTACTGCTGGCCGTAGCGCACCAACCCGGTGGGCGGGATGCCGGTCTTCCATGACCACACCGCGGGGACGATCTCGCTGCACCGGCCACACCACGACGCCGGTCGGTGCTCCAGGTCGGGAGCGGGCAGGTTCTTCTTCCAGAACGCGCCGTAGTACCGGTCCCGCGACTGCGACACCCCGAAGAACTGGGAGTTCAGGTACAGCGCCTGGTGCCGGTAGTCCAGGTTCTCGAACTGCTTGAGCCACCACCGGTACGTCGATCCGTCGCCGATCTTCGGCCGCCCGGGGATGGCGGGCCCCCACGATGTCAGCTCGGTCGTGCACTCGACGAGGATCATGCGTGGGTGGTGCTGGGCGGCGTAGTGCAGCACGCAGTTCGCGGTCGCCCGGTCCCGTTCGCTGCGCGTCACCCGCGCGTCGAAGTCCGGGTCATCCAGGTCGAACAGGCTCATCCGCTGCGCGTACGCCTTCTGCGTGTTCGCGCCTGAGTGATTGGTACAACTCACGCCGGCCACGAGGATGTCTGCGGCCGGGAGGTCGCGGGCCGAGTGGTAGTCGGACGACTCGCGGTCGACCAGGTCGGCGATCCAGTGCTCGGCGTGCGGGTGGTTGGCCTCGTGGACCTTGACCTTGTAGGCGTTGTGGTTCGCCGCCATGATCGTCGTGAATCCGGCCGCCTCGATGCCACGGGTCAGGCCGCCGAACCCGGAGAACAGGTCGACCGCCACCAGGTCATCGTGGGCAAACCGGCGACGGCGAGCGGCGGGCCGGTGCTCTGCGACGCGCCGAGTGTCCCGACGCTTCGTGGTGGACATCAGGCGGCCTCGCGCAGCAGGGTTGCCTCACGGCCGGCGTACGCCCGCCGGTGCTCGAACGCCTCCGGGCATCCGGTGATGCCGCACTCCGGGCACGGCACCGACGGGCAGATGATGCAGTCGGCCTGCGCAACGGGGTGGACTCCGCGGTGAACCTGCGGGTCGGCGGCCAGGTCAACGACCAGGCCGGTGTGCTGTACGGTGTCGGTCAATCGGACCAGCTCCCTCGTGGTGGTGGTCTGGAGCCCTCGGCGGGTCAGGACCGCCTGCGGGCACGGGTAAGGGGGCGGGCGCCTGGCAGGGCGCCCGCCCTTTCGTCACTTCGGGGTGGGGATGTTCTGCGGGGTCCACCCGCCGGGAGGGGCCTGGAGCTTGGTGGGCTTCGACCCCTTGCGGAAGTGGTTCCACGCGCTGATCACGTACGGCCAGGCGTCGTCGCCGGGCATGTTCCGTTTGCCGGCCTGCCCGGCCCGGAGCCGCTGGTAAAGCACCTGTGCCGGGTCGAATTCGGACAAGTTGATGTTCTTGATGAGCTGGTCGACGAAGAACACCTCGGCGTACGCGGTCGCGGTGCCGCCGTCCAACTGGGAACACAGGTGGTACGCCGCGCCGATCACCGCCGGCACGATCGGGACCTTCCGGTTCATCGCCAGGCTGGCGACGTCCACCGCCCGACCCAAGGAGGGGTTGGCGTCGATGTACTCGTTGATCTCGGAGTCGGTGATCGCGTTCGCTCCACCGGCCCTGAACAACCCCCGCTGCACCCGCAAGACCCGGGTGGCGATCGCGACCAGGGTGTTCGCGTTGGCCTCGTCGCGGCTGTCGGCGATCGACCGTTTCGCACCCCGGTCGATGGTCTTCTTGGCCTTCGGGATGATGCCCCGGATGATCGTGTACAGGGCCGGCCGGCCGGTCTGCTTGATCGCCGTCAGCCGGTGTTGCCCGTTGCCCAGCACCTCGTTCGGAAGCAGTTCGTCGAGGGAGAGGCGGTCCAGCGTCGACCAGGCCGGGGTTCCGTCGTCCTCGGGCATGTAGAAGAAACCGATGCTGGAGTCGTTGAACAGCCAGTGGCCGGCGTTCATGTCCCGCTCGTACGTTTCGATCCGGCCCGGCTTGAACTTCCGGTTCCAGTCGTTGTGGTCGGCCAACCACTTGTCGGCGTGCGCGGGGGTAACGATGAGCAGCCCGACCTTCGGCATGACCAACTGGCCGGGGGCGACGGCTTGGATGTCCGCCTGGGTGAGTGTCACGTAGACTCCTACTCGGATTTCGTTGCAGGACGGTCGGCCCGGCTGGGCTCGACCGGGGAGTGGGTCACACCGGTGACGGGTGTGGCCCGCTCTGCGTTTCGGGGTGTTCCGGTCGGCTGGGGTGCCGGCAGTCCCCCTCGGTCTGCCGGCACCCCAACGGGCTCCCCAGGTGCGAAGTCGGTGATCACGCGGCGGCCTGTCGGGGCTCGGCCGGTTCGGCAATGGCGGTCGGCGCGTTGAGCGCCCGGACCTCGGCGCCGGGTTCCGCGTTGTAGGTGTCGCTGTCGGCGCCGATGAGGGACCGGAGCCGGTCCATGACGGCGGTCGACAGCGGCGGGGCGCCGGTGACAGCGGCCTGCACGTACCAGTCCTGGGTGCGCTTGTCAGTGGCCATTGGGGGCCTCGTCGGTGACGGGTTCGCAGGTGTCGGCGAGTGGCCAGCCGATCCAGGTGGCGAAGCCCTGGCAGATGAGGCGGCCGGTGGGGCTGCTGGTGCCGGCGAGCATGCGGTAGAAGGTCGAGCGGGAGAGGCCCATGGCCGTCCAGACCGCTGCGTCGTTGGCGAGCCCGTGTTTGGTCTTGGCGTGTTCGACTGCGGCCCGGGTGAGCCGGTAGCGCCCGGTGGTGTCGGCGATGACCCCTGGCGCTGCGATCAGGGTGTCAGTCATGACACCCATCATGCAGGGTGTCAGTGCTGATACGCAAGCCCCGACACGCCGAGATTTGAAAGTGAGGCTTATCTATGTATAGTGACTACGGTCTGTCCTGATTAGCTCGCAGAAGGTGGTATTCATGTACCGTGACACGGGGGTGTCAGGACTGACACGTGTCAAAGATGACACCCCAGGGATGCCCGAATGGCCCTATCCTCACCGCATGCCGATCGACCCATCAGCCGCAACCGCGCTCGCTGATGCCATCAAAACCGCACGAAAACGCCACAAATGGACACAGGAAGTCCTCGTGGAGAAGGTCGGCGCAGACGTCGTAAGCCTGCCCACCATCAAACGCTGGGAAAACGGCAAAATCGGCAGCCCTGAGGCAGACAAACTCCGCGCCGTCTTTCGCGTGCTCGGCCTCAGCGTCCTCGAAATCCCCGTACTCCTCGGCCTCGTCACCCGCGAGGAGATGGACCTACCCCCCGAGCCCGTACGGCAGTTCACCGCCCAAACGGAAGAACTCATCGCACTCGTCGAACAAGGGGACATGTCCGACGAGGAGATCGGGGCCTTGGTCGAACTCCTCCGGAAGCGCACGGCGAAGCCGTCGGCGAAGAAGGCCAACCCCGCCACGAAGCCAGCACCACGGCGGCAAGCCGGCTAA